TTCTTACAGACTAGACCAACACCGTTAGGGTTTGGTTCCATGTAAGCAATAATTGCTTCGTACTCAGTACCACACTCGGCAAGGTGCTTTGTGTATTCTGCCGGTTGTTCTTTCCAACCGTTCATGATTCCTAGATTCTTCATTTTGTTTCCTTTCGTTGATTTCTTATATTATTATTATCGTATAGGGGTGTGACACATTAGGTCACTGACACGTACTTTCCGACGATTTTTTTCCACTTTTTCATCACATAATCGTACTGCCCCTGACATTCCATGCCACCCATAGATGAGCCGGTTGAGCCAACCCAGCTACAGATTGCCCACTTGCCTAGTCGATTGCATCGCACTAGGTGACGTGTGCCGGTTGCGGTTTCCTTGGTCATTCTGATTTCGTATGCTACGTAACTCATAATTCTCAAATTTTTCCCTAAAAAAACGTGTTTATTTTCCTGCTCTCTGCCGCCCTCAAGCCGCTTGCTTCACCTGAGACTGTGAAGGCGAAGCAAGCGCCTCGTCCTACCTGAAGCTTGGCGATGGGGATGCTAGTCCCACTCCCGCACGGCGTGGAAATCCCACTCCGCGCCATAGAGATCGACAGGGTCGTCATAGTCATCCCAGTCATGACCCTGATCACAGGCGTTGTGATACGCCTGCTCATCGCGTGATACCTCACGCTGCTCGGCGATCTCGTTCACACGGGCGCAGTCGCGCAGTTCGGCGTTGAATAGTGAATCCGTCATAAATGTCCTCCTCAAGCGGCTTAGTTATCGTGATACGGGCGAACGATAACTAAGCCGCTCGTCTTACCTTACCTATGTCAATAGCACAATTTGCTCGGTGTGTATGTAGCTGTCTCGCCCGTGCGCTCGGCGTGGGCGTGGGTGTCTCGTCTGTGTGTGGCGCTGCCTACTACCTCAGCCCTACCATGTAGTCTATGGTTATCTTCACATTGTCAAGGGGGTAGTTGGCAATATTGTAATCAGCATCGACCACAAGCACGGGACTGCTGTTTACGTCTGGGTTATCCAGCACGAACTCGGCAGCTGCATCCAATGGACTGCCTGCCTCTACCCATCCGCTGACAGTACGGGCTTGCACTATATGCTCGCCCTGTGTCTTGTCTGCTGGTAATACGTTGGCTTGAACTTTATACTTCATCATTATTCCTCCGAGTAAGTCCCGTCATAGGGGTTGTCCTCGTAAGGCTCGGCTCCCCATCCAAACATCCAATCGTCACCACCCTGAACAGGGTGATTGTCCTGCTCTTGCGGTTCGTAACCGCCGTTGATGATGGACTCTTGGAAGTTGTCGAAGTTGTCAGATAGATAGCTCATTTTATTTTCTCCAGTTAAAAAGTAGTTAAGGCGCCATTGTTATAGTGTCAGGCTTGCGGCTTATAAGCCGCGCAGCCCGTGCATGTCGTGCAACACATCCCAATCCGATTGGGACTGATTCCATTCCTCTAGGGTCATTCCGAACTGTTCCCAAACCTTGAACGGCTTTGCCGATTCAGCGCGTCGGTGTTCTTCGCGCATTTCGTAGATTTCGGCGGCAGTGGTATCTTCAGCGAATTGATTAGTAGTGAACTTGTTCATTTTGTTTTCTCCAAAAACGTTTAATTGTTATATGTATATTATTGGCTAGGGGTGTGACACATCTGGTCAATCGGGATAAGATTATCCGAAAATAATCTCATTTAGTGAGCTTTTCTTTGCCCACAATGCTTTTAGCTGAGCATAAACGAAATCCCTATCCTTCCATCCTTGACCGCCTATTGCCATATTAGCGGATTCATCCGCATCAAATGCATAAAATTCTTCAATCTTCTTTTCAATCATTCGGTTAACTTTGAACAATTCTAGTTTAGCTTCGTTACGTGTCATTTTGTTTTCCTTTTAATAACGTTGTCTCTTATGCCTTCTATTATACATAATCGGCTAGAAATGTCAAGTACATTAGTAAAAAAACTTTATTTTGTGACATTCATTTGAGCCTATAAAAATAGGCATTTGAGAACGTTTTTAGTTTATTTTGTTTTTCTTTCGATTTTGTTTTTCTGCCCATACCATAGAATAGACAAACCCAATAAAGATAGTAGCGGCGATTATTACCATGTCTTCAGGAGTATGCATTGCGTTTTCCTTATGTGTTGTTTAGTTGTTTAGTGAACTATTAAAACATAACACCTATATTCAGCCATGCCGGATAATTCTAGAAAATACATAAAATAATTGCTAATAATATACTATTGAGACTATGTCTCATTATGGCCACGGGTACTAATTTGTTTAAGACGCATAGTAGTCTTTTTTTTCTTTTTTTGGGGGGTGGTTCATTCACAGTACAGCCCTTGCAAAGCAAAAGTATTAGCTAAACCTTACTGCTAAGGCCTATCACTTAGCCAATCCATCAACAGCTTACTCAGAAACGGCCCGAAGAATATAATAAAAAGGATCAGAACGATCCAAAAGAAATCAAACCAATCGATCATATCTGGGCGATGCACCTCGCCCCAACGATCTCTTACTTTGTTGTCCTCTGTTTTTGGAGGCTCATACGGGTTACGCATCTAGCGCCCGTCTATTTCCCGCCTTTTGCATTGCCGTCTCGGGATGTATACCCTTTTTAAGCCGATTATAAAATGCGGCATATGATACTTCACATCTCTCGTCGTCCACCCACTCGGATATGTTCTTCTCCTCGCCGAATGCCTCTATCTTGACATTGGACTTCATATTATTCGCATTTTCTTTGGGAGTGAGCTCTCTGAGGTTATCTCGGGTATTATTAAGACGATCTTTGTCGATATGGTCAACAAACACATACGGATTGGTAGTTCCGAGAACCATCCTGTGCATAGACCTGTGGCTTCCTTTTATTTTACTAACCGCATACCCATTCTTGTTCATATGCCAGCTATGCGCACTGAGGTATGGATAATCTTCTGGACTAACTTTAGCAGCCTTACCAGCTCCTCTTATGCCACTTAAAGGTATTTCTACATACCTCTCTTCTTCTCTCTTAGACATTTTCCACTTCCCTTAGTCTTTTTTATGTTTTGCTTGTATCTTGACTTACGTACTTGGTCTATTGTGACCCTATCCTTCTCGCCGATGCTGTATCTTATCCTTGTAAGCTCGTCAGCCATCATGCTATCTGAATAAATTCCAGACATCTTCTTAATGAAGTCGTGTTCGTTGTCACTTAGTTTCCGTACCATATTTTCTGCTCCAAGTGTATAATACATTAGCCATAGCGTTTTATACAACAATAAGGTAATACAATGAAGAAGATAGAAACTAGATTGACCGCTAAAGCGAGCCTTGATCTAGAGAGGCAGGTAGAAGAAGAATTAAATGTACCTGACCCTGAAGAAGAAAAGGCAGAAGCTTTATTCAAAGATGAAGATACCGAAGGGAATGACGGAGCAACAAGTTCTTGAAATAATCGAGAGAGTTGCCTCTAGATACGCCCACAAGTTCAGATTCGGCTACTATACTGCCGAAGACATCAAGCAAGAAGCTATAATCATCGGAATGGAAGCTTTGAAAAGATATGACGAAGCTCGCCCATTAGAAAACTTTTTAGCCGTACATATAAAAAATAGGCTTAACAACTTTAAGCGCGATAAATATTACCGGCAAACTAAAAAAGAAAACGATGAACGCACACAAATGCTTAACAATAGCAAGAAGTTCCTAATGGAGCCTCTTGATATTGATTATATTCGTGACGAAGAAGAAGATAACATGAAAGTCTTCTTTGACGAAGTTGATCTCATTACTGTAAGCGAGATGCTTGAACTCATCGACGAAGAATTAGATATATCTCTACGTGCAGATTATCTAAGAATAAGAGATGATGTGTATGTACCCAAACAAAAGCGGGAAGAAATCTTCGCCCGCATAAAAGATATTCTCAAAGAAGGAGGATATGACTATGAAGAAGGGTAGATTTTCTAAATCCGAGCAGGCATTTATAAAAGAAAACTTTGAAAAGCTCTCAGTACAACAAATAGCCACTGAGTTAGATAGAGATCCTGACAGTATAGGTTCTTATATTATAAAAACTCATGGTGCTATATCTGACAAAGACATATATGATCTCAAGAAGCGCCCGTTTTGGAGAGATCTAACACAACAATTCTCTGAAGAAGAGCTTGAGACTGTTATTTATCACTGGCAGAGAATTATCAGTCAATTCCGTGATGACGTTCTACCAACGGAAGAATTACAAGTTCTTGACGCCGTGAAGCTTGAAGTACTCATGAATCGCGCTCTCAAACAACAGCAGATAAATATGAACGATATCTCAATGTATGAGCAGATGATTACTGACGAAAAAGGAAAACCCATTGAAGATCAGGACAGAGACTACCTGTTTAACCTAGAAAGACAGATAGCAGTCGCTAGAGCCGCGTTTGACAGCCTGTCGCGCGATTACAGAGACTTACAAACCAAAAAGGGCTCAATGCTCAAGGATTTAAAAGCCACCAGAGAACAGCGTATAAAACGCCTAGAGGATTCCAAGCAAACGTTCATTGGATGGGTAAGAAACCTTATGTCTAATAGCGAGGTTCGGCAAGAACTCGGCATGAAGATGGAAAAAATGCGGATGGCTATGGCTAATGAAAAAGCTAGAATGTCAGAATACCATACATACGAAGACAATATGGTAGACCAACCTTTTTTAACACCGGATACTGTTAAGGACAACGATTAATGAAAACCGCTCTCATATATGGAGCCACAGGACAAGACGGTTCCTACTTATGTGAATTCCTATTAGAGAAAGACTATAAGGTTATAGCTGTCTCTCGTAGAACCTCATTTGATAACACAACCCGACTGAATCACTTACTATTGTACAACCAAAGCCTCATATTGGAGCGTGGTGATGTAACTGATTCCGGCAGCATCTATAGGCTTTTGAACAAGTATAAGCCCCAAGAAGTGTATAATCTTGCAGCACAGTCACAAGTTTGGACTTCCTTTGAGCAACCTCAGTTGACATGGGATGTAACGGCGAATGGCTGCATGAATATATTGGAAGTTATTAGGAACATGCCAGAAGCAGACAGGCCTAAGTTTTATCAGGCTTCTTCTTCTGAAATGTTTGGAGATTCATATAATGCATTCAACCGGCAAGACGAGGAGACGAGATTTAATCCGCAATCTCCATACGCTATTGCTAAGTTGTCTGCTCACCATTCAGTTGCCCTTTACCGCCAGTCTTATGGTTTATTTGCCTGTGGTGGCATTCTTTTTAACCATGAGTCAGAAAGAAGAGGCGAGCATTTCGTCTCTCGTAAAATAACAAGGTGGATTGGCGATTTTGTTTGGTGGTGTGAAAAACAAGGACTAGATCCAAGTCGCGCGCATTTTGATTTGGATTTTGAAGACGAAAACTATATCCATAGTAATCGTGAAGAGTTTCCTAAGTTAAAGCTGGGGAATCTCAAGGCAAAACGGGATTGGGGACATGCGGAAGATTATGTACGGGCCATGTGGCTTATGCTACAGCATGAAGAACCAGATGATTTTGTTATCGCTACAGGAGTGGCATACGAGATCACTCATTTTCTTAAAGAAGCATTTAGTTGCATTGGCTTAGATCAGTATCAGAAATTTATACGCATAGACTCGGATCTATTTCGCCCTTCGGAGGTTCCTTATTTGCGAGGGAGTGCAAATAAGGCGAAGACGCAGCTTGGCTGGATGCCAAGCATTTCGTTTGAAGAACTAGTAAGCAGAATGGTCGAGCATGACATCATACGAAGTCGTGGTGGATGTCTCCAAGGTAGTTCACCTAGCTAGGAGGCATGGAATACCATGCAGAAAATCTAAATACAGATCTTTCGAGGTTCAGGCTAATGACCCTGATGACGTTTGTTATCTGGTTGTAACCAAACTATGGTTTGAATTGACTAAAGAAGCATTTGTAAGCGCGCCGGAAAAGGTAGTCGAAAACTTACGTTCTAATGACGACCTATACGATAAATTCATGCAGAGAGTGAAGGTGGTAAAAATTAAAGAATCTTGATAAACAAGGCAGGACACGTAAAAGGCTTACCTATGAGAAACCAAAATGAAGAAAATACTTTTGTTCGGTGTCCTAAATATCATCGCATTAAGCACATTTATTTATTATACCCATAAGAAAATTACAGTGATTGAGTCTAACCAAGACAAAATCGCCAAGCGTATAGAAGAGCAAATTGCTGAAGACATGAGATGGAGAACATATTCCTCTCAATTCTTCCAAACTTTCTTTTCTTTTCAGCAAGAGCTACTTAAGCAAGTAATGCAAAGGAACACAGCCTCAGATGAAGAGGAACTATCAGGACCCCGTTTACAAACGGTGGAGACAAGAAGTCTACCGGAGAGACCGATTCAAATGCCAGATGCCGACAGCTAATGGCAAGTGCGGTTCTAATAGACAAGTACAAGCTCACCATATAAAGACTTGGGCAAATGCTAGTTATCTACGTTACGATGTAGATAACGGCATAACCCTTTGTCGTGATTGTCATGAAAGAGTGACAGGACACGAAAACCACTATGAACAAATATTTAGTGAGATTGTAAGAAAGAAGAAATGACCGGGTCTTACACGATTATACAAGACTCCAGAGAGAAGAACGGCTGGACCTTTGCTTCTTACGAGAAATGCAAAGAACTAAAAACAAGAACTTTATGTACAGGTGACTACACCGCTAGAGGTTTAGAAAAATATCTAGCGATAGAAAGAAAAGCTAGCACCGGAGAACTAAACTTAAATCTTGGCAAAAAGAGAAAAGCTTTTGAGGCCGAAATGAAAAGATTATCTAAGTTTAGATTTAAGTACATCATATGCGAGTTCTCAATTGAGGATTTAATGAAGTTTCCTGAGAATTCTGGCATACCTAAGAAACAGTGGCAATTCACACGCATGAATGGAAAGTTCATGCTTAAGAAGTTATACGAATACCAAGATCTATACGATATCCCTACCATATTTTGTGGGGATAGACTTGCCGCAGAGGAAAGAGCGATAAGGATATTCGACGAAGTTTCGGAGATGCTATTACGTGGATCAAACTAAAAGAATTGAAGAAGTAATCGAAGAAGCTTGGTTGAACATCGACGTTGATGAGACAAAGCTAATCAATCCTTTTTCTATAGACGCAGATGTTCCGTTTGAGACAAAACTAACTTGGCTTATGTCTCAACCAGAGTATTTTTCTTTTGTAGCCAAGGAGCTCTTAAATATAGAGATACTTCCACTACAGGCATTAATGCTTGAGGAAATGTGGAATCGGAAGTTTCCTATGTTAATAGCCTCTCGTGGTTTTGGTAAATCTTTTATACTTTCTCTCTACTCAATACTTCGCGCATTGCTAATGCCGGGTAGAAGAATAGTTGTTGTTGGTGCTGCCTTTAGACAATCTAAAGTTCTCTTTGAATACATGAGTACGATGTGGAGGAATGCCGCTCTACTCAGAGACATAGTTGGAACGACAGGAGGCCCAAGAAGTCAGGTAGATATGTGTCGTCTTACAATAGGCGAAAGCACAATCACATGTTTGCCGCTTGGCGATGGTAGCAAAATTCGTGGTCAAAGAGCTAATGATATTATTGCCGACGAGTTTGCATCTATACCTCGTGACATATTTGAAAATGTTGTTGCCGGTTTTGCTGCCGTTAGTGCTTCTCCTGTAGAAAACGTAAAGTTAGAAGCCGCCAAGAAGAAAGCCGCAGAGCTTGGTACTGACTTTACTGTAGAAGAAAAAAAGACTACTAAGACGAACCAAATCATATTGTCTGGTACTGCCTTTTATGACTTTAATCATTTTGCCGATTACTGGAAAAGATATAAAAGCATAATTGAAAGTAGGGGCGAAGAAAAGAAACTTAGAGAAGTATTCAAGGGCGAAGTACCTTCTGACTTTAACTGGAAAGACTATAGCGTAATTAGAGTTCCTTTTGAATTGTTACCTCATGGATTTATGGACGCTGGGCAAGTGGCGAGATCTAAGGCAACAGTTCACTCTGGTATTTACCAGATGGAATACGGAGCTTGCTTTACTACAGACAGTCAGGGATTTTTCAAAAGGTCTTTGATAGAAAGCTGTGTAGTATCTCCAGATAATGCCATAGATTTAAGAAGTGGTCAGGTCAACTTTCAGCCAATGATACGAGGCAATCCTCAAGCTAAGTATATATATGGTGTCGACCCAGCTTCCGAGGTTGACAACTTTAGCATTGTGGTTTTAGAGGTTCACGAAGACCACAGAAGAGTTGTGTATTGCTGGACAACAAACAGACAGCAGCACAAAGAAGAGCTAAAGGCAAAACTAGCAGACGAGGATGATTTCTATTCATACTGCGCTAGAAAAATTAGAGATCTTATGAGAACCTTCCCTTGTGAGCATATAGCTATGGATGCTCAGGGTGGAGGTATTGCTGTGATGGAAGCACTTCATGACAAAGACAAGATTAGAGAAAACGAAGTAGCTATCTGGCCGATTATCGAAGAAGGAAAAGAAAAAGACACAGACGGAAATCCCGGATCGCATATCCTAGAAATGTGCCAATTTGCAAAGTATGATTGGCTTGCAGAAGCTAATCATGGACTTAGGAAAGACTTTGAAGACAAAGCTTTGCTATTCCCATATTTTGACGCGGCGACCATAGGTCTAGCAATCTCTGACGACAAACTAAGAGGAAGAAAATACGATACTCTAGAAGATTGCGTGATGGAAATAGAAGAGTTGAAGAATGAGCTTTCTATGATAGTAGTCACGCAGACAAACTCTGGTCGTGAAAGATGGGACACTCCTGAAGTCAAACTTCCGGGCGGTAGAAAAAATAGAATTCGTAAAGACCGTTATTCATCTTTAATAATGGCAAACATGGCCGCTAGGAGTAGACAAAGGGCTCCAGCTCCAGTAAATTATGAGACATATGGCGGATTTGCCAACACAGAAAGTAAGTCGGATTCGGGTCCTGAATATATGGGCCCTGCTTGGTTTACCGAAGGAATGAAAGATGTTTATTAATTTGGTGTATAATCAATTAGATTAATTTATACATCATTCAAATTGCAATCTGATTGGGGCCAAAATGCCAGAAGACAACATCCCAGAACAACAAAAAGCAAACGGCTTCGTTACTTGGACAGACGAGCAGGGTATGCAAGATGCCCTTGATCAGACCTATGACAATGTAGACCATTATGATGGTGTGCAAAAAGCAGTTGCTTATAGCGGTGTATCTGGTCGTCGTTCTTTTATTGATATTGAGCCAAACAGATCTGTAAGGGTTGGCTTTGACCGTAGTGATTACAACAGATTTCGCCCTACGGAAACTGTACCAAAAGAGCAGAAGAATGCAATTCGTATGTGCATGGCTGCTTATGACAAGGTTGGTATCATCAGAAATGTTGTTGACCTTATGTCTGACTTTGCTTGTCAGGGCATTTCTATTGTCCACCCAAATAAAAGAATAGAGAAGTTTTACAACAAATGGTTCTCAAAAATAAATGGTAAAGAAAGAGCTGAAAGATTTCTAAACCTTTTTTACAGAACCGGAAATGTAGTAGTAAAAAGAAGAACTGCTAAATTAAGCAAACAAGCAGAGCAAGACCTAATGAAATCTGCCGGACAGGTAGATACAAAAATCCGTAGAAGAAAAGTAAACCAAAGAGAGATACCTTGGGGATATGACTTTCTAAACCCTCTATCTATAGAAGTAGAAGGCGGACAGTTAGCTAGATTTGTAGGAGAGCCTCGTCTCGTATTGAAGATATCAAAATCAATTACGAAGATGACACAAAATCGAAGATACTCTACTAGCTTAGTTTCTCAGTTGCCGCCAGATATATTAAAGGCCATAAACAACGGTGACAACACAGTACCTTTAGATCCTGAAAAAGTCTCTGTTCATTATTATAAAAAGGATGATTGGTTGGTTTGGGCGAATCCAATGATTTACTCAATCCTAGACGACATCATTATGCTAGAAAAAATGAAGCTAGCTGATGTCGCTGCTCTAGATGGCGCTATATCTAATGTCCGGCTTTGGAGTCTTGGTGATATAGATAACAAAATCTTGCCTACAAAAAATGCGATCAATAAGCTAAGAAATATTTTAGCTAGTAATGTTGGTGGCGGTACTATGGATTTGGTATGGGGTCCTGAACTAAGTTTTACAGAGTCAAGCACTCAAGTATATAGATTCTTAGGAAAAGAAAAGTACGAACCAGTCCTTACGAATATTTATGCTGGTCTTGGCATACCTCCTACTCTTACTGGGCTCGCTAGCAATGGTGGAGGCTTTACTAACAACTTTATTAGTTTGAAAACTCTTGTAGAAAGATTAGAGTACGGAAGATCAGCTCTTATTAATTGGATGAATGAAGAGCTTGAAGTCATACGAAAAGCCATGGGCTTTAGACTTCCTCCGCAAATTCATTTTGACCAAATGATACTTTCTGATGAGTCGGCAGAAAAAAATCTACTAATTCAACTCGCTGATAGAGACATTATTAGCGGCGAAACATTGCTCGAAAGATTTGGAGAGATTCCTTCAATCGAAAAAATAAGAATAAGAAGAGAAGTAAAAGACAGAGATGGAGATTCACTTACTCCTCCCAAGGCAAGTCCGTACCACAACCCTCAACACAAAGAAGATGTGGCAAAGCTTTCTATTAATAAAGACATTCTTGACAACGAAGAATATTTAGAAAGCATCGGACTTCCGCCGAAGGACGAGGAAGTAGAGGTTGATACCGAGAAAGAAGGTCAGCCACAAGAGAAGCAACAGCAAGAGAAAGAGTTTGATCCTGTAGGAAGGCCTGAAGATGGTCGTCCTAAAAATGCTAAAGATAAGCAGAAAAGAAAACAGAAGATTGTTAATCCTCGTTCTGGGCCTCCAACATCTAGCAATGATAAAAGGTCTGATATAAATTCTGTGGACTATATATCTGTCAATGACTTAGTTTGGGCTTCGGAAGCTCAGAAGAAGATATCTGAGATAATTAACCCAGCAGTCCTTGCATCATTAGACAAAAAGAACTTAAGAAGTCTTACAAAGAAAGAAGTCAAAGACTTAGAGAACTTGAAGTTCAATGTTCTTTGCGCGATGGATAGCGGGCAAGATGTTACCGCAGAGACCGTCAATCATGCACTTAAGTTTTCAAAACCAGACATGAATAGTTATAATTCAACCTTAGCTTCTTTGGTGGATGGCTTTGTAGAATCCAATTCTAGACAACCAACCATTGATGAATTTAGGAGCATTAGAGTTTCTGCATACGTGGCTACTAAAAACTAAACCCTCATTTTAAGCACGATTAAAAAAAAGAAGTGTATACTAAAATGAGGTGATACGATGAATATACCTATTTATAAAGATGAAATTGAAGCAGGGATCGCCGAGCAAGTAAAAGCCTCCGCTAGCATAGCTTTTCTTTCCCAGCTTAATGGCATTGAGCCAAACCAAATAGACCTTGATAATGCTAAGAAAATTGTCAAGGCTAGCGAGTTATTCGCACAGGCTGAAAGCAATCAAGATCAGATTGATCTTTATTATATTAATTCAGTCCTCGTTTCTACAGGTTGGAATAGAAACGACGACGTCTTTGAAAAAGAACAAACTTGGGCAGCTAGAAATACACCTGAAGACAAGCCCTTCAATCTTATGCACAATGAAAAAGAAATCATTGGGCACATTACTGGAAGCACCGTAATCGACAAGCAAGGCAAAGACCTTACTTTAGAAGAGATGTATCCAGAAGAGGACTTTGATATCGTAACAAGTGCTGTTATCTATAAAAGCTGGACAGATCCAGAAACTAGAGAACGCATTAACGAAATCATTTCTGAGATCGAGGCAGGAGAATGGTTTGTTTCCATGGAATGCTTGTTTAATGACTTTGATTATGCCGTGTCTCGTGAAGACGATCCCGGCTTCAATAAAGTTATTGCAAGAGATGAAGAATCCGCTTTTTTAACTAAACATCTTAGAGCGTATGGAGGAACTGGAGAATATAAAGGACACAAATTAGGAAGAATGTTAAGGAATATTTCTTTTTCTGGAAAGGGTCTTGTAAGAAAGCCTGCTAACCCTCGCAGCGTTATTCTAAATACAAAACCTTTTCTATCCACTGAAAAAGTTCAAGCTACTGTATATTTTACGGAGACTAATAATATGTCTGAAAATGTATTTGAAGCTCAGATCGAGGAGCTTAAGTCACAGCTATCTGAGGCTAAAGCTAATGAAGCTGCTCTAAGAGATGAGGTTTCTAAACAGAAAGACGAAGAAATTCGTGCTAAAGTAGAAGCTTTTGAAGCAACTATTGCCGAAAAAGAAGAAGCAATTACTGAAGCCGAAGCTAAGGTTCAAGAAACTGAAGCTAAGGTGCAAGAGTTGGAAACAACTTTAGCGGAAACCCAAGAGAAGCTCGACGAAGCTGTTGCTGCTGTGGAAGCACAGAAGGCAGAAGCTAAGTTAGCTGCTCGCAAAGCCGCTCTTATTGAAGTCGGTGTATCTGAAGAAGAAGTCGAAGAAACTTTGGCTACTTTTGAAGAAGCATCAGATGAAATGTTTGAGCAAATCCTAGCTTTCCGATCCGAAGCTGCTCCTACTGGTCAGAATCCAATGCCTAAAGCAAAGGTTGATGAGAAGGAAGAAGAAGATAAGATGAAAGCTAAGTCCAAGCCAGAAGAAAAACAAGCAAAAGCTAAACCACCTGAAGGTAAGCTGAAGCCTGTTAAAGCTGGCGAAGACGAAGAAGTTGCTGAAGAAGAAGTAGACGAAGCTGAAGCCGGTGAAGAAGTTCTTGAAAACTTCGAGGAAGAAGCAGAAGCTACTCTTGCAGATGCTGGTGATGATGCCATTGAAGAAATGAAATCTGTCGCTAGTGAATGGTTAGAAGAAAACGTTCTTCGCTCAACTTCCAACATTAAGTAATTGTTTCCAATAACTAAGGAGTAATTGAAATGGCTTTAAAAGCTGATAGAAATGAACTCGATGTAGATATCTCCTTCTTCTATGATGAAGATACAGCTACTCGTGGTGGTATCGTAGTTCTCGATACTGTTGGTTCTGGAGCTGCTATGGACCAGTCACAAGCTAAAGTTAAATACGCTGTCGTGACCGGAGCTAGCGTTCCAGTTGGTGTTCTTCTAAATGATGTCGTTAATATTGACCTCACTCGTCAACACATTAACTGGCACAAAGATGAAGTTCAAAAGGGTAACAAAGTTGCAATTCTTAAGAAGGGCACGATTGTTACTAATATGATTGACACATCTACTCATGGTAGCTCACCTACCGCTGGTCAAGTAGCTTATGCAAGCTCAGGTACTGCTGGATACTTCAGCAATTCCTATAGCCATGCTGCTGGTGACGATGAGTCGTTGGCTGTTGGTCGGTTTATGTCAACGGTAGATGAAGACGGTTATGCAAAAATCGAAATCAATCTGCCTAACCACGGTTAATTTTAGATTCCTATAAGGAGATAACTATAATGAGTATGACTCGCCCTGATGATAAGTTTATCGACCTTGTGAAACGCTCTGGTAGCGTTGACAGAGTCGAAGCGTTGGATGCGCAGCGCGAATTAGCCGTCGCCTTGGAGCAACCGCTCCGTAAAGGTGTTTTGGTTGGTGACGTTCTCGGCGGTATCTTTGAAAAGATGCCAATGGAACCCGGTGCTGCTGCTGAATTTCCACTAGATTTGCTTTCTCCCGGTACTGAGAGTGAGCATGTTGCCTACACTAATCCCGGCCACGGAAGAATTCCTGAACGTGCTGTCGAAGGTGATTACGTCATGGTTCCAACCTACACGGTTGCTTCCTCGATTGATTACCTACTTCGCTACGCTCGCGAAGCCCGTTGGGATGTTGTAGGTCGCGCAATGCAAGTTCTGGAAGCTGGTTTCACTAAGAAAATGAACGACGACGGATGGCACACATTGTTGGCCGCTGGCGTGGATAGAAATATCTTGGTTTATGATGGTGATGCAGCTAACGGACAGTTTACAAAGAGACTTATCTCTCTGTTGAAAACTGTTATGCGTCGCAATGCTGGTGGTAACACTGGTTCTATTAGTCGTGGTGCCATGACTGATTTGTACTGTAGCCCTGAAGCTATTGAAGATATCCGTAACTGGGGTATCGACCAAGTTGACGAAGTAACTCGTCGCGAGATTTACAATTCTAGCGATGATGGTGCTCCTCTTACTCGTGTATTTGGTGTAAACCTGCACGATATTGATGAGCTTGGCGAAGGCCAAGAATACCAGTTGTTCTACAGCAACCAACTTGGTGGTAGTCTCAACGGTTCTGACCCTGAGTTGGTAGTAGGTTTGGACCTTTCCGCAAATGATAGCTTTATTATGCCTATCAAGCAGGAAGTTCAAGTTTACGAAGATGCCTCTCTGCATCGTCAGCAACGCGCTGGCTTCTACGGTTGGGCTGAGATTGGATTCGCTGTTCTTGATAACAGACGAGTTCTTCTTGGTTCCTTCTAAGTTAGAAGTAACGTTTATAAAAGCCGCCTGCGATTCATTTCGTGGGCGGTTTTTTTTGTATGGTGTATAATAAGATAGAATATTCTGTCTAAAAGACTTCTATATATAGAGGAGCAAAAATATGTCGGCAATGTCAAATTACCTTGAAGGTAAGTTGCTAGATCATCTTTTTAGAGATGATACATACTCAAAACCATCGAACATTTATGTTGGGCTAGTAAAGTACTACGTAGCCGGAACCTTAGAGGCTGGCACTGTGACTCAAGAACTTTCTGGTGGTAGTTATGCTAGAGTAGCCCACGGCCCAGACAATGACAATTGGGAAACTGTTGGAGCTGCCGGTGCTACCCAAAATATGGGTAGTATATCTTTCCCTACTGCTAGTAGTGACTGGGGAATGGTTTCTGGTGTGATTATTACAGACCACGCTAGTGCCGGAAATGTATTACTACACGGAGCCCTCACGACTCCAAGAGACGTTAGAGATGGCGATCAATTTATTTTTGCTAGTGGCGACTTAGATATTACATTTGCATAGTCTCCACGATTCCAATAATGGGGATGTAAAATGGCACTTGTAATAGCCGACAGAGTAAAAGAGACCACGACCACTACAGGCACTGGCACAATTAATCTTGCTGGCGCCTCTAGTGGTTTTCAAACCTTTGTGTCTGGCGTTGGCAATAGCAACACTACATATTATACGATCGAAGATGCAAACGGCTCTTGGGAAATAGGTATTGGTACTGTCACCGACTCTAGCCCAGATACTCTTGCTCGCACGACAGTTCTTGCCACTAGTAATGGTGACACTACTAAAATAACACTGTCTAGCGGTACGCACACAGTCTTTGGTACATATGCAGCTGGAAAAGCTGTATACCTAGATGCTAGTGGTGTTTTGTCTCACAGTATTGTCGATGCTGACATAAGTGGTAGTGCTTCTATAGCAAACTCCAAGCTAGCAAACAGTTCTGTCAATTTTGGTGGTGTTAGTCTTTCTTTAGGTGGTTCTGACACCACTCCTGCATTTGACCTTTCTGATGCCACTAATTATCCAACGTCAAGTCTTAGTGGTACGATTACAAATACTCAGCTAGCCGGAAGCATAACCAACGCAAAATTAGCAAATGACTCAGTTAGCTTTGGCGGAATAACTGTAGCCTTGGGCGCTTCTGATGCTACTCCGGCTTTCGATTTGTCGGATGCTACAAATTACCCCACTTCTAGTTTAAGTGGCACGATAACAAACACCCAGTTGGCTGGAAGTATAGCAAATGCAAAGTTAGCTAATTCTAGTATTACTGTAGCAGCAGGCTCAGACAGTACTGCTATATCGCTTGGTGGCACAATTACCTTTGCAGGAACCTCCAATGAAGTTGAGGTCTCAGAGTCTTCTGGAACAATTACCATTGGCTTACCATCTACCATCACGGCTAATGTGACTGGTAATGTTTCAGGAACGTCAGCAACTGTAACAGGAGCAACGCAAGATTCTATTACCTCTGCGGCAAACTTGGCGACCGTAGGTACTATCACAACTGGAGTATGGCAAGCTACAGACGTGGCCGTTGCTCATGGTGGTACTGGAGCGTCTACTGCCTCTGCTGCCAGAACTAATTTAGGAGTGGCAATAGGTAGTGATGTACAAGCTTATGATGCTCAGTTAGATACTCTCGCAGCCCTTACAGCAAACCAAGTGGCTGGATTGGTAGACTTGGCTACACTTGAAGCTCCAGCATCTGATGGTCAATTTGTAGTTGCTACTGGCGCAGGTGCCTTTGCCTACGAGAGCGGAGCCACTGCAAGAACTTCTCTTGGTCTTGGCGACATTGCTACTCAAGATCATGACAGTGTTGATATAGACGGCGGAAATATAGACGGTGTTACAATTGCTACTAGTGATGTCACTGTAGGCAGTACTAAAACGCTGGATGTTTCTGCTGGAACGTTGACAACTTCTGCTGCTCAAAATTTAGCTATAGTTCAAGGTGCATCTTCCAATATAGACATTGGAGGTTATGAGCTGAGAGCACAGACTCTAAACGCCGACGTGTCTACTGGAACAGCGCCTTTGACAGTATCTTCTACAACGAAGGTCGCAAATCTTAATGCGGATAAGCTAGATGATCAAGAAGGAAGTTACTATCTAGATTTTAGTAATTTTGTCATTGATGATGATGAAATACCTATCGCAAAACTGGCGTCTGATTCTATCAATTTTGGTGGAGTTACTTTGGCCCTTGGTGCTTCCGATACAACTCCGGCCTTTGATTTGTCGGATGCCACAAACTATCCTACTTCTAGCTTAAGCGGCACGATAACAAATGCCCAGCTTGCTGGAAGTATAGCTAACGCAAAACTAGCGAACTCTTCTATAACAGTTTCTGATAGCGAAAGTACACCCAATACAACTGCTATAGCTTTAGGTGGCACTTTAACATTCGCAGGCACAGCCAATGAAACAACAGTAATAGAAAGTGGAGGAACAATTACTATTGGTCTTCCAAATAACGTGACTATTGCTGGAACTCTTACTGTAGATAGTGTTGGTATCACAGCTGTACAGACTTCCGCTGAGTCATTTGCTAATAACGATACTAGTATAATGACCTCCGCCGCGATTGAAGATAAAATCTTATCTTATAGTTATAGTACTACAGTGGGTACTGTTACTAGTGTAGCTATCACTGGAACTGATGGCATTCAGGTAGACAGCGGCTCTCCTATTACTAGTTCGGGAACTATAACTTTAGGCTTATCGGGCATAGCTAATGATAAACTTGCAAATAGCTCGGTCAGTTTTGGCGGTGTTAGTGTCGCTTTAGGCGCATCTGATGATACTCCAGCTTTTGACCTTGCTGACGCTACGAACTATCCAACCTCAAGCCTTAGTGGAACAATTACAAACGCGCAGCTTGCAGGAAGTATAGCCAACGCAAAGCTAGCCAACTCATCTATAACAGTCAGTGATGGAAGTAGCACTACCGACGTGTCTCTTGGCGGCACAATAACATTCTCGGGAACGGCTAATGAAGTAGAAGTAGGCGAATCTTCGGGAACGATTACTATTGGATTGCCTAGTAGCATTACGGCTAATGTTACTGGTAATGTAACTGGCAACGTCTCTGGCACTGCCGCTACTGTAACAGGAGCAACACAGGCTTCTATCACAACAGTTGCAAATGTTGTAGAGGTTGGAGCTTTAGATGCTGGTTCTATTACTTCTGGCTTTGGAAATATTGACAATGGTAGTAGTAGTATTGCTTGTGGGTCTCTTGATGTATCCGATGGAAACATAACAAATGTTGGAGACATAGATTGTGATAGTATTAGTGTTGCAGATGCTGCAAATGGATTAAATGTTGATTTGTCTGGCGCGAATACTGGTACTGGAAAAATTACACTTAAAGATAACGTTGCTAGTGCTTTAGATATTACTGAGTCTAGTAACTCTTATATGAAGTTTAATACCCAAGATGCGGGTACTGAAGTTACATACAGCAAAGAGGCTGTAGAGGTATCAAAACCTCTTAAATGCTCTAAAGCCATACACTCTTCAATATCAAAAACAAACGCCGTTGTTACAGGTCAGACATTGAAAGGTGGCGGGTCAGGAAATGTGGTGACTTTAGACTTAGCTGAAGCTGGTTTCTTTAGGGTTCAGTTAGACAATAACGTAGATGAAATTTGGTTTAAAAATCAGGCTGAAGGACAAAAAGTAATTATCAGATTTGAACAAGACGGCACAGGCAGTAGGACAGTAGACTTCTCTGCTTTCTATGCTACAGATGGAACTGCCGTTGTTGTCAACTTTGCGGGAGGTACTGCTCCAACTTTGACAACCACAGCCAACAAAGCAGATATTATAGGATTCTTGAACTTTGGTATTCCCGCTGGTAGTGTGCATTATTATAATGCTGTAGTTGTAGGACAAGATTTTAGTTAGCAAGGATTCATTTTATGGCTACTACAACAGTCAGCATAGGATCAAACCAAAGTATAGATACAGAAACTCCCGCCACTACTTCAGGCAGTGGCCCTTCTTATACTGTCACCTTTGAAACAACTCCAACAGGTATCCATGTTGGCGATATTGGTTTCATGAATACTGAAGACGCTGGTGGTGGAAATATGTCCGACTATACGTTCTTGGTCACTGCCATCAGCGGAGATGATATAACTTTAAAATATTTGACAGACACTGATTCAAAAGGTGACGCTTCTCCGGTAGGACTATACGACGGAACTGGCACTAGTGGCGCCCCAAATCAAGCAGAGATGGTCTTCAAAAGAGCCTTTTCGACAATCACTCTGTTTGAAGCTATGGTAGATGATGCTAGCCCAAAATATTGGGGAACTACTGACGATGTTGTCGGTGAGCTACATGCAGATTCTAATTTTACTGACGCAACAGTTAATTTTAGCCAAAAGCAAAGTTTGTCTTCTGTAACTCTTTCTGTCTATGAAGATGATAGACATGATGGCACGGCAGAAAGTGGAGCTTTATGGAAACCAACGGCCAATTCTGGTCATAATCAAGGCATTCTTAGAATTAATATAGACAATATGACCGCTGAGTGGTTGGATATCAGCATGGATAGTCTAGATTCTAGAAACACAAACAAAACGATAGTTCTTGCAGGAACCAACGATGACAATATTATAAGAAACAATCTTTTACATGACAAAGGTGGAAACCCCGGAAGTACTGGCCCTAATGTCATTCATGTAATAGCAGCCGGATCTACTAGTGACGTACTTTATATTCAAAACAATATTATATACAACATAGTTGAAACAAGTGGCGATCACGCGGTAGGCATTAATACTAATCAGTGGTCTGGCACCACTCATATTTATAATAATACAGTTTACAACATTGATTCTCAGGGTTCTTCAAAAATTGCATATGGCATAGTTTATGGCAGTAATACAAATAACACAACAAACGTAAAAAACAATCTTGTAGCGAAGATGGTAGCAGATGGAGGAGCATCTAACGAGAGAGCTTTTCAAAAATCTAATGCCTCAAGCACTGAAAATGCAAGCAATAATCTTTCAGACGACACGACAACAGACGCTACTTACAAAGCTCCCGGAACTGATTCACTTCAAGACAAGACTTTAGCCGAAATAGATTTTGTTTCAACAAGTGCTGGTTCGGAAGATTTACATCTTGACGTTGATTCTATTTGCATTGGCGCCGGAGTTAACCTTGGTACAACAAATGGAGTTAACATAGATATAGATGGCGAAACGATGTCTGGCGATTGGAGTATAGGTGCTGACTGGGTGAGCGCCGGAGGATCAGAGTCATTTTTGGCCTTCATTGATTAGGTGAAATAATGGAAATTATTATAAAAGTAAATGACGGACCTTCTCCAAGTTCATATAAGGATGGCGACATAGTTCAGGCTTTTACTTTGGATGAGATATATTATCACCATGCTCAGCAGAAGTGTAACGTCCGCAACTTTGGGTTAGATGAGGTTACTGGTAATAGATCGCCAGAACAATTGCTAATAAAGTTTTTGGAAAAAACTAAGACATATAAGTTTGAAAGGCTAAATTCAAACGAAGTAAAAAGAACAAATCTGATTACAAACGAAGTAAGCATACTCAACAAGACGCCAAATGCAGATGGCGAGAGAATTGATGTACATGCGTATTTGGTTAGAAGACTAAAAAAAGCAAGTCATCTGATATTTGGAAAATCAGGCAGAGAATATTGGTATGGCAAAGAAAGAAACAATATAGATATTAGCGCGGTTTGGAATGATATAGAAACACACAGTGACTATTTGAAGTCTGAACATGTCAACTTTCCGTTTTCAGATATTGAGAAGAGATATTTCGCAGCCATAAATACCTCTGGCAGGAACTATATTGGTGATTCATTTACTAGGATTGAGCTGTCGGGAGATACTGTTCACGCCCGGCAAGAAGTTGCCATCGAAGAAATTCCCGAAAACCCACCAGAAGACTACGAGCCTATCTTGCTAGCGAGAAGAAAATGGTTTGTTCCTTACTGGGATCTTACAACTGAGCTTGGCAGTTCTGTAGACGACCTTAGAAATGTGGACCATGTGTGCGATTGCAGAAAGCCAATGGACGAAAGAGAGCACATTGACATCTTAACTTATGATAAGATCGCCGCAGGAGTTATATAGATGGAAAGATGCGAATGCGCGTCTGCTGGTTTCTGCAATTTTTATAAACAAGAAATGACTTATGACCCACCAAACTGGCAGTGGTGCAGGGATGCCTCTCCAGAAGATAGGGCCAAATACAAAATTTCATGTGAAAAGAAACAAGCAAGGGAAGCAAGAGAGAAACGCTCTTTCTTAGAAGCGGATTATATAACAAACTCACAACTCATAAAAGATTGCAAAGATCTTTTACTTCCTAAGATTGCTAACCTTAACTTGAAGGGAGTTATCGGCATTCCAAGATCTGGAATGTTTCCAGCAAGCATGATTGCGATGTGGCTCAATCTTCCAATGTATTATCTCGATACTCTTGGGTCTCCTCAACCTCTTTCCGCAGCTAGTCGTTTTGGCGGAATAAGAATGTTAAAATATAAAGGTAGCAATGGAAGTTTTTTAGTCGTAGATGACACCATTTACAACGGCAAAGCAATGAAAAATTTCATGCCTCGTATATTAGAGGACATATATACTTGTTCCGTCTACGTCAGGCCAGAATCTGAATTCAAGCCAGATTTTTATGCCAGAGAGCTAAAGGCACCTCATTTATTAGAATGGAACCTTTTTAACTGTACTTACATAGAGTATGCACTACTAGACTTTGATGGAATACTTTGCCCTAATGTTCCACAAGAGGACTGTAAAGATGAAGATAAATATATAGACTATATTTCTACTGTAGAGCCTTTTTATCACAGAATTCCCAAGACTAAATGTGTAGGGATAGTTACGGCTCGTTTAGAAAAGTACAGAGCTATAACAGAAGCGTGGCTGAAGAGGCATGGAATTAATTATGGTTTTCTGGAAATGTATCCTACAGAAAAGAAAGACATAAGAGACAAAAATCACATCGAAGAATCTTCTACGTTCAAAGCTAAAATATTCAAACGGTCACATGCCAAGTTTTTTATAGAAAGCGAGATCGCAGAAGCCACTAGAATAAAAGAAAAAAGTGGAAAGTTTGTGGTGTGTCCAAGCTGATATGTTTTGCAATTATCCATTCCATATGCTGCATGTTCTTGAAGATGCCTACATGACTTGCTGTTATGGCTGGTTTGACCAGCCTGAAGAGTTTGTAGTTAGGGGAACTCACGATAATCTTTGGGATGTCTGGAACCATGAAAAGTTCAAGAAGCTGCGAAAGATATGGCTAAAGGGTGATTTTGAGGGAGCGTATCCAAAAGAATGTTCGCCATGTGGTAAACGAGTAGAAGCTGGTTTACAAGATGAAATCTTAGAACACTATGATGCTTCTATGTCTAGAGGCCCTAAAATAATTGGATTTTCAAATGATCTTACATGCAATTTACATTGTTGGACATGCAGAGCCAAGCCGATAATAGAAAAGAAACAAAAGAGAGTTTGGAGGCAAACTAATAATGTTCTTAACACTTGGAAAAAAGATATAAGATTTATAGAGTGCATAGGGTCTGGAGATCCTTTTGCCAGCCCTGCTTGGTTTGACATTTTGCAGAACATTGATCTTTCAAATTATCATCAAGACTTTAGAATAGGAATATTTACAAACGGACTTTTGCTTCCAACCCACTGGGAAAAGATATCAAATATACACTCTTCTATACCAAGAATTAGAATGAGTATTGATGCTGTTAGCAAGGACATATATGAGAGAACTAGACTTGGTGGAAAGTGGGAAGATTTAAATAAGGCATTGGATTTTGTTTCTGAAATGGATCAAACGCTGACATTAAACATGGTAGTCACTGCTGATAATTTTACAGATATACCTTTAGTCATCAAGAAGGCTATAGAAATACCAAACTGTAACTTATTGAATATAACTACCATGAGATATTGGCCTCAAATGAGAGGGGGTCATGAAAGGTTTTACGAAATGGATTTAAGCCGAGAAGACCATCCCAAACGGAGTGAGTTTATAAAAGTCCTGAACGATAATAAAGATCTCCTTAATAATTCGATAGTCTTATCAGAAAGGCTAATGCCCGAGCATCAAGAAGAGCTAGTAAGAAAACCTTCTTTAAAAGGAAAATCATGAAAATTAAAGAATACGAAACAACTCAAGAGATGTACCTTGATGTGCCAAAAGGAGGAGTGGGTGTGGAGATAGGTGTATGCAAAGGCATGAATGCAATAAATCTTTGGCATATAACCAGACCTTCCAAAATGTATTTATGTGATATTTGGAAAGAGAGACATCCAAATATGTGCTTAATAGAAGATACAAGCTTATGGGAAGACGATCATGAAGATCTAGTGAAAAAGTTTTTTCCGCAAGAGGTACAAAGAGGCACGGTGGAAACACATAGAGAGTGGGGAGGGAACTTTCTACACACTCTACAGGACAACGATCTAGACTGGGTTTATATAGATGCGTGTCACGATTACAAGCCGGTCAGTATAGAGTTAGAGGCTTCTTTGCTTAAGGTAAAGCCCGGTGGATTGATTATGGGTCATGATTATGCACCAAATGCGCAGGTCTGGAAGGCCGGAGTTGTCAGGGCGGTAAATGAGAAGATACAAGAAGGAAAGATTAGGATGATAGGTATTACCATAGAACGGTGGCCTAGTTTTATGTGTGAGGTATTATGATTTATTTACCTAAAAGAGCAGTGTTCATACATATACCAAGAACAGGCGGGCACTCTATAAAAAATGCCATAGCGAAGTCTTGCATTGGGCAGAACATACCAATAGTTGTGAGTACAATCCCAACTTTCATAAAGCAATTTGAGCGTGTGCAGATACATCAAACTGCCTCTACTCTAAGAGGTTACATACGCGAATGGAATGATATATATAGGTTTGCGGTTCATAGACCAATGCAAGAGAGAATGCAAAGTATATTCAAATGGGTAGAGCATTTGAAAAAAGAAGGATTTCACGAGCAAGAATATGTTTCCGATGAAATAAAAGAATTTGTAGGTAGAGATGATTACAAAGAATGGATAACGGAAAACTGGAAAAGTCACACTACGCAGTTTTTCACTGAGGGCGTCTATGGAGAAGATCTTGGTGTTGAAGTCTATAACTTTGAGGACCTGCCTCAAAGATGGGATGAGATATGTGACAAATGCAGCATACCAAGATGTGAGCTACCCCATCTAAACACAGCTTAATCTTTTTATATTGTATAAAAAAAAGTGTATATTCTTATGTGAGGGTTGTTTTTTTTAGAGTTTTAGCAGATAGGAGCTAATTATGCTTGGTTTTAATGCCATTAGTGAAAATCCTATCTCAACAATCCCAGTTACTACCGGCTCCACAATCGAAGGGTCGTCTTCTGTATCCTCGTCTGGATCTGTTGCTTCTAGTGCATTTTTAATATTCAATGTAGAACATTCGCAGTCTTGTTCTTCTAGCACTTCTGCATCTGCTGTGTTGAATTTCTTTGCTACGTTTGAGGCTTCTTCAAATGCTACAGTTCAGTCCGTAGCTGCGATGAAACTAGCAGGATTTATTTCTACTTCATCTTCTGGATCTATCTCTCCAACGCCAAGTTTAGATATATCTGGAAAATCTTCTAGTAGCTCTTCAGGTTCTGTAGCTGCGATTGGCACTAGGGTATTGCTTGGACTAGCTTCCAAGTCTGCTTCTGGGTCAGTAGCCGCAAGTCCATTTTTGAACATCGTTTCGTCCAGTTCTTTTTCTGCTTCTGCAAGCACTTCAATTACTGGTTTTTTGAACTTATCCGCTAGCTCTTCAAGTTCGTCCAGTGCCTCTATGGCGCCAACCCCTTTCTTGATATTGAGTGCAAAGGCTAGCAACTCTTCATCTGCCTCTTTGTCACCGACCCCGAAACTAAACATATCTGGATTAGGTTCGTTTTCTTCTTCGGCCAGTACCTCTGGAACTGGAACGCCTCTGATTAGTGGGTCTTCAAATCCTACAACTTCGGCAAATATATCATCTATCGGTGTATTATATAATGGAGGCTTTTCATCAATAGTAGGTAATATTTACTTACAACCTAGATTGACCAATCCTTTGGACAATCCAGATATTGTTAATTTTACACTATTTTTGAATAAAGAAGAGTCTTTCACAAGTTACATTTCAAAGACTAAGAGTATGGACGGGCTTATCGACAAGTCATTGGCTATTAGTAGTTATATAGACAAACAATCTGGTGTTGATTCGTATATAGATAAACAAGTAGAAAAAACACTAACGAGAGAGAGATAATGGCAGCTAACGAAATACATGAAAATGATGTCGGCACTAAGTTTAAGCTGACAGTAAAAGATGGCAGTAGTGCTGTTGATATATCTAGCGCCGTAGCGGCTGGCACTAAACAGGTGATTATCAAAAAACCATCTGGTGACAAGTTAGAGAAGAACGCATCTTTTACAACCGACGGCACTGATGGAGTTATGGAATACACAACAGTAGCAAATGACATAGATGAGTCTGGCACGTATAAGCTACAAGGCAAGGTTGAGATTACAGACGGTACTTTTTTTACGGACGTTCACACATTCAAAGTTTACAGAAACATATAAGGAGTACTAGATGAGCTGGCAAAATGAAATGACGATCATAGTTCGTCACCTAATCAATGATCTAGATTCTAGTTCTTATACTTTTACTGATAGTAGAGTAGAAGAAAGTATACTTGTTTCTGCCCAATTAGTGTTGCACGAAGTAGACTTTGAAAGTTCTTATACTGTAGATGTTGACTCTCTGACGCTTACTCCAGATCCTACAGCTAATTCAGGAAGCGACGGTAAGGACGATGGGTTTATAAGCCTAGTGTCTTTGAAGACTGGATGCTTGTTACTTGGTAGCGAAATGAAAACAAATGCGCTAAGTGCAATATCTCTCAAGGATGGGCCTTCGGCAATCGACACCAGAGGCATCGTTCAAGGGCTGAACATCTTATATATGGATCTTTGTAAAAAATACGAAGACACCAAAACACAATACAAACTCAACGGAATTGTTGGAAAAGCAATACTTGGTCCTTACTCTCCGGGTTCAGACAGTATAGCCAGACAACGCTTAGACAACAGATGGGGATATTTTGAATAATGGCTGAGTATACCAACCCTGCACTAAAAAGTTTAATTGATAGCGAACTGCCAGATAATACTGTTGGCTCGATTACCGCAGCAAACATTCGTGAGAACATGAAAAATGTTGCGGACTCTATCATACCAATTATGGCTAGTGGCTCCGATGTTTATTTTAAGAATGACATAGACATCAGGGACAACTCAGTAACTGCGTCTGGCCAGAAGATTGGTTCTATATTCGGTCAGTGGGATACTAACCATGTAGCTGAAGTTAGGTTCATCACTGGTGACGATACTTCAAACAAAGATGATGGAGAGATACATTTTCTGACAGCCGAAGATGGAAGACCTCGTAAGTCTGTGATAATAGACAATCGAGGATCTTTGGAAGTTCTTGGTAGCGGTAATAGATATGGAGCATACATCAGATCTATTCATGGCTCTGGTGTGAATCTTTTATTAGACGGCCACAACAATATAGGCTACCCTAGCGGCCAAGGCTTTTCTCTAGGTCATTGGAAAAACAATGACTCAAGCTATACACATAAGTTTGTAATTACTAAAGATGACAAATTTGGCTTTGGTATTACCAACCCTGAAGAGAAGTTTCACATACGAGGATTGGACTCCTCTTTAAGATACGAACAAAAAACTGGTGGTACTGAAAGACCCTTTTTAAATCTTCTTAAATATGGAACGGACTACAGCTATGACCAATATCGAGTTGGTTTTGGTCTTGGTGTGTTTTCTCCGGGAAGTGGCACTGGTTATTTCTACATTGGGACAGACTCAAATAGAGATAAAGTCACCAACAACACAGACGCTTCTTTTGTTTTAGACAGTGGAGGCCATATATCTTTAGCTACCTCTGCTAGACCAGAGGATACTGTTGTTATTGGTAGTAATCTTGGCACTTTCACGCCAAGTGGCGTAGGAACTAGTGTTGTCGTTGGTCACAATGGTGGTCCTTCACAGCTCATCATTGGTTCTGGTGCTGGAGCTTCTTACCAAACTAAATGGGCTAAATTCAAATGGCACAACAATAACAAAAGACTTGCGATTACTACTAAAAAGCAGTACGAGCAAGATAACCAGTTGGTGCTTGATGCTTCTACTGGTTATGTAGGCGTAGCTACTTCTGGAGCTCCAGATAGTCATTGGACTCCTGCATACAACTTCCATGTTTATAACAGCGGAAGTGCAGTACAGTCTACTATAGAAAATGCAACCAATGACGGCGCTGCAATCTACATCGGAGCAAAAACAGAAGGCAGTGGAAATGCAGAAATAGGATTATGGTCTGCTATTGGTTATAAAGCATCTACAGATGTTCTAAAGATTAATAACTCAGGATCTCTCAACCCTTCAAATCTTACCATAAATAGACACGGTAACGTTGGATTGAACACAGCCGCACCTTATGCTGGTAACTCTATTGGTACTAATAGACTTCATGTTTATGGGGACGACTCTGCTGTATTAATTGGTACGCCTGTTGGTGGTGCTGGAAACTCAGCATTAAGATTGCTTGGCTCTCGTAGCACAAATGACTCTGCTTACATTCAAGCTGGTACAACCGCCGCAGATACTGGAGCAAAGCTAGCAGTCAATAGATTTGACACTGACAATACGAACATAAATCAATTTAATATTTATTCAGATGCTAGTACATTTCATGGTTCGCTTACTACTTCTAGTGGTGTAATCATATCAGAAACAAGAACGCCTTTGGCTTCTAGTCCTTGTTCTGCTGGACATATTGCTTGGGACACAAGTTATTTGTACGTTTGTACTGCATCTAACACTTGGAAACGAATTACTTTAAGCTCATTTTAATGGAGAATAAAAATGCCTGACGCGGTAACAAATGCTCATTCTTCAATCACTGTTGAAAATAATGGTTCTGTAGTGACTGGAGTAGATAGATCTGGCAATACTCATGAAATTAATCCAGAAGACTCTGGCATGGGTATTAATAAGAAAGGCGAGCCAGCTCAGCTGAATGCCAACCTTTCTACTAGATTTGATGATATTAGATACTACACTGGTGATGCTGATACTTAATAGGTGATATATGGCCCTTAAAGGTGAATCTTCAATCAGCATACATCAAAGTGTCTTTGACATTTTCAATGATGCTGTAAAGCTTTTCAATCGAAAAGTTACTTTGGTCTTTGCAGACAAAGTGGAAAGATGCAGTAACTGCATTACTAACACCATTGGTGGTCGGTCTATTCATGTTTATAGAACTAATGGACCGATCCCTTTTGGGAGAGGTATGCAGTGCCCGCTATGTGGAGGAGCCGGAAATAAAAGGACAGCACAAACAGAAGACTTTTCTATGAGGGTCTATCATAGACAAAGAGATTTTCTTGCAGTGCCTAATTTTGAAGTCAACGTACCATCTAACTATATACAAACAATATTTTATTTAGATGATATGCCTGATGTTATGAAGGCAAAGGAAATATTAATAGATATAGGCAAGTATGGCAGTGGTCGATATAAACGAGCTACTGAACCTTTTGTCCAAGGCTTTAAGCAAAACAACACTCAGTATGGCGTTTGTTTTTGGGAGCAAGTCTAGTGACAAATATAGCTGATGTAGAAATCATTATTAAGGAGACCCCAGCACAAATTGCTAAGATGATAGGGAAAGCCATAGCTTCTGATCTAGACAAAAGGATGGGCGTAGCGGCGAATAAGGCTATCCTTGACATTAGAAAACAGGCAGCTGTTTATCTTAATAAAAGTCAGATAGCAGATATCCTTCAAGATGATTTGAGAGGTCAATTAGGATTAACTCCCGCCAAGGCCAGAAGTGCTGTCAATGGAATAATAGCTGGCATCACAAATAGCGTGATGTATACACATACACCTCTAAAATATAAAAACCGTAGTTTTACTGGAGGGTTTTCAATTCATGTGCAGCCAGAAGACTTTACTAACATCTTTGCTTCTGTTGGACTAGATTCTGTTATTAGATACTACTCAATGTATTATAAGAAGGTTGTTGAGCTTGATTGGCTTAATTGGATACTAATGAGAGGTGACGCTATCATAGTAACCGATGGCCAGTTTACCGCCATGGCTGGAGGTAGATCTGGGCAGGGTAAGATGATGAGAACTGGCAGCATAAATGTTTGGAAGGTTCCTTCTTCAATATCTGGTACTCAATTTGACAACATTATTACTAGAACTTTGAGAGAAAGTGGCTTCTTAGCGCTGGTAAAAATGTCAATACAAAAATACATGAAGTAATATGGTATTAAATAAAATAACTACATTTGGTAAGCCTACATTAAGCACCTTACTTCAAGACAACCTAGTCTCATTTTTTGATTGGGAGTTTTTGAATGCAGGTGGCTTTACGAATATAGAAATACCTACTAGTGGCTGGTATGGTGCTGATAAGCACCAACTTAGACTTGTTGACGATCCAAGATATGACTCTGGTCAGGTTTGGGAAGGCTTTAGAAAAAACTGGGTATGGGAGAGTGGATTATCTGCTCCTGAAAGACCTAATACTACAACGACCCCAGCAAATCCCGGAATATCTGGAGTTTATGTCGATGGCGCTTTTAAGCCCATTACTAGCAGTGATTCTTACTCCCATCATATTGACTATGATAATGGTAGAGTTGTCTTTGACTCTGCTATAGATACCAGCAGCACTGTTACCGCTGAGTACAGTTATAAATATGTAGACGTAGTGCCAGCCAATAGTAGGTTTTTTAGGGAAATACAATATAGAACCCAAAGAGCAGACGAAGATTTTCAAATGGTTGGCTCTGGCGACTATTCTGTCCTTGGAGAAAACAGAATCCAATTACCAGCAGTTGGCGTAGAGATAGCTGGAAGCAGAAGATTTGAACCCTACGAGCTTGGCAATTCAAAGCATGAATTAGGCTTAGACGTAGTATTTCATATTCTTGCTGAGGAAGATTATGAAAGAGATCAGCTCATAGACATGATATCCTTCCAAGAAGAAGCGGCAATCGTTCTTTTTGATACAAATGCAATAGGCGAAAATAATGCATTTCCTATTGATTATAGGGGCATGGTGAATGCTTATGCTAAGACATACCCAGCCTTAATAAGGCCAAGTGGAGTTGGAGGATTTGCTTACAATGGCGTAGAGGGTGGGATTGCTAGATTTACGAACACTAGAGTGGCAAATTCAGACCCATTATCTACTAACCTTTACCATGGAACGGTAAGGGTAACTATGGAAGTTATAAATTAATTTTGGTGTATAATACTTTGGAAAGTATTCTCAACTTTTAAGGAGTTTAACATAAAATGGCAGTCCCAAACAGACTATATTGGGCTATCACCGCACTTGGAGTTGCGGACGATGGCGCAATTAGAACAGACAGCGACGACAATGCTCGCACCGACATGAACAACCCTGCTAATAAAGCAGAGTATGTGCCGGGTGTTCAGAGTGTCGGTATTACAACTACATTTAACTTAGAACAAATCTTCCAGCTTGGTCAGCTTGCTTTGTACCAAGACTACGAAGAAGTTCCAGATATCGAAATCACTGTAGAAAAGACCATTGATGACTACGACCTTCTTTACAATAGAGGTATGGGCGGTCACGGTGGGGTTATTCAGCTTCAGAACAACAAGAAAACTTTGGTCTTCCAAGTTGGTAACGACGGCAAGAATAACTTAGGCGACGTTGATAATACAACCTTGGGAACATTCATTGTTGCCACTGGTATGTACGTATCTTCTGCCTCTTTTTCTTTCCCAACCGACGGAAACTTCACCGAGTCCATTACCTTTGTTGGTAATAACAAGAGATTTGTATATCAGACACAAAGTGGCCAGTCAATTAGGCATCTACCAACAAAAGACGCGGCTAAAAGAGCCAGAGCTACTGATGTTCTTAATGAGAATGACGGATCTAGCACTGTTGCTAAAGATACTGGTGTTAAGAGAAGACAGCACTTTGTTAACATGGGCGCTCTTAGTGGCATCAGGTCAACGAACTGGGTAGATGCTGTAACCACGAACAAGAAGTATGGTGTAGCCACTGATACTGGTAGCGATGCAAGAATTACAAACATTTCTGTAAGCGCTGATTTTGGTCGAGAAAATATTAACATACTAGGCCAAAAAGACCCGTTCCTGAGATTTGTCAGTCTTCCGTTTGAAGTCACTACCGAAGTTGAAGTTTTAGCTTCTGGAACCGACGTTAACGCTTTGACTAATGAGATTAACACGGGCGCAAGATCTATTGTGCTTCAGGTTAAGAACACTCCAGACAAAGCTGACAGTAATAGTGCAGCCAACCATACATTCGGATTAGGGGACAATAATACCCTTACCTCCGTTGCTTATGGTGGTGGTACAACTGGTGGTGAAAACTCAACTATGACTTTCTCTTACCGTAACTTCAACGAACTTAGCGTTGTAAGTGCTAGTGGTGGTCATGGCCAAGGCGATTACCTCAACTAAATATATTGGTCGGCATATGCAATCTGCGATAGCCATCGCTTAAGGAAAGCATGTGGAAGATAGGCAAGTGGTATGCTGACTTTTTTGGACTTATGGGATGGAAGCATACGAAAGAGACTTAATTGTTTATGAGTTGTTTCTTGGATACAAAGAATACAAAGTCAAAGAGGGTTTGGTACTTCGTATTCACAATCCAAGCTTACAGCAATTATACAAGTCTCAAGTAGTATACAAGGAAGCGTATCGAGATGCGTTAGTTAAAGACAATTTGACTTCAGAAGAATCTGTTAAATTGTTAAAAGCGGAAGGTATTTGGTCTTCAGAAAAGGAAGAAACTTTAGAGCAAATACCTAATGAAGTCGAAGAGCTTAAAATAAAGATATTTAAGAACTTTCGACAAACTACAGTTAGAGAAGGCTATAGACAGGATTTAAGAAATCTTGAAGATCAATTCACTGAATTGATGCAAGAAAAAATGCAGTATAATTATGTAACCTGCGAAGGCTTAGCTACATACGCAAAGCTTAATTGGTTAATAGAAAATACTGTCACATTTGAGGATGGACGGCCTTACGACTGGAAAGAAGTGGGAATTAACACGGTTCTAAACCACGTTACTAAACACATGCTTTCAGATAGTGATGCTAGGAAGATATCGAGGGAGGAACCTTGGAGAAGCCTTTGGGCTTCTAGCTCAAAGGAAGGCTCGTCTATTTTCGACAGGCCAATAATTGAGCTCACTCAAGAACAAAAAAGCGTAGTTGGATGGTCTAAACTTTATGAAAATGTTCAAGAAAGTCCTGATTGTCCAAGCAAGGAAATAGTTGAAGACGATGATGCTTTTGATGGTTGGCTAATACAAGAGAACCGCAAAAGAGACAAGGATAAAAAAACCAAGTCCTTAGATGATGGATTATCAGACAAGGTCAAAAACTCTGATGAGATTTTCATCATGGCTGATAACCAAGAGGAAATAGAAGAAATTTATGACCTCAATTCAGAACAGTCAAGATTTAATATTGCTCAAAGACAAAAAGCAATAAAGGTTGCTTCTGAAAAAGGTAAGACTGCTCATGATTTAGATTTCATGGATGTTCGCACAAGAATAGCACAAGAACAAAAAGGAATCCGATAATGGATATGGAAAAGTATCAAGACTTAATAAGAAAGTCTAAAGACTACAAGGAAACAAGAGAGGAAAGATACAAGCAAATTTCAAAAGACCGCCTTCTCAAAATCTCTCAAAAGAAAATTGAGACAACTATGATAGGCGCTCTTAGTATCATAGAAAAACATTTTGGTTTTCTGTGGGGCTACGGCTCAGAAGAAGCCTTAACTCCAGAGCAGGAACATATGAGAGAACAGTTCTCTCAAATAAGGTCTGAGATTTTAGACAAGGGTAACAACCAGTCTAGGAACTTAGAAGGAGAATTTGCTAATTATGATATTAACTGGCGTAGATATGAGATGACTATCCCAGTTAAAAGTTTAGAAGGAGATGAAGATGCCGGAACGAATTAAGGTCGAATCTAATGATAATGATGGAAAGAAGGTAACTGTATATATTCAGTTGCCAAATTCCAAAGTATCTAAAGAATCACAGCTAGCTTACAACAGAACTTTTAGAGACGCAATACAGTCAGGCGCTGTGTTGAGAAGAAAACTCGATGATGTTTTAATTGAGCAAGGTGTTTGGAGTCAAGAAAAAGAAGCCAGATACCAAGAAATACTCACAAGCATCAACGAAAACGAGAAAAAGATTGCTTCAGGTGGTATTAAGCTTTCTGAGGCAAAACAAATAGCATTAGAGATGAGAGACTCAAGAGCCGAGTTTAGGAGTCTCATTGCAGAACGTACACAGATGGATAGCAGCACCGCAGAAGGACAAGCGGACAATGCTAGATTTAATTATCTTTGTTTTGCATGTATTCTTGATGAGAATGGTGAAAAACTATTTGAAAGCCAAGAAGACTATGAAAACGACACAGGAACTCCTTATGTAGTTGAAGCCGCTAGAGTTTTAGCCGAACGGCTATACGGCTTGGACGCAAACTTTGAAAAGAATTTACCTGAGAATACTTTCCTTTCAGATTACAAGTTTGTAGATGACGAACTAAGGTTGATTGATGAGGATGGCAATTTAGTCAACAGAGATGGAGAAAGGGTGAACGAGCTTGGATATCGAGTAGATGAAGATGGAAAGCTTCTTTCTCACGACGGTATTGAATTAGATGACAAGCTTCGTTACAAGATGGACTTTGTTCCATTTCTAGATGAAGATGGAAAAGAAGTTACGCCTCCAAACTCAGAAGAAGCTGAAGCTGAAGCAGAGGAGACGGAGACAAAGGAACCTAAGAAAAGGAGAGGTCGCCCTCCTAAAAAGGCGGCAACAAACAATCCCGAATAGTAAACTTGGAAAGTGGGTATATCGTTGGCGACTTAACTGCGCTATCGGTATGCCCATTTTTTTTAGAGGTGTAAGATGGCGCAACCATTTCAATTGACAGCACAGGTGAATTTCCAAGCACCTCAATTAACTAGATTTGCAACGCAAATTAGACAGCAATTGCAAAATCAGTTAAATGTAAATGTAAACGTCAATTCTGGTAAGGCTAATCAGCAATTAAAGAACACCGCTAACCAAACTTCCAATGTAGCTAAGCAGGCAAATCAAGCAGCGGGAGCGATGAACAAGTTTGGCAAACAGCTTAAGGGTGCTGTTTTCTACGCTCTTAGAACTCAATTAGCATACGCCGCAATAAGAATTATGACTAGAGGTATCTCTGATGCCACTAGTGCAGCACTTCAATTTGAGAGACAAATGATAAAAGTCTCTCAGGTTACGGGCAAAAGTGTAAAACAACTGCAAGGCCTACAAAGATCCATTAGTGATATAAGTACAGGTCTTGGGGTTTCGTCATCCTCATTAGTAGATGTCACTAGAATTTTGGCGCAGACTGGTTTAAGTGCAAACGATACCAGAATAGCGATGGAAGCTTTGGCCAAAACAACGCTAGCACCTACTTTTGATGATATTAAAAATACAGCTGAAACTGCGGTTGCCGTAATGAGGCAATTCAAAATTGAAGCATCTGGCCTTGATAGAGTTCTTGGGCAGATTAATGCTGTGGCTGGTCAATTTGCTGTTGAGGCATCTGACATTGGTACTGCCATCAAGCGTGCTGGTGGTGCATTTAGAGCTGCTGGCGGTAGTGTAGAAGAGCTCATAGCTTTATTCACGTCCGTGCGTTCGACCACTCGTGAAACTGCTGAAACCATTGCTACTGGTTTTAGGACTATCTTTACACGTTTACAGAGACCGACAACAATTAAATTCTTGAGGCAATTTGGGGTTGAGCTTCAAGGTCTTGACGGAAAGTTTGTTGGTTCTTATGACGCTGTTAGAAGGCTTAATGCTGCTTTAGCTTCTTTAGATCCTAGAGACATCAGGTATTCAATGATTATTGAACAACTTGGTGGTTTCCGTCAGGTTTCTAAAGTTATCCCTATGATTCAGCAATTCTCTGAAGCGGAGAAAGCTAGAGCTGTTGCCATGGCCGAGTCTGGTTCTTTAGATAGGGACGCGCAGACAGCCCAGAAGGCTACCATAGTTAGGATGCAAAGACTAACAGAAACAGTCAAGGAACTCTTTAGAACAATCACTGCGACTAAAGGATTCCAAGTCTTTGTAGACATGATGATTAAGATAGCCAATGCGGCTATCAAAGTTGCTGATGCTCTTAGTCCTTTGATACCTGTCATTGGTATGCTTGCTGTAGGTATGGCTGGTAGATTTGCGGCTAAAGGCTTCGGGAAGATGCTTGGGTTTAATAGGGGTGGCGTCGTTCCCGGAAGTGGCAACACTGATAGCGTTCCAGCAGTCTTAACTCCCGGAGAGTTTGTTCTTAGAAAGAGTGCCGTTCAGTCGATAGGCACTGAGCGTCTTCATGCTATGAACAAGTACAGCGCTGGTAACAAAGTAAGATTGAATGACAGCCTTGGGATGCTTGTTCGTAAGACAGGAGATGGCGACCCTAGAGACTTTAATAAGTCAAGTGTTCCGATTACTAAAGTCAGACAAACTCCTGCTATAAAAAGACTTAGAACACTTGATCCCGATGTTAGGTTTACTGCCCCAGTGGATGTATCTCAATTCACAAGAAGCGAAGGCTTCAAAAAAATGGCAGAAGACCCAATAGAAAGTACTGTCATAAAAAGTAGAAAAAAATTAAGCAAGAGTTCTAAAAGAGCCGAAGGCAATGCCATGGACCTTGCCATGGGCAAAAAATTTAGCCAAGGTATGGGTCAGTTATTTGAAGACTACGTTATTGCTATTTCAAAAGCCGACAAACCGGGAAATAGAGACTTTGACCTTACGCCTGACTCCGTGATTAATGCCTCACTAAGCCGATACACTAAGGAGGACGTACAGCCCTATACAGACATCAAGCTTTCCGGCACCAACAAAGCTGCACAAGATGTTATTAAAAAAGGGGTCAATCAAGGTCTTTTTAAAAACGCAATTCGAAGTCGAACGACCGCACTATCAAAAAGGAAAACAAAAAAAGCAAATACAGGTGGTGGTATCTATGGCTCTGATAGCGTCCCTGCTCTTCTAACTCCCGGCGAATTTGTAGTCAATGCAAAGTCCGCTAAAAGTATTGGCTATGGCAACCTTTCACGAATGAACAGGCATGGAGCTGCTAGGTTCAATAAAGGTGGTATTGTTGGATTCAATACTGGAAGTGCTGGACCTGTTGGTGGTGGCATGGGTGGTATTGGTGGAATGATGGGTAAGCTCACCAATGCGTTATTTATTTTCACTATGTTACCTGCTGTTCTCCAAGCCGTGGCAGATAGCGCCTCTAATGTAGTTGACAGTATATCTGGCCAAAATGAGTCGATTGCTGAAAACATTAAGTTGTTTGGATCTCTCGCAGTTGCCACAGGCTTGTTAATTGCCGCGAAGCAGAGAGAGGCTTTGGCAGGTATGTTTTCAAACATGGGCGGTGGTGGCTTTGCCTCAGCAATGAAGGCTACGGCTGCATATCAGGCCGGGTCGGGTCCTACAGTAGCTGCTGCCACCGCAATGTCGGCTAGTCCAGCAGCCGCAGCCTTGAGCAAAAGATTTGCCTCAATTGGTAAGAGTCTTACTGGCTTTGGTACTAAACTGCAAGGTGCTAGCAAGGTTATAGGGCCAGTCGGCACAGGGCTCGCAAAGGCTGGCGGTATATTCACACAGGCTGCTGCTGGGGCAGTCGGGCCATTAATCGCATTAACTGCTGGGGTTGGAGCTGCTGTTATAGCTTTTGCTGCTCTTTATGCGGCTGGTAGTAAGATGTCCAAAAAAGGACAGAAAGCCATAGAAGAAGGGCGGGCAACAAGCACGTTCTTAGGCGTTCAAATGGAAGCCGAAAATATGGTCTATATAGGTGAATTCATCAAGTCAGCGCTCAAAGTTCTTGCCTTTGTCTTTATGGGTCCAGTTGGCTGGATTATGGCTGTTCTAGAGATTGCGAACTTTTTTAGCACGGTAGCAGAAAAAATTAATGCCGCTAAAAATAAATTCAAATTTGACTCTATGATAAATGCGTTTAACTCAGCTACCAAAGCTTTTGAAGCTGGTGGAATAGAGGCAAGCTCTTACGTAGTACAAGCTGGTCGAACTTTGGCTGGTACAGCTGAAAGACTATATCAGGTAACTAATGATGAGGACAGACAGAATGCACTGAAAGCCAGAACTGAAGTCATCAAGGGGACTGTTGCTGGTCTAGATAAATTAGTAAAAGATGTTGCAAGTGGCGGTCGTACTGCCGCAGAGGCTCAAGCTTTGTTTGCGACTAATGCCGAAAATGCAGTTAGACAACTTGCATTGATGCAGGGCATACCATTCCATAGGCTTAAAAAGCAGTATATGGATCAGGTAAAAGCCCAAGCCTTAGCAAACCAACGAACGAAAGAGATGGCAGATACTATAGCTAAGATGAACGCTCTTAGGTCTGGCATGAACTACCTATTTTCAGCTTTAGAAAATTACTCTAAGTCACTAGACATACAGAAGACCGCGCTGGACAACTTAAGTGCAACTGCCGATAACGCTTCTCTTTCTTTAGGTAAGTTTGTCAAATTAGATGTTACCAAGCGTGGAATGATTGGACAAAGCGCCGGTATAATGGCAGGCTTTCAGGCCACCTCTACGATTGGAGGCGCCTCCGTCATGGGTGGCATAGGAACTGCCGCCGGTGTTACCGCTAGTATAGCTGATGTTGTTCAGTCAGACTTGCAAAATATAATTGCAGATGCTTCTCTTACTCAGCTTGGCGAAGGTGAAGAAATTGAAGATGTTGTTCGGAAAAAGTTAGAAGACAAGCTTAAAGAAGCAAAAATTGACATAAAACTTCCAGAGGTTCAGGCTCAGCTAGATGCGTTTAGTGCTAAGCTTGGCAATATGGCTAATGACGCAGACGGAGCAAAGAAAACGCTGAAAGAGTTTGTAGATGCTGACATAGAAGGCGCTACTAAAAAGTTAATAGAAGGATTGCCCGGAACTATAGCAGTAGATCTCTTTAATACAATGAGAGAGATCATTAGCAAACAGAACGCACAATTAGCTCAGGCACTTAAGAAAAGGACTGACCTTGAGCAAAAATATATTAAGGCGCTTGGAGCAGTCGTAAGCGTACAGCAAGACAATGCAAAAATAATAAGAGAAATGACTGGAGGCTCGATTGCTGCTGGACAACCTCAAGCAGATTTTGAGAGAAGACAGAACGTTTTGCTATCAAATACTCGTCTTGGTTCTGGCGCCGGTCTTTCCTCTGTTGGAGCTGCCGCTGGAGCAAACAGAGACAGGATGAGAGAAATAGCTAACAGGCTTAATGAACTTGCGCAACTGCAATCAGACCAAGGCGGCGGATTAAATGTAGACCAGATAAGACAACAAAGAGCACTTCTAGATGAGTCAGAGACCTTAAGAAGTGAGTTCCAAAGTCTTACTCAGGTTTTAGAAAATTATAAGAGCTCCACGGAACTGTTGGCCCAGCTACAAGAACGTCTTTCTAAAGCTAGAAAAGAAAGAGAAGCAAAAGGCTCGATGGCAGAAGACATCATGTTCGGTGATGCTAGTAGTTCAAATAGGGCTATTAGGACTGCTCTTGCCACAAGAAGAACTCAAGAAACAGGAAGTCTCGCTGGACTTTCTAGAGAAAGACAAAAAGATGTAATTGGCTTCCTGAGAGCCCAAGGCAAAGGCAAAGAAGCTGAACAGCTCATGATCTCTGAGTTCCAAAGAAGGTATGCAGGACAAGCTGACCCTGCCATGCTTGAAAGTCAAGCCAAGGCTTTGTTTGAAGCTTCTAAGACAGAAGTTGACATCATGAGGGAAATCAGAGATGTCCTCAAAGATAGGGAAGAAGCTGCGAAGATATTAGCAGAGCTACAAGGACAAGCTCTTGATGATATGAATAAAGTCATAGCTAACCAAAATGCTACGTTTTTAGCAGAGCTCAAGAAGATTATGCTAGATGCTCAGAAGGGAAGGCTAGAACAAGAAGAACGAACCGCCAAGGTAAATTTGACAGCTGCGGAGTCCAATCGGGATGCGGCCAATAAGATTAAAAATGATTTTGGATTAAGTGTAGCTGAGTTTGACAAGATCAACACAGAGAGCGGAAGGAATTTAATAAAAAGAATTGGTACTTCTGGAATGACGGCAGAAGAAAGGGAAATGATAGCAGGACTTAGAAGGGAAGAAAACACGGACGCTGCGGGGTTTGGAGCCTCTCAAAACTTATTCAAATTCTTCGGTGACGAGTTTGGATTTAAAATGGAAGATTTAATAGACGAGAGCGGAACACTCCAGCTTGCAGATAGGTTTTTCTCGCTTCTTGGGGTAAGCGATGCAGAAGTAGATACAGAAGTAGGAAGACAAAAAGTAGCACAAGCAATTGAAGAACAAATGAAGAGAACCTTTGGCGACACTGAGTTAGGAGCTCAAATCATCAAAGAATTCAGGACTAGGTTCGCTAATATGGGAGAGTTTGATGACGACATGCTTGGAGATGTCTTGCAAGCTTCGATTATGGCTGGTGTAAGCACAAGAGAAGCAAATGCAGAAGCAATTCGCGAAGAGGCTTTAGCTGCTGGAATCAGCTCTAAGACCTTAGATAGGATGCTTGAGTCTGGCATGAGCTTTGAAGAATTGAGCGCAGCTCTGTCAGGAATACCATTAGGTCCTATGTCAAGCTTTGGAGAAGCTGTGACCAACGCAAACAATGCGCTTGATGCTATTACAGGGTCGCTGACGACTTTACAAACGGAGATAAATGAAGCAAATCAGAAATTGTCGGAAGCTCGTACAGAAGCTGAAACCATAGCCAATCAAAAGGCAGAGGAAAGAAGAAATCAAGCAGAAGCGGTAACAAGTAGATATGCAGGAGGTATGATCTACGCAAGTACTGGAGCATTCATCCGTAAAGGTACTGACACTATCCCAGCTATGCTTACTCCCGGAGAGTTCGTTGTAAGAAAAGCTGCGGTAGATGCTGTTGGTGTTTCAACTTTAAGAAGCATAAACAATATGGGTCGCGCTGGAACCAAGCGTCGTGGAGGAAATGGGTACTATGCTGATGGCGATTTAGCCAGTGGTGGCGGAGTAGCGATGATAGATGCGTCTCAGTTTGACAAAAGCATACAAAGATTCTCTGTACAAATTGACAGACTAAGTGATGTCCTTAGAGGAGGATTTAGCGTGGATGTCGGTGGTACAATAAATGTAGATGTCCATCTCAATGGAGCTGAGTGGCTGAGCGAAGCTGAGGGAGCGATTGGAGAAATAGCTGCCGGTAAGGTTAGACAGGGTATTAATTCAATGCTCAAAAAGCACTTCCCTAAACTCGGCAGAGACTCAGAGGTGATTGGCAAAAGACGCAGTAAAACAATTGAAACTAATGTTCAAACCTAGTCGGGAACCTTCTTGTGGCAGAGATTAATAATAATGCTTCGCTGGTAATAAACGGCAAGGTCGCATATAAGCAAGACAATGCCGTTTTCCCGAGCGGTACGCACTTGGACTACGGATATTGGAGAGGAAGTGCCGACAGGGACTTTAAGAACAGTAAGTTCTCCTTATTATATTTACCCTTTGAAGGTAGTGGTGTTCGTGGCGGAAAGCCTGTAGTATCCACGCCTAATGCTAATGCTCCACAGGGTGACAACTGCTCTAGCTATCAAGCTAGTTATCAATGGAATAGTCCGCCGGGAGAATGGAGTCGTCAATCTGATGAGTGTGCTGACCATGCTGAATGTACAGCAAGCCCTCCATCATACGATGGTAGTAGTGATGGCGATCTCGGCGATGGTACTTGTAGTAGCTCTGGATCTGGAAGTACTGTCAGCTTCACAGTCCAAGGCAACGCTGAATGGTACAAAGCTGGTGCCACAGTAGAGCAAATAGGAAATAATGCAGTCAAGCAAAGGTCCTTGTTGCTGAGAGATGATTCTAGGGTCGTTCTTGGTAGCGGCGCTGCTTTGCCAGCGACCGGCGGCGGAGAGTTTACTGGATATGTAAAGTTCACTCCTAGTGGAAATATAACAGGCACCACCTTCCTCAGTCAGCATAAAGAAGATCCTGCAATCTTAATTATGGGATGTAATGACGAGGGTAGATTCTTTGCTAGAACAGACACAAGCGTCGCCGGAACAAATACTCCGATTGTAGTCACTAGTACTAAGAAGTTTGAGCAGTATGCCTACCCAATCCATATGGTTACTACTTACGCATCTGGTGATAGTAGACTTAAGCTATATGTGAATGGACAGCTTGAAGATAGAAGTCCATCATTTTCAAGAACCGCTGGAAACAACACTACCAACATCGTTCTAGGACGAAGTGAGTTTAACATTGTAGAAAATAGCTTTGTTGGATTTGTTGATGAGCTTGGCCTTGCTAGCGGATCTATGACTTCTAATGAAGTTAAAAGCTTTTATGATTCTCACTTTGCTCTTCCTACATTTATAGATGAAGAGGTCACTACTCCGGGTAGTGGTGCAATAGCTCAAGCTGGATTTAGTAGAGCTTTTGACGCCAAAGACAAAACTCATGTCATGCTGGAGATTGATGGCACAAATTCAGAAGGTGCCGCTGGAGGAGCTTTCGATATTTGGGGTCATTCAACCCATGCCATTTCCTCTCAAATATCTTTCCCTATAAAAAGCGCACATGCAAATCTACATCAAGTCAAAGATGTGTTCATAGACATCCATGTAGAGAATAGAACAAATCACCCTAGTGGGGCTATACTTTTAGCTACGTTTGAAAATGAGAACGATAATAGCTATCAGAGGAATATGCGTTTTGTTCCTACTCACGCTACTAGGTTTAGAGAAAACACAACAGCTGTTAGTGGTATAAGAAACGTAAAGGGCTGGAGAGGCGGAGCATTAATCCCTTCAGGATTTCCAGAGTTAGTCACTTTTTCTGGAGTCCTTGCGGATGATTTATATTTCCAAGGCGGAAAGTCTTTAAGCTACAAGGAGTTCTTTGAAGAGCACAAGCTCAACCTTAGCGTATTTTATGAAGATACTGGTTCTTACTTCGACGGCGAGTTCAAAATATATTCGAGCAAAGTAAGATTTTCTTCCTATGATCGTTTTTATTCTTTCAACACAGCTAGTGGAGATTTCCAAAATACAGGACAGCTCTCGCCTTCTTTAACCCTCAAAACATTTGGGGCTAGCGCAGTTTCTTCGAGTGGTAGTACAGACCTTTTTGTAAATGCTACTACCGCCGCCCAAAGCATGGACTTGTTATTATATAATCCATTTCCACTTACCTCTCTCGGGCATAGTGGCACAGGTCATGTTTCTGGCGTCCCCACTATAAACACATCCAACAGCGCAAACCTATTTACTATTGGTGGTGTTGAGATAAGAACACTACAGCTGTTCTTAAAGAGAAGCGAGGTCCTTAGTTCGAGGGCTGCTAGTGTAAATCTTATGCTGCAAGCTGGAAAGGATTTGGTTCCTTCTCTCTTCAACACAGCTCCTCTTTACTTGAATAATGCTGATAGATCTTCTGGAAGTATAAGTGGAGCCATGAACATGGTGCTGCCAAATGTTGGTGGTGCTGGGTTCCAAGATTACAGGCTGTTGTTTATCAAAGGATTGCAGCCAGTCTCCAACATACCTCTATACCTTAGATCTAACGAGCCCGTTAATAAGAGCTTAAATCTTTTGGTCAGGAACTCTGGCGTTTATAGCTTTAACGATAATATGAATTTGTTTTTAAAGCATGTAAACATATTTGGAGGATCTTCAATGCATGGATTTGGAACGCTAGGAAGAAACAATAACATGAATCTGGCCACAAGTGGCCATGCAGTAGTAACATCGAATACAACGTTGTTTGTCAAGCCTTTTGCTAGTGGCACTGGCTCAGAAACATTATATGTCAGAGGTTATCAATAATGCCTATTTCATACCACGTACACGGTCAGGCTGACCCATTTTTTATAACGCCGTGTCCTTTTATAAATTTAAATAAAAACTATATCAAGACTGGTAACGGCGAAATAATTGGTGTTACATACAATATTACGCTAACTGGTACATTAGTCGCTAATCACGGTTCTCCCTTGTCTAATGGGGCTTTCGCTCTGACTGGAGATGATGATGTTGATGAAACTAAACACATTAAGTTTGAAGCATCTAAGTACTCGAAAAGGCCAAACACCACTAAGTACGGGAATGATGGAGGCCAGTACAGTCAAGCTTGGACTACTACAATAACAGATGCCTCAAGTGCGCATAATGGTGAAATAGGGCTTGATAAGGATGACGGGCCCGGAACACAGGTCAATAAGTGGTACAAGTCATTGCAAGTAAAGCAAATGGCATTAGCCAATCTTTTTAGCAAGAAGAACGAAGGTGGTGAGCTTTTTGTTGATGCCTATGGTATGTCTGGTGACTCTGGTTTCAAGTGCTACCCAAGAATTGTAAGCATAGACCTTCCAGCACATCCAGAAGGTAATACGTATGTAGCTCAATACACTATCAACTTAGAAGCAGACTTTTTGATCGGCCCGACTAGTGGAGCCCTGATAGATCAAGATGATTTTACAAATAAGTGGCTTATCACCGGAGCTTCTGAGTCTTACGACATCTCTGAAGGATCTGATGTAGTAATAGAAAGAGTCAACTTTGGAAATGCGGCAAATACTGGAAGAGAGCAAGATGACTCTGATACTACTCTTACAAATAACTTAGACACGGCATCTCTAGAAACTATCTCTAGAACATATAAAACTTTCACTGTTTCTAGGCAGATAAGTGCTAATGGAAAGAACAAGTTTGAGTTTACCAACACGCCAGAAGCAGAAGGATTCTTAAAACCCGGAACTGGGTCCGAAGATCATGAGTACGCAGGAGAAGATTGGCTTGCCGCTAGCGGTGTCAATTTTAGAGGCAAAGAAGCTCAAAACTTTGCTAAAAAATATGATAGTCCTGCTTGGGAACAAGCTCGTGGATTTGTCACTGATATTATTGGTCACGGTCTTAATCCATTAAACAATAAGCTTGATCTTCAAGGCGTAAGTATTCCCTCGGGATATGCCGTATTCAACTACAGCAGAAGTCAAAGCGTAGACAAAATGGGAGGAGCTTTCTCGGTTTCCGAGAGTTACTTACTCGCTCCTTCTGGCGTAAACCAATCAAACGTCACAGAAACTATTGATATAAGTGTTGAGGAAGGTCAAGATAATGGCCTTGTCTCTGTTTCTATAAATGGTTCTGTCCAAGGTTTAGTTAAGCCTGTCATGACTGGTATTGATGGCATCGACGCAAATCCAGCTATAGATAATGGTGACGCAACTGCAACCAACTTTGGAAATCCTTCGCATACTCAAGATGCGATTGTAAGCGACGCTTTAGACTTGCAAGAAGGGTCTGCTGCTGATTTCAGGAATAAAGAGTTTACAAACGCAGGAATAGCTGGCAACAATTACAAAAACTCAAAATACGAAGAGGCATTATCCCACTTCAATGGCATACAGCAAGAGCTCTATCTAACAGCGCAGCACATGGCTAATCAAATCGCCTGCTCTGGTGTTGTTAATCATGTCAACAATGTCAGGACTGCTAGAAACATTGGGAAGTATGGTGGAGGTTGCTATATACTACTTAACCCAAGGCCTGTTTCAAAATCTGTTGCCACTAATCCAACCACTGGAACAATCACCTATAACTATTCGTTTAATAATAGACCTATAAACTTAATACCTAATACTAGGTCTGAAAACATAACGATCAGTGATAACTATCCCGGAAATGTTTACGCATCTCAAGGAGTCATTGGTAGAAAAATTGGTCCTGTACTACAGAATATCGGTACTCAGACCGAATGGAAAAGAACTTTAAATATTGATTGTACTGTTGATGTCGGCATGAGATATCAAGCATTGACCGAGAATACAATTTCAAACTCAATCAAAAGTACAAACGCTGGCACTCGTGCTGGCTATGGTCCAACTCAGGCTAATAGAATACATGACATAACTACCAATCTTACCGAAGGAACTAACACGTTCTCCCAGATGATGGTCTCTAAGCCTTCAAACAATGGAGACGTGATTGGCAAAATAAAGGGAATCATTGATGCTGTAAGCCCTAAAGGTCAAAATGGCGTGCGTAAATATTATGTCGATCCTCCTTCTGAAAGTTGGAATCCAAAAACTGGATCGTGGTCTTGGAGTATAAGCTGGACATACGAGATGGATGTCACACATCTCGACGATAGCAACATGTCACAGCTTCAGTATCCAGTCAAAATGCATACTGCTAGTGACACGCCAATCAGAAGACAGGTCAATCAGCCTATCACTGACTATGATACTACCACACCTCTTGATGAAGGAAAGGCTAGCTGGTAATGTCTACATACCCCGGAAATCATCCAAACTATATACCATTTCAACAGACGTTCCTTGGAGCGTCAATAACCAGCTTCAACATTAGCATTGGTTATAACTCTGATTCCACAACGATGAACATAAATCTTGTTGAGGATGATGGCTTTATCAGAGGTGCTGCCACTGGTGAGTATGACACCAAAGGTAATTGGATTGATTCTATCAGCGCGCTTGACGCTGCAAATACTGAGTATGAGGATGACCCAAACAATAAATTTAATACTCTTTTAGGCGCTCCTAAAGTCGTAGTTACTAGAACAGACTCTAATGGCAATCAGTATGAGTCTTTACAATATGCAGGAGCTGTCTCTGAAGGTTATCATAGCTGGGACATAAAAGCTTCTCCGGTCATAGATTTTTATGAATCTGATCGTGGAGTTCCTATAGACGACGAAGGAAATAAAAGCAGATCATCGGTTTCTAAGTTTCCCCAAAACCTTCGGAATCTAGATGAAGAGTCTTCAACTTATAAACATATAAGATATCCTAATGGGGATGTCTTTTATTCACCTAGAGTTGGAAGTCCTGCATACTTCAAATACTATGGTCAGGCTCCCGGAGTAAATCATCCAGAGAACCCTGACTGCGTTCCAGTGTCTGGTGGCAATCAATGCGATGATTGGAATGACTATCAAATAGAAAAGCTCTTAGAGTTCAACGGTTTGGTAAAGAGTGTATCTAAATCTATGGGCACTAGTGGAGAGACATTTAGTGTTACTTTAGAAGACCCTAGAACGATACTAGAAAATGTAATAGTCATACTTTCTGACGATGATAGAAATGTAGCGCCAGCAGACTTTCCTTACATACACGACCCTTTCATAAGAAAATTTTCTGATCCTCAAGCTCCCGGAGTTGTTGGGACTACTCCAGCCGTAACCTTTCCGCAAGGACAAAAGGGTGGATATCTTGGTGCTTACAATGTTCTTAATGTTTATGGATATTATGAAAAAAATCAGTTTGGTTCTGCCGAGACTAATGAAGCCGGAATGCAGTGGTATGATCCAGACCCCAGAAAAAGAAAAAAGTTTTACAACCTAGAGCATGAGTTTGGCATCCTACCAGCTCTTACTATGATGCTGGGTTATGCTATTCATCCAAAGACTGGTCAGATAGTACAAGACAAAAAGTATATTGGTTTTGGAGAACCTTTTGGTGGGCCTATTTATTGGGGTCCAGACTTAAGAGAGTGGTCTAGAGGGTATGGAGCTACGCAGCCGGGAGAACATGACGCCCATAGATATGCAGTAGACCTTACTTCTTTATATACATTGTATGATGACTTTGGGCCCGGAAGACAAGGGGATCTAAGCAGTAATTTCAGGGTTGACGGTAGCCAAATGAGCCTACTGTCTTTAATACAAGAAGTCTGCGAAGCCGCTGGTGCTGATTTCATAGTAAACATGGCAGAAGCCCCTGTTGATAGTCCTTACTCTGGGATTATAAAGATAGATTTGATATCTAGAAGACGACCTTTAACAGAGGGATTAATTAGAGATGTCATAGAAGAGTCTGTAAGTATTTCTTCTGGAGCAAATACATCTGCCGCAAATCAAAATCCTTGGTTTAATTCTGTTTCTGACGCAAGTATAGGTTTTGATTTTGCCAATCCTACCCAAAGCAAAATGTTATTTGGGAGCCATAGAACGAGAGTCGTTGGAGTCACACCTCTGGGTGGTAACGTAATCGACGGACGTGCTGGTATATGGAAAGAAAATAGAAAGTATGGCGATACATACAATGGCTATCTTGTAGAGCCGACAGACACAGATGGCACTCAGCTTTACGGAAGACCAATCGACGACCTTCCATCTGTATTTAATAGGATTGTTGGATTTCAGCCAGACCCCATTCCCGCTAATCTAGTCAATCTAGCAGATGGAGAAGAGATATGGGAAGCAAATCCGACAGTCACACCGATCATAAGTGCAGATTCTTACAATACAGATAAGTATAGCAATCTAAAATTAAACCTTCATACGGTTACGATTATAGAAAAAAGTAGCAATGAAGATGAAACTCAGGATCAATCCAAAGTAGAAAACGTAAAGCTCGTACCTACTCCATACATGTTTAACTCTGTTTCTTTAGGAGGTCCTGAAGGCAAGAAAACCTTTGACAAGAATATAAACAAAAATGCCGCTGGAGAGCCCAAGAAATTAGTGCAACAGGGGTACTACAACGTAACCACCGACACAAATTGCCAAGCTCCTTACAATGGGCTAAATTTTACCAGACAGCATCAAAACGAGGGAGATCTGGGAGAAATTTATTCATATTCTCTAAATGATATGAAGTCGAGCGCGGAATTTGGATCTTTGTTCAGCCTGTGTGTAGACCATACTGGAGGATGTGAGTTCAATGAAGGTATCGACTGTAATGATGGAGTTCCTGTAACTGGCAGGAGTGCTGGAGACCTGCTATGGAATCTCTCCAAGGTTGATGACATTGCAAACATAGAGTTAGAAACAACAAGGTACTCAGTTTTTGGCGATAACATTATAGACCTGTATCCAATGTGGGGATACAACAAGAGGTCTGCTTCTAGTCTATGCGGTACTAAAAACGAAAACCAATGCCAAGCGTCTCTGGATTGTATATGGGACGACAAGGGTTGTGCTCAGTGGGACGACACTGGCGAAACTTGTTTGAAGTATGGTGTTTGTACAGAGGGTTTGAACCAAGTAAAGGTTGAAGTCCAAGGAAATCCTATCAAAGGATTGTTCGATGATGATGATCCTTATAGAGATTACGATAAAGACATTAGGAACGAAAATGTATTTGGCGTAAACGGTGGACTGATAGTTCCCGGCTCTTATTTTAATGACGAAGGGCTGACTAGTAATAAGGCATATTATAATTCTCAAGCTGTTGCTTGCAGAAACTATGCATGTATTGATAGAGATACTGTCACTGTAGCTTGCGCTCTTTTAGAAAAAGATCCAAACAATCCCGACGCTAAGAGGGCTGTAGACCTTACCCCATTTGAGGCAAACTTATTAAAAGATCCATTGAAGAGATTTGGTCCGGGAAGAAGGCTCTTTGGTTTTTCAGCAATCCAGCCCGGAAATCCTAGCAACGATAATGGCGAATGTCCCGCAACTACCAAGCAGCCAGATCCTCTAAACAATCAGCCTGTTTGCGTTGTTAGATTTGATAAAGACATCCCTGCAATTGGAGCATCTCAAGCAGGACAACTCGCATTTAGAAAAGGTGATATATCTACCATATATATCAATCCTAATGGTGGTGGATGTGATCCAAGTAGAGAAGAAGAGTTTGCTAAGTCTAATAAAGTTCAATCAGAAGCTTCGTTTACTAAGCTAATCGTTATAGAGAAGGACAACATCTATCACGCCTTCAATAGCACAAGACTTCATCCTTGGGAACACCTAAGCGCTAAAGAGCCCGGAGATAACTCCGAAATATGCTGGAAGCAAGAAGATGGCGTTCTTATAAAAGAGTCTTCAGATAATGAAGCTACGGTTGTCCTAAATCCCGGATCTTTTGCTGTGCAGAGTGTTTCTAAACCTTCTCATGCAACTGAGTTAGACTTGGGCGGCTCTCAGATGGGCATAGTAGATAACGTCAGAAAGTTTATAGGGCAAAACTCTATTTTCTGTAGAAAGTTCAAGAGTATAGGCGCGCTGAAAGCATTTTATCAGGACATGCCTCTTAACATGCCACTTCGTCCTGTTGATGCAAATTTGCCAAAAGGTCCATTTCCTGCACTTGACAAGCCAGCAAACTTCTTTGTCAACAATGACTATGAAGTTCTCGACTGGAGGGCTGTTGAAAACCTGCAAAGAGAAATTAAAAGACCTCTTTCAGAAATTGGTTTAGGTGGCGTTCTTGGAATCGCGAATGACGCAGCTAAGTTGGCAGACGATAACTATGTCAAGAAAGTTGCTGAAGTATTTAGTGTAGGTGTCACATACGCAAAAAGACAAAAAGGATGTGTAGACCTATCTCTAGACCCACTGAATCCAGACGATACTTTTGAATACTCGGATGACGATCCTCTAAGATGTTACAACGAAGGTGGTCTTGTAGACGATTTTGCACAGCCTACAGTCAAACCAGTAACAGCCACGATACCAATCGACTTGTCAGAAATTGGGTATGACGGAGGTCCTTTTAATCCCGCAACGTTTAAGTGTGTTTCTAAAACGACAGAACAACCGCATGACTGCGTAGTCTATGATGCTGACAATGATCGGTGTGAATACGGAGACTGGAGAACTTCTAGAGATCCAGTCGCTTGCAAGGCCTTGCTAGAAAACAAAGGGGCAAAAGTAGGTGATCCAGCTCCAGAGACCGCAGTCTTAACTGACCCATTCCAATTTAAGAAAGTATTCTCAGGTGGTAATGGAGACTTCCGCAGATTCTATTACGCGACTGTTTCAGAGCTTAGGGCTGCTGCTAGTGGTCAAGAGCAATGGATGAAGTTTATAAGAAACATCGACAATCATCTTGCCTCATACATGGGATGGCCTGACGACACAAATGAAAACAATACTAATACAGAACTAGAACACGATGCTATGGACGCATTGACTATGGGTCCGTATAGCGAAGAGGCGTTCGCAAAAGCAGAAGCGATGTCTCAAAACTCGACAGAGGCAAACGGAGATCCATGCGCTCCTGTGACCTTTACTCTAAAGCCAGAAGACAAAATTAGGTGGCAGAAAGACACTGCTTTTCGTCTAATAAATGAAGTGGCTTCTAAATTTTATGGGACTCATTACTTAATGCCATTGCCGTATGACAATGTGATGTCAAACTGGGTGAGACCTATACCTGAGTCGGCAAATAGCTTTGAAGATAAGTGGAGTATAGCGAATGACGGATGGCCTTGCGAGGTTAGGTTTGATAATGATACCACCAATACAAGATATCCACAGAACATAAACTTCTTTACAGGGGAAGGAAACTTGATGCCGTTCGTGGTATATCCCACGAAAATAAAATACATCCTTTCTCAAAAATTAGAACCGCTAAACTTCCAAAACGTAACGCCTGAAAAGATTCATACCACACATCACTCAATGACGGCTGAGTATTCAGACGAAAGAGGCTTTCCTACTTATGGTAAGACCTTTGTAAAGGCAAACGTGTCTGATAAAGTCTTTTGGCTTTATGATGTCCCAGACTGGGAAATACACCATGCTGAAGAATACAGAGGAAGGTGTGTGCTAGACAAAAAGGATGCGGATTCACTTATTGAAGGCGATGGAAATCACTGCTTTAAGAGCTGTGTTAAAGATGACAATTCAAACTTGCCGAAAGATTCTGCGGAAACAACAAAACCAGACCCTAATACAAATGAGTGTGCCTCTGGTTATAACTGGGATACCGCAACTCCTAAAAAGAGGAAAGTCAGCGTTAGGGTAGACTGCGTTGATACTGATGAGGTAAGGTGCGCTAAACTAAGGCCTTACGCCTTAATAAATGTAGACAATCCTGTTGAGTATGTATCTCCAGACGTTGGGGCTGTTAAAGAAATAGAAAGCCCAGCTCTTGGTGCTCTAGACTTCAACGTAAGTTATCACTCGCCACAGGCTTCTGAGTATGCCGTTGGGCCAAACGCAATAGCTCCGCCTATAGTTCCCGGATTAACCGATCCTATAAACACAATATCTTATTGCGTTCATTTAGGAGCCCTAGATGGCCCTGCATCGCTACTTGGACCGAGACTAGAATATTTAGCATTAACATCATTGAACTCAAATGTTCCTAATGTAGGACAAGTATTAGCCGACGCAGAGCAAGAAAAGTCTAGCTTAGTAGCTGCTAGATTTAAACCTTGGGCAGCGGCTGTTCCTCAAATTTCCAATAGAGTTAGATGGGGACCTTGGGCTATAAATCAAGGCTACGGAAAAGCAGAAGTCAGCATAGACGAAAGTTATCATCCGGGAGCATTTGGATCTGAAGTTATTTTAAATTCTTCTGGAAAAGCAAAAGTTTACTTTGACACTGTTGGTGTAGACCAAAATGAAAGTGGGAACGTCACCTTGACAGGTCTACCTAAATACCAACCCGGAAAACCTATCCAATTTGGATTAAATACCTCAAGTCCTAAGTACGGCCCATACATAACCGACATGTCTGTTGACATTGGAGATGCTGGGATGAAAACCACTTATAGCCTTTCCAGAGAAATAAGGTTTGGTGATAATTCTAGGCAAGAAAAGAGACTTAGAAGAATACAGAAGACAATGATTGAAATGAAAAAGAAGCAAGCAGATTCAATTAAGAAAAGCAGGCTTCCAGACCCAAGAAGCTTGAGACAAGACAATGGCTAATATACACAAAGTAGAACAGCATAAGAAGACACATGCCAGTCAGTCAAATGTTTCGCATGTGGTCTTAGCTGCTAACTATAGACCATCGCCAGTCATTTTGAACGCTGGGATGACAGGACTCCCTACACAATCAAAGGCAGATGGTGCTAGCGTTCTTACATTTATGGGAACGTCTGTTCCTATCTTAATGGCGGAGTACAGTGTAGGTACAACGACAAAAGATCAGCTTAGTACTTTTTTTCCGGCTAATAAAGCGGCGCAAAGCGCGAACCCAGAAGAGCAGAATTACTTACAAAACAAAGACTACAACCAAGGCGCTTCTGCCACCCTAGACTCTATATTTATACCGATATCTGCTGGATTTAAAATAAGGACTTTATCTGGGGAGATATTCAACTCTGAAGGCGGTAAAGACAAGGAGACAGATTTAAGGTTTCCTTCATTTGAAACACCCTTTGCTTATGTTAATAATGCAGATGCTACTAAATCTTTTTCTAGCTTTATGGTTCAGGGAAGTGGATTGCCTAGTAGTGCAGTACTGAATCCATACGTTATTGGCTCTACAATTGAAATGAGCTTAGCTGGCAACGACCCTAAAGAAGTAGCCACGCAAAAAACTAAAAACCAGTCTCCGTCACTTCCAAAGTTTGGTTCTACTACAATAAAGGCTGATTCCCCTGCTAGGCCTGTTGCCTTTAGAGGTCCTATGGTTATGTCTGGCTGGGGCTTTGACCTAGAAGGACTGCCTGTACCAAACGCCAAACTAGAGTCAGACTTAAGGGTAGGCGACCCTCACAGTAGACGATACGGGAAGACAATTATGTTTTCCCAAAAATTTCCGGGAGCCGCTAGCTGCGATCCGGCAGGAACTGGATTTGATGTTTCTACTTGGTCATCAACTGTTGATAGTGAGCACGTAGATGCTGATGGCTCCAAGGTCTATGTTCTTAGCGATGGCTCAACCGTAACCTATACATTAAAAGACAAAGGTACAAGTAGTGAAGTTTGCATCGCCGAGCAAACATTCCCAAGTAAAATCCCAAATACGACAAAGCAACACTTTTTGAATGGTCACCTCAGAAGGACTGATAAGTGGAAGACCGGACCAATCGACTTGAGATGGGACAGAGAAAGAAAAGTTTGGGTTGGTGGTAGGCATAATGGAGTTTACCTGTCAAAAGCAACTAAGTGTATACTTCCCAAAGCTGGGCCTGATGGCAAGAACTCTTTCAACTTAGGGGTTGGAGGTAATATCAATAATCCCGGAAGGCTTTATAGGAATGTATGTCCAAACGAGCCTTGTGAGTTTAGCGTCTACTTTGCGAGAAGTCCTCACTATCCTGATATAGAAATCTACGATCCTGAAGATATTGACTGGGGAGGAAACTGTCAGGTAAAGGAAGATGGTAATGGTAACCCATATGTAAACTGTACAGACTTTAGGAATAACTGTGTTCCTTTTTATGACGCAGTAATACTTAGGTCTGTAGACCATTATGTTGCTGGTGGAGATTACAGTGATTGTGGTGACAAGTTCAGAAAAACATCAAACGGCTCTCCTTACGCTAGAAGAATGGGAGACCCTTGCCATGGAATGGGAGGAGCATATTCTGACCAGAAACTAAAAAGCAAGGTAGAGCAACTCTCTCACAAGGTAGAAGCAGGGAGATTTTCTGATGCCGCTATGTCAACTTTGTATCAAAAAATATTTATAGAAAACCCACTAGGTCAAGGGTTAAACTTAGGTGATAACTTCTTTAGCTATGACACTGGCAGAAGAGTTATTTTTGAGTATGTAAAGTCTGATATGCAAGGATCTCATATAAGGAATGGATTCCCTGCTGGAAACCCAGTTACCGTTAAAGAGATAATACCAGTGCATGTTATACTACAGGGTGAGTTCTTTGGAATGGACATCATTACCCACGCAGGTTGCGAACAAGGAGAGATGGCAGCTTGTACTAGGAAATTCTTCGCTCAAGGGTATGTAACTCCAGAAGATTGTGGACCGAATGATGATTACCCAACTAGAGGGATTATATAGAGAATGACAATAGGAGACAACTTTGACACCTCTTGGCCCGGTCTTGTCAACAGGTCAACAGGACGTCGAAGTCATAACACTCATCATCCTTGCAATATAGGATGTGGTTGTATACAACAGTGCTCAAACAATCTCACTGGATATCAACCCATACTGCCTCAAGAATTGGTTTTGTCAATTGTTAAAGCTGGTTCTAGAGATGAGGCTAGGAAGAAAATACAACTAGGCCAAGCTGAAAGATTTGACGTCAAATATTCAAATGGAGCTTGGAGGGGTAGAAAGTGTTGCTTTGATTCTGACACTAGAGTTTTCTATGTAGAACCAGCTGGAGATTATCCATACTTTGAATGGCCTGTCGAGTGCTCTAACATAACAGATGAAGATGAGTGTAATGATAGAGTCTCTTGCAAATGGGGTAGTGTTCCAAACTTAATAATTAGATCTGGTCCAGATCGTGGAAAAGAAGCTCCAAAGATGTGCAGGCCAGCCTGCGAACTTGCAGACAAAAGTGGCAATGATGAAGACGGAGGAAAGGCGGGCGAAGAGCAGTGCGGAGCACTCAAGACTTTAGGAATGCAGTGCAAATGGGGTTATGTAGATGGTGACATTGGCACAGGAGACCTTGAGACTAATAAAACTCAATGCCATCCAGACGCAGACGCTTACGAGGAGACATCTCCGGGCGAGTTCGCTGTAACGTCAAAAATAAAAGACTGGAGTGGCTGTGAGCCGTGCTCGGTAACTACGATTGACGCTCTCCGTATAAACAATGGAGCCCTAGCGTCGGTACAACATATAGAGCCAAACTTAGTAAACGGCGAAATCGTAAACTTTGATGTGACTGGTCAAAGGTCTGACTGTTCTTTCTCTGGTGGTGGCGGTATACACAGACCATCTTTTGTCTTTAGAGATGATGTTAGTGATGATGAAGACGATAGAGCTAGAAGCGCTAGTAGGGCCCATCAAGACCCTGTAGGTAAGTCCTCAAGATACAGAGAAGCTCAGTACACATTTTCTCAAATCGCTGGTCTAGCGACGCTCAACTATACCCTCCCTTCATATGATATTATCGGAGATTTGCCTCCCGGAATATTTCATAATAAGACTGACAAGGCAGCAACTTCTTTTTCATTCAACTCTTTAAGCTCGCCTGAATCTAACAACGTAGTAGATAATATAGCTACGGTTCATCTTCCAACAAGAACCCTTTACTCCTTAAAAGATGAAAGAGATTTGAGGATAGGTTGTATTGAGGATGGAGTCGCTCCGAGAAGGTTTCCAAACTATTGTAGCGTAGATGGCCAGAAGAGCAATTTTGATGGCGTTAGTGGCGTATATATAAAAGATAAAAAAGAGACTGTCACGATGTCTCTTAAGGGTTGGCAAAACGCTTGTGAGGAATTTGACCCAAATGGCATATGTACACAATGGAGAGAAGAAGAAGGTGTTGTTGCCGATGGAGAGCTCCTTCTATCTAAGTGTATGTACTACAACTCTCAGGTTGGCTATGTCCCTGCTACAGAATTCACTCCAGATAATTGCCCTCAAGGCTTCGAGACGACGGATGGAGTCACTAAGGGTTATATAGTTCAAGCTGTAAGGCCTACAGAATCTGAGTGTACTGCAAAGTCTAGATGCTGCAAAAAACCTATAACGATATCAAGTCCTACTACTTATGAGACTGTACACTACGATAAGTATGAAAAAAATGTAAACTACGACCTAATGACTTGGCTGGCTTGGGAAGACTTGGAGTCAGGAACTAGCTGTGTCACTGTAGCTTGTGGAGACCTTACTAGCGCCGATCTTTGTAAGTCTAGTGACCAGTGCTCTTACGAAGATAGGGGTGAAACAGATCCTTCTTCTGGATTAGGTATTGGGCCTCAATGTTATAGCTTAGGAGAAGGCGGATTTCATAATACTGCCGAGGCCTTCATAGATAAATACCAATGTCTTGCTTATAGAGAGGCTGTTGGAAGTAGTAGCGTTTACTGGACTCCTGATTGGGAGATAGGAATTTCAGACGCTAGTAGTTGCTGTGGCGGAGTAGCCTTAAGTGATGATAGCCCTCATCATATACCGCACATGGATGCAGAAGGAGATGTATCTGGACTGAAATACAATCAAGTTTGCTATAGTCCACACAAAGAAGTAGTATTCCAAGCTGATGGTTCCTGTCAGGGAATAAAAAACATCTATGATAGAAACTATTATCATCTTGAAGCTACTGATGAGGAGACTGGCTTTTTTAACTTGGCGATTAGGGGCTGTGATTATTACGGCAACTGCGTTTCGCAAAGTGTTATCAAAGACTGTGGTGTTCAAGAAATTGAAACCTGCAATGACCACACTGTTTATGATAATGGCATATCAACAAATCCTTGCTACTGGAAAACTGAGGGATCTTGCTGTGAGAAATTAGACCCATCTACAGGAGAGGGAACTGGTAGTTGCTTAACAGACGACGATGGAAATCCTAAAAAACAGTCTGATTGTGGTAATGGGCCAGCGTCGGCTACTGAGAAGTGGACAAATTTTGGTACTTGCGAGGTAAAAGAACACTTATTAGGAAGAACCACGGTACTACAAATTCCTACAGACCAATTTGCAAATACTAGTAATTTCTTTGCTAGTGAAGTAGACAGCATAGGATTTAGAAAAGGCTGGATTCCTAGAGATCTTCTTGTAGATTCAGAAGCTAACGTTGGCGGCGGTTGCACCAACGTCGGCAATCCTCCAGACATTTATGACAACAAAGATTCTTGCCCTACTGGCTGCACTCCTAGTGCGACATGTTGGAAAAAGTCACCTGACCAAGATAATCCCGAAGGTCACGCTATTGATATAGACGGTACATACTTTGTAAATGATGGGAACAAAGAATGCACTGGAATAGAAGAAGGCGGTGATTACTATTACGGTTGCTTTGATAACCTAAATATGGTTCCTTACCAAGACCATAGTGGATATAGGCACTTTGGAGTTGCATTTCCGGGAAGGCCTTTAGACAACGAAGACTTTTGTTATTGCCTAAATGAGGATGTTGACAAAGATTTTGGAAGGCCCGGATTTGTAAGACAAATTCCCTTTTTAGTTACTGGCACCAACGAATACAGAATTGAAACAGATGGAATTAGGCAAATAGGTGACAATAAGCTTGCGGATTATCCGGGATGTCCTAGTGAGAGTTTTCTGTCTGACTTAGGGCTTTCTCATCCAAACCCAGATTTTTGCGGAGAAATGGGCGGTACTGCTTGTTCTGTTGCCTACTATCCAGAATCAGCTTGGGGTCTAGACTTTGTTCTTTCAGGAGGTGCTGGATGTAAGGGAGACCCTGATCCAGAAAACCCAACATCGCCGAAGGGTGGATTCCACGAAATTCCTTCAGATGGATACTGCATAGAAATAGCGACTGGCACGGCTGTACAAAGGGAAGAAGAAGATTGTGTTGGCTTTGCCTATAGATGGATCGAGCCAACATGCCCAGACCATTGCGATGAGGTTGAGTCAGGTTATGTCCCTGCTGATTGTGATGGCTCTTGCCAAGACGGTAAGTCTACAACTAGATCTGCGTGCGAAGCTGGTGGATTCATTTGGGTTGATACTAAGTGTGAAGGACTCGCCAACTTAGGAAACTGTGATCTTGGCCCTGACGCAGATGGCAACTGCTGGAAACTCCATGACGAAAACAATCCTTTTGATCCTGACCCATACTACACTTGCCTTTCTCCAAGCCTAGCGAGAGAAGTTAAATGTAATGTTGTTGGTATTTATCCATATACAAACATTCTTAACAGAAGCCATCATGCTGTCGGAGACTTTAGGCTAAGAAACCTCAATCTGCAACCACAGCCCTTTAAGGCTACTGAACACAAATCATTAAAATACAAAACACTAGCACAAGCAAAGTTTGACCTTGACCAATATCACTTATGTATTGGTAAAACTGCTTTGAGTGATAATGCTCGAAAACTGGCTATCCAAGAAGTTGTAGACGCAGAGGATGCTGATCCCGGATCGTTTGGGTTTTCTCCATGTCACGGAGCGACATCTTATTCTCCTTTGTCAATAAACAGAGGACTTGCCTACTGGTTCGATCATGACTTTGTTGCATATTTGTGCAAAGACAGCTTTGGAAATACAGACCCTCTAGTTGAGTACGACCCTCAAACTAGAAGATGTTTCAAAATGGTAGGCAATGAGAAGCAATACGACCCAACCAATTGGAATAATGGTAGCTCTTTCAGTCCGGTAATGGATCATGACGCCTGTGAGCTTTTGTCTGTTGATATCTCAAATTACAGAATTCAAAACAACATTGGGTTGACTGATAGAAATTGCACCGTACACAGCGTATGGGCGATGGAATATCATCCAGATCCTTCTATAGGTCAAGAGCTTGCTTGTTTCCCAACGCAAAACTGCGGCGCTGAATATCTCCGTACTGGAGTTTGTCCAGTTGCAAGATGCAAATTGATGTCTGGTGTTTGTCTTCCAAAGGACCCAGATAACTGTAGTGATATAGGCTTGGGAACTCTTTATAAGCCTGAAAAAGACCTAACAGATAAGAAGACGGCGCTAGAAAGATGTCAGTCAGATTGTGATTGCCCAGACTTGTTCTGCGAACCAACACCAACTATTGCTGAGATTAAGACTCCTCTGGCTGGACATTGTCCTCCTATAGAAGAAGGTGGCGATGGAAGTAAATGTAACGAATTAGATCTTGCTTATAGCGATAAGCTACTTATTAATGGCAGTAAAGAAGAAGGGCTTTCTTTCGCTGCTATAGATGATCCTGATGAGTGTGGGTATTGCGAACTTGCGCCTGCGTCTGCATCTAGTCCAAACCATACCTGCGGGGCCGTGGCAGACAACACTGCGACTGGCGGTCTTAAGCAAAGCTTACCTTTTTTGCTGTATGCTCGAACCAAATGCCAAGAATTTTCCATAGACATTGGAACTACTGGAAGTCAAGCAAGAACAGACTGCAATGCAAAGACTAATATATGTGGTCTTAACTGTGGGCAGTTCACAAACGGGACTTCTGGAAATACGAGTGGCGGAATGGCCAGTCCTACAGACCCAGAAAATAACAATCAGAGCAAATGTGAAAACCTTTCCGGTACTGACAGCGATGGGGTTGACTACACATGCTGTATCTGGGAAGACACCCTTGATGCTAACGGCAACTCTATAGAGCCCGGCAATGTAGGAACTTGTAAGCCATCAAATCCTGCGCCATGTTCTTGGCACGACGCTTGGAAGTCCGGCGGAGCAACCTACATTCAAGGAGCTACCGTAGGATACACATGTAAAAGTAGGTTAGACGACAGCTCATGTCAAGAAGCTGAATTTTTAAGTCCAGAATCTTTATCTGTTCTGTATAGAGAAGGCACGGTAAGTGACGCAAACACATTTGGATCTCTCTTAGGGAGGGACGTATCCTTTATAACTAAGAGAAAAGAAGACTCTCTCAAATACTGGGGAGAAACTGGATTATGGCCAGAGCATAAAAGCTCTAGCTATGAAGCAGATTCATGTAGAGGTAATCAGCTATTTGGATATGTCGAACACGCAAGCCTGACAGACCCTGTTATTGTAAAATCAAGCAATCATAAGCTCCCCTCTTACCCAACAAAGTTGCAGATTGGTTATATCAACAACGACCCTGTGTATGGAAACTTTGTGGTAAATGCGCCTATATTCAAGAAAGACTGGATTGAGACTGAGTTCCATGCAGCTTTAGAGTCTGATGGCACTGGCAAGGCTTCTAGGATAATTAAAAAAGAAGCAGAAAAATATAACTTAAAGAAACATGGTCCTGATGATCAAATATGGCCTCTGGTTGAATGTCCTTACGACTATTTAAGGAAGGGTGCTGGAGGATGCAAGCATGACGACATTGGAAGCTTTTCTAAGTTCCTCGAAGACAATCCATTTAAACCTTTAGACCTAGAGCATCTAAAACAAAATTGTGGAGTTGATGATGATGGTAATCCATGTATGGGTCTTCCCGCAGGATTGACCACTGTCAGTTGCAGTAGTCCTGAAAAAATACTTGGTCCTGATGTAGACGGTCTTTGTTATGCTAGTGCCGATTCTGGTTGTGGTGTAGAAGAGTCTCTGGGTTGGTGTGAAGACCTTTCCACTGGTCTCGGTGTTGATCTTGGTGAAGCATTCTGTGTCGCACCAATATATAAATGGCATCCTCCCCAATGCCAGCCATCTACCGCAGCTTCTCTTTATAAATGTGTTTCTAAAGTTCCTTCGGCTGAATATCCAAATTGTGATATGGCTAGGAATCAACTTGATTGCGGCACTTTGGCAGCTTCTAGACCAGACATTGGAGGTGGTTTATGTGAATGGATTGATAGGGAAAGCGCCTGCAAACCTGCCTGTAGCTTTAGGATTGACGGAGAGCCCATGTGCTCTTTTGCAACCAAAGAAAATGGTGATCCTGCTCCTGCTGAATTTTTAGTACAAAAGCAAGTAGATAAAGACCATTTCTCTTTGTTTACCTGCGACGGCAATACTTTAGAATCTACAGAAAGAATATCTCAATTCCTTTCTAATAATTTCTGTCCTTCTACAATATTTACATTCAGCGGAGCTGGACTGAAGTTTACTTCATGCAAAGCTATGGATGACACTTGCTGTCCAAGGGGTTGTGAAGATGTTACTTACTCAGGGCCCACATCTTCAGACGGGACTACGCTATCAAGCATTAAGCATCACAAAACCGGAGAAATAGTAGCTGGCCAAGACGACACATCGTACAATCAAGATGAGTTTGTTCTGACCAATGATCCTCAAGTATCTATGACCTGCGGAGTGAGTATCGTCCAAGGAGGTCAGATAGAAATTCTAGGTAATGTTCCTTGGAGCGGAACTTGGAATCACTACGCAGATGGGCTTATACGTACTGAGGATGTTTATGGTATTGGACAAAATAAGAATGGATATTTCAAAGGCTGGACTGGAAGCTCTCTGATAAATGAGCCTCCTGCTGATGATTATTATGTTTATGTAGAGCACAAAGAGACATGCCCCGTATGCTGCGATCACTTTTTGCCTGATACCATCAGTGCGACTATAGGCTCTGTAAGTACAAGTATATTGAACGACCTATATACTGATGATGGTTGTGGATTTAATTCATGTGATGGATTCAATGCTGTTGGCTACCATACTACCAATCAATTAGATGAGTACGGCCTTAGAATAAGTGAGTACAGACTGTGTAGAGAAAGTGATATCCAGCAAGAAGTGAGTGACGCTTTTGCTGCAATCAACTTATCCGCTTCCTTGTCTTGTAATGCGCAAGAATATAGCACAATGCAAGAATGTACAGACAACAATAAGCAAGGTTTCTGTACAAACACCTCTGATGGAAGTAGAGCCAACGGAATTGAAAAAGGTGACTGCGTTGCTCCTGATTATAAGTATGTGGAAATAGAAGGCAAGACTTGTAAGTGCGAGTCTGTACCATGCTCCTCTGATCCATCGTCCACTTGCCATGTCGCTATAAAAATATATGACGATGAGATTTCTTATCTACAACAAACCTATGCTTCATTAAGATGTGACGCTCAGAAGAAATTCTGTGCTAGACCTTCTGACCAACTGAGAAACATTACCCACCAACATTTGTCTAGATCTAGTCATCCTTGTTGTCTTGAGGACTGTATTCCGGGAGACACCGCAGTAGATGACCCTTGTAAAAAAGACTATCCTACCATTGAAGAGTGGATGGGGTGCCATGTCGCAACTTTATATGCGAATGGAAGTCATACAGCACAAAATATAACTTGTGAGATACCTCAAGATGTTTGCTTTACAGATCCGGGAATGGACCCCACTGACGTTTTTGAAAACTGTGGTGAATGTGTAGAAGGTAATAACAGTCCAGATCCATTTGCTTGTAGCGGACAATCGACGAGAACGGACTGCATTAATGCTGGCTGTGATTGGATGAGCAATGCTGGCGGAGGAGATCCTGTTTGTGATCCGTGTATAGGATATCCAAACAACAGGCCTTTTGCCTGTGAACCATCCTGTGTAGAGACGAATATAACTCCTAGATATTGTAGAGGTCAGAAAGATCATAGATGTGGAGGAACTGAATTTTTCCCAAATCCTACTGTGGCAATTAATTGTGAGCAAGACAATGCTGGGAATGAAATCAAGAATAGATGTGATATAAACCAAAACGTTGTTGCTTCTGGTCTACATGGAGGTATAGATGGCTGTCCTAACATAAATGAAATGGGAGCTGCCGACGACGGATTTCATTGTTATGCGGACATATATGCTCCAACGGTAGGATGTTTAGGCTTTGGCCAATCTAAGACTATAGATCTGAAGTACACCGACTCTGCTTGGAGAAGCGATTGGGCTTTGATGGGAGCAAAAGAAAGGTTTGAATTTGATGGACAAGGAGTAAGAAAAGGCGAGTATGTAGGGGGTCAAAACTGTGAGACTTTCCGCGTCCCAAATGTAGAAAAGCGATATTGTTGTTGGAGTGATTTTTATAAGACTGAATTTGAGCCAGTGCTGGTCGGGGGTGTTAGTCCCAGCAATATAAAATCTAATCAGTTTGTCGTAAACGGAGATGTATTCCAGTGTCCTCCAAGGAGCAAAGTGAGAGCAGGAAACCACGACGTTGTAAGAAACGCAGACTGTGGAAGCTGCCCATCGAACGATTATGGATGCGGCCTATATGAAAAATCTAATGATCTTCCTAGACCTACAAGCAATAGGGATGGTCATTTCTTCCGCCTTGTAGCTCAGTGCGGTCCTGAAGTTGGGCAATTTGAAACTCTTAATGGTCAAATACCACCTGACGCTCTTGGGGAAGATAGAACGTATTCAGATCCAAGATTAAATTTAGAAATGGACGTTATTCATTGTGGTGTTGCTTGTAATACCTCTGCTATTTCTGCGGCTCCAGCTAATAGCAAGTGTCCTCCGGTAGTAATTAATTATGAATACGAAGATGTAGTAGACGAAGATGGTAACAAAATTGGCGATGCTATATCAAATGTAGTAGAAACTCCTTTCTTGTGCGTAACAAGAGAGGAGATGATAGAAAGTGGATATTCTTGCACTAAACAAAGCTGTCATAGCATTCCCGGACAACACTGCGACGTAAGGCCACCGTGTACTGGAGGGTGTGAGTTTATTAGTGGAAGAATAGTAGATGACTACAGTGGTCATGAATATGAATATAGTGCAGCCGCAGCGTTCCCAATGCAGGCAGACACTCATCAAGGCCAAAATGAGATGTGGAATTTTTCCTCTTCTCCTTATTATCCTAAAAAACCAACTCTAAACAGAAGGGTCTTTTGGGCAGAAAGAATAGAGAATGATGAAGAAAGTTATGACTTACTACATATAGATAACAGGGAGAGCTGTAGCTATGGCGAAGGTACTCTTGTAAGTGTTGGCAAGGCTGAAAAGTTTGAAGCCGAAACCGGAAGCTATAACGGAAGTAGTATAGATAAGAAAAGTAAAAATCCTTACATTTCTGGAAATGCTAGACTAGTTGATGAAATCAAAGATACTAGAGGAGCATCATCGTTTGGAATACAGCTTCCAGCATACACAACGATAAAGGTTGACGATGCGACTGGACTAATGACTAATAACAATGCTTACTTCAGGCAGTTCGCTATTTATGAAGAGTTTATTCCGGTAGATGAAAACGGTAATTCACAGCCAGCAGAGGCATTCTTTGTAAAGAAACTACAACTACCTGCACCTTATGGTAATTATCCAATGCCAATGCCGGTACAGAGTTCCCAGCAAGTAGGTAGTCAGGCTTTTGGTGGAGGCAAAACACCCGGAAAAACTCACGTTGGAGATTCCTTTGGAGTAGGGTTTGGGCTAGGCGTCAATCACTCTAGAGTAGGATTGATACCTACTGCTCATAATCTTAACTTAGAAGATTCAATTAATGGAACTTACTACACTTCTGTAGTTCCTTATGATCCGACTACAGGTATTGGTAATAAGCATATTAGCATTGAAAGAATCGAAAATGTTTATGATACTGGCGATAACGGAAGTTGCTTATTCGAGAATCATGTAGAACTTTCAGATCCTGACAGAGCGTTAACAAGGATAGAATGCACTACACTTGGAGGATATTGGGTTCCTAAATTCTTAGGTACTGTCGTCCATGTACTAGGACATCATGACTTACTAGACAACGAGCTTATTACAATAAGTGGCAATAGATGCTACGATGCAGCTTGTACTGTCAATGGGTCTGTAATTTCAGACGCCAAGGATACAGGATGCTATGAAAAAGATGGCTTTGCAGCTGTCCCTAACATCGTCGAAGCGGACTGCAAGAAAGACCCTGATCTTGTGTGGTATAGTGGCGTCCTAGACATAGCTGGCGTGACAATCAAGGCTAACACGATAGACAAAACCATATGCGAAGTCACTCTTGGTGGAAGCTGGGGGCCTGACGCAAGCATAGAGAGTGCTTATGATTATGAGCAGGGATGTCCTGTGTTCTGTAGAAATCAAGCACAGATAGAGGCGTTTAGGACAGAGAAAGGATGTCTAGATGAAAACTTCTGCCAAGACTGCGAAGTAGAGAAAACAGAAGGAGAAGAAGATGTTACGCACTGCCCTCTCTGCGCTAGAGAGGATTCCAATGGAGAGTTGTTTGGATTAGATGGAGAGCATATTGTAAGAGTTCTCGACACCAAGTCGTTTGTCATTGGTTGGGAGCATCAGACAGACTTTGAACAAGACTTTACTAGACTAGCAAAATACAACAGAAATCCTTTAGATAATGAAGAAAGGTTTACGTTTGTTCGTACCGAGGATCAGAATGGCACTATCACAGAACCTTTAGACAAAAAAGGCCTTCATGAAAGACGCCATCATTCGCTAAATCCAGTACAGTTATTCGACTCTGACCATAATTCTGTAGGATTTTATTCTGGCATGGGTGGAAAAACGACACCATCCGCCTTCCACTCTCCATTCTTGCCAGACACTGAAACTGATCGACTATTCCAGAGAGAGCTTTACGACCTTACAAAGGTCAGTAGTGCGGTTGAAGTGCTGGAAAAAACAGACGCTGGTGTTGTTGGATATTTTACGGACAAGACCAAGAGGTTTTTGAGAAGCACTACCACGAAGATACTTCAGCCAAACGGAACTCTTGACGATATTGCAATTGATTCTTCTGCTAGAGCCCATAGCGGATTTTTAGGAGGTAACAATTTAGGGCTAGATGAGGTCGCTCATTGCGGAGCTCAGCACGACACTGTTGTTGTAAGCTCAACTACAAGCGGTGGGCAAAATGCTCTTATTTGCGCTCACGCCTCTGATTGCTCAGTCTTAGATAAAGCCTCATGTGAAGAAAGTCACTATTGCGTATTAGAGTCCACATCTTTTGGCATTGATGGTGATCTGAATTGGACGGTAGAAGGACAAACGTTACTTGAAATTAGCGCAATCAGGGAGACTGATAGACTTGATGAGGTCGCCGGAAGATGCTTTAGCAAGGCGCGAAATGAAAATGCTTGTGTGGCAGATCCTGAGTGTACATACTTCTGTGATAAAAGAGATCCTACTGGCGCTTGCATCCAAGGCGGATGTCTTCCAAATGTGACCTATAGTGCCGTTTGTTCTCACAGGGAACACGCACCTAGTACTAGCGATGATTATGTCCAGCTCTTCTCAGAAAGAACCGACAGAGGAAATATATTAAATCTAGAAGGCTATAGGAAAAACGACCCAGAAGGGCATGGAGGAATTTCAAGCCAAGTAGCAGGAATGCCTAGTTCAAATAATGTTCGGCCTAGACCATCTATAGGAAGTGAGTTTACTTTTGCTGCGAAAAAACCAAATATGTTCTTTAGCACTCAGTTCAGTGGGGCTGGTGATTTCTTGAGACAGTCAGGAGCCGTCCCTAAGAGAGTGTTTACCGGATGGGTATTCCCAGAAGACTTGGGACTGGAAGACGAAAAGATATATGGATATTGGAGCAGACATGTAGGTTCATTTAATATAAACATAGGCGTCCCAGAAGCACTGCCTACCGCCTCTGTTAGCTGTAGAGAAAACAACAGCGATCTTCCTCTGAACATGACATACTATATGCTTATGCCAGACGAAACATGTCAGCACTTCAAGCCACCGAAGGGTATAATAACATCAAAAGGATATGATCTTCCGGGAGGTCCGGTTATGGTACAGACAGAGCCCGGAGTTGGGACGGCAGTTCTAAAAGTACATCTACACGAACAGGCAAGAACTATAAGACCAGAGACAGGAGGTGGGTAAATGACAAAAGGATTTTTTAACGATAACGAGCAGGCAGATTCCATGCACACAAAGTGCGATTGTCCTTACAGCGAGTCGAACATATACTGCCCAAGACACCAGTGCCAAAAGACTCCTAGTTTGCAAAATTTATGCAAGTTCAATCATAAATATTTTGATTTGTGGGAGCAGGGCATAGGGCCAATGCAAGAACACAGAATTGTGGACAATAGAGTAGTTGGTCAAAAGATAGAACGCCAAGAGGAAGCTAAAGAAGAGGAAGGTCAAGAAGAATACTTCATGGGAGATCCTAGAATTCCCAAGGAATCTAGAGGTTTTGGAGACACATTTGCAAAATTTACAAAGGCCACAGGTATCAAAAAGGTAGTAGATACCGCCTTTGAGGCCATGGGTAAAGACTGCGGATGCGGAGGAAGACAAGAGAAACTAAACAACCTATTCCCTTATGGTAAGAAGCCTAAGAAAACAAAAGGCTTTTTCCAAGAATAGTGTATATTAATATAGACCTAATAGCTTTAGGAGTAAAACATAATGGCTAGTATTGCATTTTATGCCGGTAATACCGCAGTAAATCACCTTTCGGGATCTGGACTTGGATTCTTTGGTGGTTCTTTCGGTCAATCGGTAGAACTAAACACATTTCAAAGTACTACATTCATTACCGATGGTAATGGAAGCACTAATGGTGGGGCTACAAACAACAATAAGTATAATACTGACACTTTAGCTAGTGTTCAGTGGGCTACACCTCCTACCGGCTTAAAGTACATTCCTAATAGCAAAGCTACATTAAATATTAGGTTTACTAACGCTACGGCAGTTAGAACGCAGAACTGCAAGATGAGAATCTTTGACAGAGTAAACAAAAATCATCCTGCTAGTGGGGTGATTACTCGTGCGTGTGAGTTTATTCACCCGTCCACCGACACGAGTGTAGAAGGCTCTGGAGATTCCGTCTGGTGGGGTAGTGCAAGTTCTACTGGCGCTGATGCTCAGGGGACGATTCAAGGCTCTCCAAATCCCAGCGATAGACTTCCAGCCGGTACAAATACCGTAGGCGGAAGTGGGATTTACGTTCCCCTTGCTCAGTCTCCCGGCCCAAGTGGCCAACACGCTGGTGACGGTAGTGGAAACACTCGACAGTACACTCAGCATGACTGGTATGTGGGCATCTCAGCTTCGCCAGACAGTATCGGCAGTAAGACCCAGTATGGGTTATATGTCGAGCTGGAATATCTCTAATGCTCGTAGCAAACGCCCTGTTCGCAGGGCGTTTTTTTATGCCATTAAAAAACCCTACCATTTCTGGTAGGGTTTCTCTTGAGCATCTTTTAAATGGATTTCACCTTCAGGATGGCTCTCATCTTATTCCTCGCGTTGGGTTTCAGCATTCCACTTAACCCATCCATTGTCTGGAAGCCATTTACCATCCTTGTCCTTGCGCTTAGGAAAGAGCCTACCGCCCTTCTTCATAACGCCAAAGCTTAGCTTAGCTCCGCAGTCACGACATCTCAATTCATAATAGAGGTTGTCGTCCACAGTTCTAGTACAGAACACAACGTTATCGCTGCCGCATTTTCCACATTCAGTATTGTCAAATACCTCTTGGAAGTTTGCGAGCTCGGCAAAGGCCTCTCTTTGGCTTTCAGCCTCGATTTCAACTGTAATTCTCTTATTGGGGGTACTGTAAGTGATCTTCATCAATTTCTCCAGTTAGGGTCATATCCCTTAATACCATCAGGGATTAGGTCTTTGTTATTTTTGTACTGATTAATCTTACGGATAATCAGCTTAGCTTTTTCCTTCGGTATGTCCGCAACAGCGTCGTACTCTCGTTCTCCCGAATTGATGTACGAGAATGCGTTGATATCCAGTTGTAGACATACGTTGTCTAAATACTGAACCTGCTGTGTTGTAATCTTGCCTTCCTGTCCTAAGTTGGAAGTATCTCCAAACTTAACCGCCTGAGATCCTGTTACCGCACTCCTGACAATCTCAACGATGTCTTTACGTGCCAATTCTTCAGCGGCTAAGCATCTTATTTTGAGAGCCTTTCTCAAAGCTCTCCCTTCAGCCCTCGTGCTAGCAGTAGCGACAGGATGAGCGCAGAACAAATCATCAGTATTACCATGCCACACATCTGCTACTTCCTTGAAGACTTTCATCATCCCTGTATCCATCCAGCTAAAAACTACTTTGAATACTACAGTAGCTCTTCCCGGTCCGTCTCCTTCTGTAGCTGGGAATACTTGATCCGGCCCAGATTCGACAATCGTTCCTAAAAGCTTTTCAGCGACTCTTCTTAGCCCTGCGCAAATTGGATTTCCATCAACCAACTCGTGTGGCTCAAAATGAGACATGACGTAATCATTCCATTCTGGCGAGTGCATTGAAGGTCTAGAATCATCGTTAACCTCTTCTTCCAGCTTTTCTTCTATGCTCTCGATCTTTTCGGTCACGCCTTCCAAGATTTCCTCTACTTCTTCCGATAGTCCATCTACTTCCATAAGTTCCTTGACCATTCCTACTAAATCCTCCTTCTTTGCTCCTGAAGGACAGGAGTAATTATGTTCATTCAAAATTTGTTTCAGTTCTTTAACTGTACAGTCTTCGTAATTCTTCATTAAACTTCAATCTCAATAAGTCTTTTGGATTTGGGCGGAAACTTGTTTTCCACCTTCTTAACTTCTTCGACGACAGCACCAAGGCTCTTCGCCATGTTGGCTTTGGAAACATTCTTAGTGATGTTCTTAAGCCTTATTAATACAAACCCTGATTGCAATAACAAACCTGCTTTCCTAGCATCTGCATTTATGTGCTTCTGCAATTTTTCTTCTCCCCATATAGGTAGAAAGTGAGCAGGCCCGTCAATTTCTATTGCAAGATTCAGGGTCGGTAAGAACAGGTCAACTTCAAGTTTTCTATCAGACACCAAGTTCTTTTTATGGAAGATAACCTCATATCCTTCTGCGATCAAGCCCTTGTAGATATATTTTTCTATTTTAGATCCTTCTTTACTGGCTTTCAGAACAGCTTCAGTGGCAGATTTTCTAAGAAGCTCTCTTTGTTCATCCGACATTGATGCCCACTGCTTTCTAGAAATCTCACATCTTCTAGCCCTCTCCTCTTCTTCCATGTCGTTCCAGAACTTTGACATACCATTGCTAATCGCAATCTTTTCGGACTCAGACCTCTTTTTACCTCTTGTAGGATGCTCATGCCTGCCATTCTTAATAGCTACGGTTTGAGCCTTGCTTTTGTCCCTGAGAGACACACCAAGAGTCTTGAGAGTCCTTCTGATTTTGTTTGGGTATGTGTTGAATTCTTGAGCAATCTCATAAGTACTCTTGCTTTCTTTTAGGTACATCTTGCTGATTGCATTTCCGTGCTTCTTAATAAATTCACTATTGCTGTCCATCTAAAATCTCCTTTAGATCTTTGAAAGAAAAATCATTAACGACTCCGCTAACCTTCTTGTTTGAATAGTTTTCTAAAAGAGGAGAGTGATCCACAGATCTAGAAACTAATTCAACTTCTTTGTGGTTGTAAGCCTTACTTACGTAGTCGTAGTCTTTACCTTCCTGCCTAGTCCATTCTAAGTCCCAAACATAGAACAGCCTTCTATGAACACTCGACGAATTTAACGACGAAAGCGTTGTGGAAATATCTGTTGATATTAATACCCCATCAAAGTTCCATATCTCGCTAGACGACATTGTAGAACACAACACGTCAAGAGAGTTAGGATATCTGTTTTCGTAAAATATAGTGAAGTCATAGTCTGGAGTTTCTTCAACCTGCTTATTAATCATGTCAATCAAGCAGAAAGATAAGTAACTAGGACTAAGATCTCTTACTATTATACCAATCTTTTTAGTGTTTTGCATCAGCTTCTTGCTTATTCTCTGTGTACCAATTAATAGTTTGCTTTAAGCCATCTTTGAAGTCTGTAGGTTCTAGCTCTACAAACTCTTTCATTCTTTCGGTGCTTAAAAGCTTTTTGAGTTGTCCGTCAGGTTTGTCTGTGTTCCAGAACACTTCGCCTTTATAACCAGTGACTTCAACAATACCTTCAACTAATTCCTTAATTGATATGTCTTTGCCGGTTCCTATGTTTAGAGGCTTTGTTTCATCATTGTAATTTTGTAATGATTGAACCACAGCTTCTGCCGCATCGGCTACATACATAAACTCTCTCATAGGAGCTCCTGTACCCCAGCACTCAACCGTATCTTTTTCTTCTATGACCGCCTCTACAAATTTCCTAATCAAAGCTCCTACGACCTTAGTTCTGACGAGGTTAAATGTGTCGTATGGCCCATATAGATTAGTAATGCAAACAGTTACTGCGTCTAAATCATATTGGTCTTTATAAGCCTCAGAAGCTGTTTGTAAGATTCTCTTAGCTATACCATGAGCTCTAATTGTTTTATTAGGAAGTCCATTCCAGAAAGTGTCTTCTTCCAGAACTTCCATACCAGTGTCAGGATATGCGCAAGACGTCATGATTGAAACTATCTTTTTAACGCCAGAGAATGTGCAGGCGTTGTGTATATTCAAGCCCATCACAGTATTGGCATAGAGAATGTCAGCAGGATACATCCTGTTAAACTCAATGCCTCCGTTGTGACCAGCGGCATGTATACAATAGTCAGGCTTCACACTGTCAACAAACACAAGCGTATCTGCTAAGTTACACAGGTCAACTTCGCTGTGTTTTAACACAATTACTTCTGCACCTTTAGTCTCTAAGTTCAGGCATATAGCTTTTCCTAAAAAGCCTTCTCCTCCAGTGACCAATACTTTTTTGCCTTCTAGCTGCATTATTTTCTCCAATCTGGTTTTGTTATCCAGCAATCTGCTTTTAATTCTATTTCTTCTCTAGTAAAAAAGTTGGCTACCGCCTTCTTCACTCCATCATGAACTTCTTCATTAGACCATTCATAATAATCATGACCTGCAATTCGGCCACCATCTTTAAGTTTTGGTAGCCAGTGAGCTATGTCATTGTTAACATCTTCGTATGTATGACCGCCGTCTATGAAGATAAAGTCTAAGGAGTTGTCTTCAAATTTGGTAGAGGCTTCTATTGAAGTCATTTTCATAGGCTTGACAATATGACTTACGCCAGCAGAGGCCATGTTATTGTTAAACACGGAATAGATATCTCCACCTAAGCTCTCTATCATTGAGGCGTGTGCTGGTTCATCTGGAGTCCCTTCCCAAGTGTCAACACAGTAGAAATCTATATTCTTGCGACTTAGAGATATAGCTTCTGCCATATAGCAAGTTGATTTCCCAAGCCAGCAGCCTATTTCTACAAAAGTAGCGTTGTCAAAAGATTCTACTATCTCGTCATAAACAGCCGGAAAGCTGAACCAACCTTGTATATTATTATAATGATGAGGTTTACCGTCGAAAGGAAACCAACCTATTTCAGATGTGCTTTTCATTTTATGCGTACTGATGTCTGATTTGTAGTAATGGTGCTACTTTGATTAGTTCTTGAATTCCGGTCTTCATGTCAACATCACAAACAAAACCTTCGTTCTCTAGCTTGTCATAGCTTACTTCGTAGTCTCTTTGGTCTGCGTCTGTGCCAATCTCTTCGTAATGGACAAAGCAACCAGTCTGCTCTTTTACATACTCTGCAAGCTCTCTCTTAGTCCAGTTGAGATGGTTTGCTCCACAGTTATAAACTTTATGTTTCCAATTATTCATATTTTCAAAGCCCATAGTAAAGGCCTTTGCCATGTCACGGACATGGATAAATGTGCGTCTAAAATCTGCCTGAAAAATAGTCAGTATACGATTCGTAATAGCCTGATACACAAAGTCGTTCACAAGCAGGTTGACCCGCATACATGGGCTAACACCAAATCCAGTTGCGAAGCGAAATGAAACTGTGTTCTCCTGAGTGGCCACCATTTCCTCTGCAACGCGCTTATTCACGCCGTATAGCGACACAGCGTTCAGTGGAGACTCTTCCGTACATAAGTCTTCAACTTTGCCATACACGCTTCCTGTAGAGGCATACACAAACGGCATTTTTGGATTATAGGCTTCTCTTGCAAAAAGCATATTCCTAGTGCCTTCTACATTTACCGCCGTCGCCAAAGCGGGTTGGGATTTGCAAGCCGGAAAGCCAACAATAGCAGCAAGGTGAATAATAGCGTCGCATCCATGAACAGCCTCCTTCATCTGGTCTAGTACAGTAACGTCCCCATACTCAAACTCAAAGTTTGGATTTGTAGCTAATGGAATAATCGCATCGCATTGACCTTTGTGAAAATTATCAATGCACTTTACTTGATATCCATTGTCCAGCAAATGTCTGCAAAGAACATTTCCTACATATCCGCCGCCACCAGTAACTAAAATTTTAGTCATATTAAACTCCGATTTTTATCGTTTCGATAATATATTTTGCAATATACTTAGTTGTCAATTTTGATCTAGTGTAATCTAATAGCTCGTTTGCTATTTCGTAATACATGTCTTTATTAAAGACAGAGTGATTTATCTTGTGATTATAGGTGCATAATGAATTCATGCAAGTACCTATAAAGCTATGATTTGGATCATACTTAGAACCATCTACAAGGCAAGGCTCTAATCCTTGGATTTGTTTACCTGATATTGTTAGACTTTTAGGGAAGTTAAATAAGGTTAGGTCTGGGCATTGCTCTAGATCTGTAAAGAAAGGAACACATCCACGTGCTAATATCTCGTAATGGCGTAGACAATCCCATCCGCCTTTCTTGCAAGTAAATCCATAAAAACTATTTTCATAGTCTGCAAAGTATTTCTCTTCTTCATCAAAGACATAAGTAGCCCAATGAGGATGCCTCATGAAGGATGGTACAATAGTGGCAAAGTCTTTTGTCTTCTCCGGCACTTCGTCAACCACTACAGACTCTGGTATTGAAAAAGCTATTGGAAGACATAGGTGTCTATTCGCACCCTTCATCTCTCGTTTGTAGTATCGAGCTAAGCCAAACAGCTCATGGTCATCACCTTGTGAGTCATTACCGTCGAGCAAAGCTATTTTTTGGTGAGGGTTTAGATGTTCTATCTCACCAACTATTCTCATTACAGCTTCTCTATTTGACAGGTAGCTGTGATGTATTGCAACTACAACAATGTCAAAGTAGTTGTTTCTTATCTTTTGCTCAATGTCTTCTCTATCAACTGGTATATCATCCAGTCTATTGTACAGACTAAAGCCCTTGCACTTGTCTGTCTTTACAAGAGAAAAGTTCTCCTTGTACATGTGTTCCATCTTTGGGTAATCAACAGCATCTTCTCCAAGAAGATCCCTAAACCCATGAAAGACAGAATCAGCCAAGTAGTCTAGTCTGTGACCGTACTCAGGAAGATCTTCGTAATCAACTAGGCTGTGAAATAAAACTTTCATCTATGATCCCATGCTTAGTAAATAATTTTACTAATTGTTTTTCTATTGTGTTGTCTAGAGCCCAAGCTTTTTGGTGTTCTATAACTTCATAGTATTGGTCTGTGTTTTGCGAATAGTGCTCATGAATTGCCAATATTCCCTCAAAGACTCCATACTCATATAACGGTACAAGTTCGCCGCCTTGAAAGTGCTTTCTGATATCTGGATAATCATCATATATCAGCATGGAGCCCATATGCGGCCCAATCCAGTCTCTAAACCCCTTCATTCCGTGAAACAACGGGTTATCATGAGAGGTGGTTCCAAGCGTGAATTTGCTGTTTGCGTACTGTTGGAATATTTTGTCAACATCTGGATCATCGTGCCCACTACCACCTCCTTGAGTAAACTTCTTGCCTTTACTGGCTAGAAAGTTTACCATCTTGTTTCTATAGGAGTTGGGTCTTTGAATAGTATGTGGCGCATACAATCCTATGAAGTCATTTTCTTTCTCTTCAAACTTCTTGCCTTCATCAAACTTCTGGACATAATCTAATAGCCAGTCAGAGGCTGTCCACATCCAATGGTCTACATTGATCCCTCTAGCTCTATATTGATCTATGCAGTCTTCCATCTTTTCCAAGAACAAGTCAACCTCAAACGGACTATCAAATTGATAGCCATTGTTCTTGTTAGTCACTAGATAGTAGATTGTGTCACTTCCCATAGCTACAAATTTGGCATTAGGGTAGTACTCTCTCAAGTCCCTAGTGCTCATTCCAGCTAGTTCGAGATACACAGACTCAAATATTACTACCACATCGTTACCAGAGTCAGAATCTATTTCTCTGTTCCGCCAGTAGTTAAAGTCTTTAACTTGTACTTCGCAATCGTAATAGCTTGAAAGGTTGCTAAAGGCTTTACCTGTGGACAAGCTTACAAATGGCTTTGAGTCTTCTGTTACCGCGTATATCTTCATGCAATGTACCTGCTTGGTTTGTCTAGAACACCATCCTCTACATATGAGTATCCCGACTTTTGGCTAATTATGCAAGGGTTAATCGCAAAACAATTCGCCCAATCTTGCTTGTGTATAAATTGACCTGTTATCCAGTCAAACGGCCCGATTGGATCAAACCTGTTTAATAACGATAAAACCTTTTTATTTATGATAACACCATGAAATCCACCACTGCCCTTTACACGGTAAACGTGTTCATTACTAGTTGGCTCTACTGGGTTCCTGTCATTGACATAACAACCTAAGTAAATCATGTCCCAGTCGTTGTTCTGAAAAAATTCTTCTGCTTCTCCAAATACTTCTAGGAAGTCATCTTCTATTTTAACGTCGTCCTCTAGCAAAAGTAGACTTTCCCCTCCACTCTTCAGGAACGACTTAAACATTTTTTTATGGCATAGCCAAGCATTGTATGGATTTGGTCTTCTCAACCAAGTTGGGTATCCTGTAGTTCCATCTATAACTTCGGGCAAATCTTTTGTGTCTATATGATTGTATTCTAGATCGTGACTACCATCTCCAGCTATGAATAACTCCGGCTCTATGGAGACAGACTTCAACTCTTTCAACGATGTTTCTGTAAATTCTTGATATCTCTTATCAAGAACCAAGCAGTGAGCTTTATCGTAAAAGTCAGTTATCATCGCTTATCACCTGTCTTTACAGCAAAACGAAAAAAGTAGCATTGATATACCAAGGGCAATAAGGTGAGAGCCAGTCGTCATGAGTAATGACTCTCTATGTTCCATAATTATTATCACTCGTTCTGTTGTTGTCATCAGCCAATTGAGTCCACCAAGAAGAGTGTTTGTACGTGAGGATAGGAGTCTCCCATCTTTGCCAAAAGCTGCATGTCTACGTTGTATTTTTCACACATCTCTACATGCGCTTTGCTAGCCCCATCTTCTTGTGTGTTCCATCTTGGAGTTCCTCCCCAATCGTCATATCCAATGACAGTTCCCTTCTGTATCAAACCATTTCTAAACATAAAGTCTAGAGCTTCTATTGTTGATAGGTATAGGTCTGCATCTAGATCAACATAAGAAGCTGGCTGCATGTCTAATTCTTTGACTATGTTGTCCTGCAAAGAGTCAGAATAAAACCCAGCAATCCATTCAATGTCAACACTTTCAGGGACAGACTCTCTTACAAATGAGTTGACAGAATCTATTACTTTGTCTACTCCACTAACGCCAAAATGTCTTTGCGAATCAAAGTCGCCTTCTCTCCACTGATATATGCCAACCTCTGAGATGACTTCATCTCTCTCGTCTTCTGTTTCTTTTGGGAGTCCGCAAAAAGAATCAAAGCCAAATATTTTTCTAATATCTTTGCCAACATGCGAAAGTGCATCATTTATATACTTGATAGACTTTCCTGTAAAGACACCAAACTCATAAACATCTGTATGCTCGGCGTATTCTATTTGCGCTAAAGCTTGTCTCCAGCCTTCCATTTATCCACCAATCTTTCTTACTATGTCGATAATAACTTCTTTAGATTTAGGAAACTTAGGCTCCCATCCTATGGATCTAAGCTTTTTATTTGACACTGTGATTATTCTATTATCGCCCTTCCAGTTCGCACCCTCACCAAGCCAGTTTAGTGGCTTATGAATGTCTGTTCCTGTCATGACTGCATCTGCCACATCTGCTATGTTGATCTGGTCATCAGGGCATACATTGTAGTGTTCATTTTCTGTTGTTTGCGATATTTTGATTAGAGCAGAAAGGGCATCGTCAATATGTAGGTAAGGCTTTGTAGATCCCGGAGCGTCACCCAGCACATCCAGCATATCACTATCAGTATTCAGCTTTCTGATAAAGTCTTTTATGACTCCGTGCGTAAGACCTTCTCCAACTGTAGCGCATAATCTCGCAGAGGCGCAGCTAATCCCTAGCTCGTTATATACATCTAGTATGCTCTCTGATGCTCTTTTTGTCATACCATAAATGGACGTTGGCTTGGTCTTGTCTTCCTCTGAGTATGGTACGAGAGGAGATAGTAGGTCTTTTTGATCTTCGTCAAACATCCAATCGCCGTAGACAATAACCGACGACGCCATAACAACACGAGATCCTTTTGGCGCATATTCACACACCTTATAAGTTGACGTGATGTTGTTGTCTATAATCTTGAAAGGATTTTCTCCGTCCTCAAACTTTACTACAGGTTTACTAGCCAAGTGAAAAATTACGTCTGGCTTCTCTATCGCTATAGCTGCGTAAGCAGGGTCTTTAATTCCAAATTTTTTAGAATCACCAAGATCGCACGCAAAGTTTTTCACCTTCTTATTTGGGATAATAAAAGGATTCCTAGTCACCGTGATTATTTCTTCAAATTGATTTTCGAGAAGAAGTAATCTTTTAAGAAGGTTCCTGCCTATAAACCCAGAGGCACCTGTAATTAAGGCTCTCATGAAATGATATCCCTTAGAATGGAAAGACATTGCTCGGATTCTTTTTTGAATCCTAATTTTTCTAGTATGAAAGACACTCTATGAAAATAAGTATGCTTAGTCAAGACCTCAAGAAATCCTTTTTGGATGTACTTTTGTCTTTCTTCGGGGTTCTTAACAAAGTGGTGTATTTTTTCTTTGAAGTCTTGTGGATTGTCCGCATAGACAATCTGGTCAGGAAAGACTTCTTCTTCCATAGATTGAACTCGATCCGATATACAAAAACCTTTGCTCAATAAAACCTTGAACGGTCTTTCTATAATGTCATACCCGAAGTCTTGTGAGTGCGGCTCACTTACGTTTGGGCAAACAACGCTAGAGAAGAAAAGGTCTTTGACTCTCTCGTTTGAAAGCCTGCCTAATCCTTTTGGTGTAGGCCAGTTGTTTCCAAATATTTTTACATTCAGATCTTCATCGCATATAGGTAGCATATATTTATCTAATGATTTGGCTTTATAGGGCCAATACCCACCAACAAAGGCGACATCAGATGCTAAATGTTCATCAAAGGAACCATTATAGTAATCATAAACATCTGCCCCATGTATGAGAGAGACAGGCTCTACCCCTATCTCTCTCCAGTGACCATGAGTTTCTTCTATCCACTTTTGGGTGTAGTGATTGTGAACAAAGTCAGGCTTGCCGGTTTGTCTTTTAAGTCTGTCTACTAGCCTTATTTCATCTTCGCTAGCCTTGAGAATAGGATATTTTTCTCTATCTATAGACTCGTTGAGTTGTCCCCAATCAGAAGCTCTCATAACGACCTTCATGTGAGGTCTTTCTTTTATGCACTTAATGATTGCATCGCTGAGATTGTAAGTTTGACCCATAAATACAGTAGGTTCAAACTCATCGAACGCATCAAAGGCAGACTTACCATCCTTTTCCCACAGGCTTACATTCCACCCGATTGCAGAAAAGACCTTTGCCCATCCCATTCTTATATAGTAATGAGCATGAGGCCCATCACTCTGTATCATCACTCTCATTCAAATAAGTCCCTAGAAGAGTCGATCTCTTTGATTCGCATATTTCTAGGCTCTATCGCATTTATTGTAAGACCCTTGTCTAGTATCTTGTTGAAAATTTCAAATGGATAAAGCTTTGATTTTCTTTTTTCGACACACTGCTTTTTGAAAAATTTTAGTTCTTCATTTTCTAAAAATATTATGTGTGCCCATTTCGTGTCTAGCCCATAGGCAAAGTTAGTTATCTTTTTGTCAACTACATTAACCCCTATCTCGCTCTCCTTAAATCTTAGTTTGCTATCTACTAGAGCGCAAGATCCGTGTTTTGTTATTTCGCTAATTGCGGATGGGCTAAATATGAGATCTCCGTATACTATCATGACGTGATCGGTCATGCAAACATTCATACATAGCCTTATGGACTCGGTTATATTTGTTTCATTGTAATCTCTGTTTTCTACTATCCTAACCTTGCCCAGTAACGACTTTATGACCTTATCTGCCTCAAACCCGACGCAGACAATTATGTCTGAATAAGGGTATATATTTTTGATTGACGCTATTATTTCTTCTATTATGCTTTTGTTTTTCTTAGGAACTTCTAAAAGACACTTTGGACCATATGACTTCATGCGGTTGCCAATACCAGCTATAGGTATTATTACCGTAAGTGGTTTTTCTGGATTCAATCCCGGATGATTGTTTTTTATTTGCGTAGTAAACCTATTGCTGGCCATTTGCTCTCTGCTGTGCTTTTTCTACTACCCGTTGCCAATTTCTTCCCCAAACAGACTGGTCTACCGTAAAACTAGAATTCAGTCCAGTGACTCTTACATTTGTAAGTGCTAAAGGTACATGCCCAATTATGTACTTTTCACTTATCCTCATCCATAAGTCATAGTCTTCACAAGTCCTCATAGTCTCATCGTAGTATCCAGTTTCTTCCTTGGTGCTGATCAAGGCTTGTTTTGTTATCAAAGAACCACTATGAACAATACATTCTCTAACTAATTTGTCACGACTGTAAGGCTCTTTGTATTCTCGTATGACCTTACCCGTCTTAGTATTAATCGTGTCATAGTCTGCATAGACAGCTCCTATCATTGGACTTTTTTTCAGCACGGACACGCATGTGTTTATCTTTGATGATTTCATCCAGTCATCAGCGTCTAATATTGCGTAGATATCAGTTTCGTCGATGGTGTAGTCAATGCCGATGTTTCTCGCCCTACTAGGCCCGCCATTTTTGCATTTGATTGCAATCAAGGTCGTGTAGCCATAAGGCCCTGTGTTGTCTTCTCTTATAATAAGAAGGCCGCCCTCTTCGGTTTCATCTTTAACTATCTCGGCATAAGAGTCTGTAAAATAGCTTGTGATTAAATCCCAAGAGCCGTCGGTAGATCCGTCATCTACTATGCAAATTATGTTCTTGTACACCGAGTACGTTTGCTCTAAAGCGCTATCTATTGCATTTCCTAGATATTGCGAGAGGTTATAGTTTGCTATCAGTGTCGTTACTACTGGGTTCATACTTCCGACCAAGAATAAATGCCTTTTTGATTGTAGTGCTTTTCCATCTCTTCAATTTTTTCTTTTATAGAAATTCCACGATTACCTCTTAAGTTCTTGAATATAAAGGTCGAAAAAGCATATCCCGAAAATGTCTCATCAGAATCAAAGTATGATACGCTCTTGAGGTCTTTCACTATTGCGTTGTTTATTTTTTCTTCTGGATTAATTGTGAACTTTTCTCCTGCTTTTACGCAGACGAGATAGCCATTTTTTAAGGTAGAGAAGGAATTGTCTAAGGCATCTACAACATTACTAATAGATATGGCAGTGTTTTCAACAACTACTTTAGTGGTGATGCCAGTGAGAGATTCACAAGTCGCAGACAACTCTATGATCTCATTTACCGTTATATTCTTACCTACGAAGATGGTAATAAAACTTTTCTTGCCCAACTCTGGCATAGATTCTACGGTGAACTCTACGTCTTCTTTAATCTTTGAATATGACAAGAGCCCAGAGGCATCAATGAAATAACCGACTGCAATTTTGGCCTCTTCGTAGACTACCTCTGAAGGATCTTCTGAGCCAACAACAAACTCAATCCAGTCCTCATTTCTATTTAGAGAGCAAAGAGCGCCTTCAACTTGTTTGTATTTTTTTTCGGTCGCTTCGTCGGTTACGGTATTGATATTAAAGCCTTGTTCTGCATATTTTTCAATTCTTCCAATTTTGCATCTTGTTTGAGAATTTCCTTCAAAATCTGCAAATACACAATCTATACAGTCTGTAGTCAGCTTTTGTTTTTTTACTGGTTTCATTGGCGAGTTCCTTCAACAACTAAGTCAAATCCTCTTATTCTTTTTTTTGTGAGTCTCAAGTTTCTAGATGATAGCTGGTTGGATATTGATTCTAACGTATATGAGCTTAACTTAACGTCCCAAGGCTGGGTAAATTTTCCATGAACAAGCTCGTCATATTGTTCGTCATTTATCGTAGAAGAAACAAAATTTCTTGAAATTTCTAACGAGTCAATATCTTTAATTATTATCTTGCCGCCGTGCCGTAGCTTGCTAATCCAATGGTCTATGGCTTGCAACGCCTGTTTCTTTTCCAAAAATGAAAGCACGTTGTCAATCAAGATTTCGGTGCACTCGTTGTCTGAAACAAAATCATTTAAGTTTCTAACATCAGCCTTTACAAATCCAGATTGATTTGCCACTGGGTTGATATTAACATAGCCGCTCTTAGTAGCCGTTCCTTTTATAGTAATATAGATTTTCATACTATCCTCTAAAAGTTACTTTTGATGCTTCGTAAAATATGTCTAACCACTGGTTGACAAATTGCTCTTCAGAGTAGTGGTCAACTATTTTTTGTCTTGCTTTTTTGCCCATTTCTAACGCCATTTCTTCATCGTTACTGAGCAACTCAAGATATTCTCGCATTTCTTTTTCGTCGTTGGTAATGAATCCATCAACGCCATGTTCTATGATCTCTGGTATCATGCATGTCGCCGTGCTTACTACAGCACAACCACAAGACATTGCTTCCAGTAATGCTGTTGGTATTGGCGATATTGTAGATGTGTTCAAAAATATTCTGCTTGTTTGGTAGGCTGACACTAATTCCTCTATAGAGGAGGATGGCTTTGACAAACCTTTAGTGTCGCCAATTACCCTGTGTGGCAAACCTTCAATAACACGCTGCCATATGCCAAATCCACAACACCAGTCTCTGTTTATCCAGTCATTGACAACAGATAAAGAGTGATTGTCTTTGTCACACTTTAATGGTTTAAATAGTTCTGTATCAACTCCATGAGTGATGACATCTGTATCATTTCCAACTTCCCATCTCCATTCTCCTATGCTGTATTCAGATATAAATAAATTTATATCTCCTCTCATAAGTCTAGTTTGCTCTTTGACTTCTTGAGGCCAGTTTGGAACAGGCAGGGTATGCTCTAAACTTATCATCGGAAGATGCATCTTTTTAGCGAGCTGGGACGCTATTTGAAATTGTCCAAATTTGTTCTGCGAAAGAACAAGGTCAAAGTCAACATAGTTTGGAATTTGCAAATCCCCTAAACTCTCATCCAGTATAACATAGTTAGGAGGAAGCTTTGCATAGGACTCATTCCAGTGTTTAATTCCGTCCGCTCTAAAAGCATAGAAATTATGCCCCGTCTTGCAGAGCATCGTTTCATACCTTTCGTGAGTAGGAAAAGTCAGTATGTTTAGTGGCTCTCCAATTGTTCTCGTGGAGGCTCTGATTATATTTTGTACAGGATTATTCATTCAAAAAACTCTTCATCATGCTTCCTATGATTTCGTATGAATACTTATGAGCATTTGCCTTGCCTTTGTTCTTCATCTGCTCGTAATTTGATGGAGAAGAATCTCTCATCTCATATATAGCTCTCATAGACTTCCTAAGTTTGTTTATATCAATACAGAACCAATCTTCATTTCCTACATATAGATCATTGAATGAGTTTTTCATTCCATCAACTGGTTGCATTATGCCCTCTACGAGCAGTCCAGAATCCTCTATAAAATCTCTCATACCGCCATAGTTTGAGCATATTGGAGTTTTTCCAAAACCCATAGCGTCAAAAGCAGGTATAGACCAAGCCTCTCCATGGCTAGGCATGACAAAGCAGTCGCAAGTACTATGCAGTCTATACAGATCTTCTTCTTGTAAGTAATCAGATATTATGTAGTCTTCTTTGTATTGATTTGGGTCTTGATATATTTTCATCGAAGACTTTATTGAGTAACACATTTCTCTGACAGAGTTTGCTACAGATTCTGGGTTTCCTCCATTAACTTTTAGAACCAAAGATGTTGGTTCATTTTTATGAAATTCTAGATGGAAAGCTCTTATTAGTGCTTGTACATTTTTTCTTGGGTTTAGTTCGCCAACGAAGTAAAAAATAAAATCATCTTCTGGACAAGGTAGTTGTATAGGCTTATAGCTTTTTTCAAACTTTTCAAACTCAGTGGCGTGAGGAACAACTCTTATCGGTATATTGACTCCGCTTTTTTTAGAGGCGGCAACCATATCTTGGTTTATGACCCAAGCTTCATCCATTAGATTGATTTTTCTAGCCCATATTGTATTTGAAAAATGGCTAGTCTCTGTTGCATATATTGCTATATTTTTCTTAAAGCTGTCGCTATAGTCCATGTAATGCGGCAATACATGTTGTATGCAGTAATCGCATCCAGAAGAATCTTTCTTTTCAAGTTCAAGAAGTCTCTGAGGCAGCTCTGGGTTGTTGTTATTTAGCTTCACACATCTTGGTACTACGTCTATGCCTGCTTTGTCCATTGACAATATATAGTCAATTGCCGCCTTGGCCCAGCCAGTGCCTTCTCTATAGTGTGCAATATATAAAACTTTCATACCAAATCTTTTCTCATGCCGTTTTCTTGTGTAAATCCGCAGTTTTCATAAAAATCTACGTTCTCTTCAGAGCAGTGTAGCATGACCTTAGAACAATCAGAATCTACAGCTAATTCACATAGATAATCAACTATTTGTCTTCCTATGCCTAGACCACGATACTTTTTTTCTACAACTACATCTTCTATATGTGCAACGCAGTCGCCTCTTAATTTTTGCTCAATGATTACTTTGCCTGTACCGATAACTGTACCTTTGTACTCGGCGACAACTATCATTTGTGTCAGATCGTCTACATACAATTCCCAAGAATCTTCAGGCGATATTTTGTATGGACAATCACTAAGCTGGTCTAAAAGATCAAGAGCGCCCTCAAGGTGATGTTCGGACAAAGTTGTCAATTCAAAATCATTCATTACTCTGGCGTGATATTATAAATTTTTCCGTCGATGTTGATTTTAGCATAGTAATTAGGATGTACGGTCAAAGACCTTATCTTTATTTTTGTAGCCTCGTCAATCTCAACAAAATCGTTTATAGGTTCTTTCTTATAATATGTAGTTTCGTCTTGAGCGAAGGATTCTGGCAGTTTCCCGTTACAAATATTACGAGCGTGCTTTCTTAATATAGTCAGTAAGGTTTCGTATGACTTATGTACTAAGTCTCCTGCCGTATCTGTATTTTCTATGTCAAACCTTTGGCACTCTATTATATCCCCACGATCAAACTCTTCATTCATATAGTGCATAGTCGCACCGAATTTTTTTGATCTATTCATTATGGCATGGTAAGCCACGTTTCTACCACCGTATTCAGGTAAAGGTGCTGGATGAAAGTTTATCCAAGTCTTGTCAAGTTGTTCAGCGGGTATTTTGTAAGTATATAAAAAGCTAATGCCAATATCGTACTCAGGAAATTTAGATATTTTTTGTTTAAGGCTGTGGTTAATTACAGGAGAGTAAGACTCAATTATATCAAGAGCCTTCTTAGAACAATCACAGCCATGTGAAGCAAATAATATTTTCACTACTTAAACACTTCAAACTTCGAGACATCAATGTAATTTCTATGCGAGCAACTATCAGCGTTAATATCTGGCAAATCGTTTAATATAAGCAATCCTCTAGCTGCGTCTTCTGGAGTCATATAAAAATGCCAGCCAACCATATCAACATTATCTTCATCATAGGTAGCTGTAGTATTTCTACCGTCTATTCTGGCTTTTCTCAGCCAATCATAGGCTTCTTTGCTATCTGTAAGAATCATGCCGCCCCTACCTATTGGCAAAATCTTTTTGATTTGAAAAGATAGTACCATAAGGGTATTAGGCTTATACATGTCTTTAGTGAATCTAACAGCAGCGTCCCATATTGGATATGGCTTTAGTTGATAGGCACCACTCCATTCAAGGTCGTCAAACACAGGATTGCATCCAGCGTGTTTAATTTGCATTGGCACTGAAACCCATGTTCTGCTAGGGATCGTTATGTCACCTTCGCATCCTAGATATTTCATAGCTAAGAACAGGCCGTGAGAACAACAATCTACAGCTACTGCATACTTGCTTCCAGTAAGTTTGGCTACCTCTTCTTCAAAAGCATCCACGACATCTCTTGGGTCATTCCATTCATAGCCAATAGATTTAACATCTTCTAATTCATTCCGCTGCCATTTTTTAGGCAGTCTACCTAGAGGCCATGCTTCATATTTTTTATCTGACATTTTGGAGCCTCCTAGATTCCCATTGGTTGAACTTTTCTCTCATCTCGTACAGCATTTGATAAGCTGTATTTCTGTCAAATTCAGCATACTGCGGCTTGACTGATTTCCAAGAATCTTCGTTAAAGTATTCATTTCCAGTACCTTCTATGTAGACTCCATAATTTAGATCCCTAATCAATCTGGATTCCATGTAGGAGTCGAGCTTAGAAGGCATTCCTAAAACATTTATAATTAGCCATCTAGCATATTCTCTATTGCTCATGTTTGGAGGGACTCTGTCTAATGGGTGAAAAATTCTAGACGCAGATTCCCAAGTCGTACTATGTGGTTTGGCTTCTATTGCATCAAATACTGATTCCCATTTCTTGCAGGTTTTGTCCCACTGATAGTGTTTCTCAAACAAGTCTCTTGTTTTCTTAGACTTGGCGTCTCTTTCCTCGCTTGACATCCCAAAGAAGTCAGAGAATATTTGAGCAGCAGCATCATTATCAGGAACAGCTCTTTCACATCCGGTTTCTAGTTCTATATATGTTGATTTCAGAGGTATTGGGTAGCCTTGCAATTTTCTGACAACACTAGACATAGCAGAGTAATCTATACTCGCCACAGGAATTCCGCATCCAGCAGCCTCGACCTGCGGAAGACCAAAACCTTCGCTATTTGCATACTGGACGTACAAATCAAATGTATTCATGATTGAAGACAGAAATTCATAGCTAACTCCATGCTGCACATTTGCAGGCACTGCGTCATTGAATCCGCAATGCGTACACTTTGCAAATGCGTCTTGGAAAAAGCTTGGAAATGCGTGTTTACATCTAGGGCAGACGTAAGTCATTAGCACTTTAGAAGAAAGGCCATATCTATTTATTATCTTAGGTAGATCCCATCCTAAATCTGGGAAACTGGTATGACAATATAGATATGTTTTTTCTGAGTTAGGCTTTTCTAAAAACTTAGCGAAAGCCTCAAACAAGTCAGGAAATAGCTTCCTCCTTTGGTTTCTCATGACTGTTCCAATTATTTTAATATCAGAACTAAAGCCTAGAGACTCTCTATGTTTTTGTTTATCTTCTACTGGCTGATAAGCCATATCCGCAGAAGGACAAGCGCTCCCAACGCAGTTTATTCTATTGTTGGATTCTTTGACTAAGGTTTCATGTCCCCAGTCTGAATAATTTAAGACGTAATCAGCACTGGCGAATGTATCAATCCACTGTTCATTTTGTGGAGCGGCATCTACAGTCGGCATAATAACCCAACTGAAGAAATCTCTAAAAGTAGACTTTTGCTGATGCTCGATCATCCAAAAATCTCTAATGTCGCATACAATGTCGGGCTTGAAGTCTAATGCCACTGCATCAAATCTCCAAGCACCAAACTGGTTTATCGGCTCTTCTCCATAAATTCTATGGCCTTCTCTGTCGTCGTCGGCAGGAGTGTTTGGATAAAATCTCCAAGGGATTGATGCGATTCTAGGATCGCCGTCTTTACCATATGATGCGAACTCAGCGATTTCATATTTACCGCTAGCGTGTAGCCTTCTAAGGATTTCACGACTGTAAGTTGCATATCCTGTGTTCAAGTAGGAAGCTTCTGAACAGAAGAGTATTTTTTTCTTCATTTGTTGGAGTCTCTTAGTATCTCAATTATTTCCTTGACGAACTTTTTTACTTCAGGTTTGTTGAGGGATTCGTAATGGCTCCCAAGCAATAGTTCGGAAATTTCAAAGTAAGTATATCCTTGTCGTTTCATTTCTAAAACAAGCTTTTGTATGTCTGATAACGAGTCAGGTATGTACTCTGAAAAAGACAGTGGATTGTTGTCTAGAAGATCTGTGTCAAGGTGTTCTGTTCTTGGTTTTTTCGTAAGCCTAGCAATGTGATTTCTAATGCAGATCCTAGCAAACTTTGAGAACTTGGACTTTTTTTCGTCATAGTTTCTCACTGCGTACAACAGCCCAATGAGTCCAACTTGTATAAAGTCATCAATGCTTTCTGACGGGTCGGACAAGAAGCTCATTGCTTCGGCTACAACAAGTCCATAATTCTCCTTAATGATTTCATCTTCGCTAAGCGACTTCATGAACTTTCTTTTTGTTGCTCAGTATTTCAAATTCATTGACTCTGAATCTTGTCGTTTGGTGCATTTTACCAGTCTTCTTACTGCTCCAGTTGTTGTTCCTAGCACAAGCTACAACTTCTATTTTATCACCCTTTTTACACTTTGAGAAAATGACTTCACCACCAGTGTCCCAAGCCTCAAAATCAAAGAAATTAACGAACTCCTGAGTATCTCCGTCTTTTACTTTCCTGTGTTCAGTTATAGCCAGTCTAAAAGTCGTCAGCCTAGCTCCAGAATCGAAGTCAATCATCTTTGGGTCTGAAGTCAGCCTTCCGATAAATCTGCAATAGTTTGAAATAGTCTGCACTAATCTAGCTCCTTCACATTGTCAACGACTACCGAGTCTTGTTTATTGTTTGTATCAACTCTGCCAACCAGCAAGAGGTTGTTGCCTTCATACATTATATGTTTATGTTCATCATAAGCGTCATGAAAAACAACAACATTATCAATAGTGCCGGAAGAATCCTCAACTTTTAGGAAAGCCATATCCCTTCCTACGTTCTTTCCCTTCTTTGATGTGTACTTTCTGATCTCAGAAAGGTTAACGGCTAGGGTGACATTGCCCTTTTTGCCATTTACTATGTCCTTGCAAGAGGTGTTGGCGATTGAGTAGTTTTCTGAGGAACGAACCTTTGAGTAGCTTATAGACGTACCAAGATACTCTTCTTCATGACGTATTATCATAATAGGATCGTCTTCCATGCTCATCATTGGGTTCTTGATTGAGTCTAACTGGCTCTTCACAAACTCAGATCTCTTCTTAGTAGACGTGCCACCGCCTTGCTTCTTGGTAGGCCATAAGGCTTCTAGTAAAGATTCTAGGCTTTCATGTTGCTCCCACCTCTCTTGCGCCCACTCTTTCTCTTTATTGGTCAGCGCATTAAAAACAGACAGGTCTGCAAGCATTTTGTTTCTTGCTATGCCTGTGAACATAAAGACTCCCGCATGTATCATTGCAGTGACAGGCCTTTGTGGAAGCCTTCCTAGTACCAAACACAAGGCTTGAAACCAATTTAGTTCTTCTACGTTTTTGTTGGTGTAGCTGTTAGAAAAATCGACTACATCGCGTATTTTATCTAGATGACTTTTGCCGACAGACTTAACGTCCAAGAATCCAAATCTGATCTTGTCGTCGCAAAGGCTGGTGTGAGGCTTGATAAAGTTTAAGGACGGCGGAAATACATATATGTCAGAGAGTCTAGCATCACTTATAAGCTCTCTAACCTCTTCTTGAGGGTTTGGCTTGGCATGAGCGTGAGACAGCCAGCTTGCGTAGAACTTTTTAGGAAAATGAGCCTTGCAATACGCACTCCAGTAGCCGCATATTGCATAACTAACAGCATGAGACTTGTTGAAGGCATAACGGCTAGACTTTTCGATCCAGCTAAATATCTCCTCAGCCACATCCTTTTTTATGATACCTACCTTCTTGGCTCCCTTGATGAAGTCTTTTTTAACTTCCGCCATGAGAGATGCCTTTTTCTTGCCGATCGCTTTTCTCAAGTTGTCCGCTTCCTCAAGAGAGAAGCCAGCTAGCTTTTGGGCTATCTGCATTGATTGCTCTTGATATACAAGCACGCCCTGAGTCGACTTCAAGATTGGCTCTAGTGATTCATGGAGGTACTCTATCTCTTCATCGCCGTCTTTTCTATCGACATAGTGCTGCGTCATCGACTTACCATCGACAATCGCCTTAAGAGTTCCCGGCCTAATGATCGAAAGAAGTGCAGATAACTCTTCTAGATTTCTTGGTTTTACTTTTTTTGCCCAAGATCTACCAAGACTGCTTTCAAGCTGAAACACACCTTTGGTTTGCCCAGAGCAAATCAAGTCCCAAGTATCTTTGTCATTGAAACCTACGTTTCTTATGTCGATATTTGAGTTATTAGAGGTGTGTTTTTCCATCAGCAAATGCCTTTTCAAAACGGATCTGAGGAGCGAAGCGTCTGTGCAACTTCATAAATCCAATCATCATGTTAGCGGTGTCTTTGACATCCTGCAATGCGTCATGAGCATTGGTTGTGTCCATACCCATGAGTTCTCGCATAGAGTCCATACCGATCCTATTGACATCGGGATTATTTTCCATCCACATCCAAACAGTATCCATGAGGTCTAACCTATGAATCTTGTCAAATAAGCATTGCTTGCCAGTTTTCTTGTTTATAGGCCCGTATTGTTGGCATAGTCTTTCAACAATCGGCATATCAAACCCGTTGATGTTGTAGCCCGCAGCGATAGGCGCATAGTACGGCGTGCCTTTCCAGTTGTATCTGTTTACGAACTCAGTAAACTTCTCCCATACAACCTTTGGCAAGGGAGCGTCTTTTAGCTCCTCTCTGGTCTTCTTATTGACGGCTAAGGCTCCATCTTCTATCGGGTCTACGCCCATCTCAATTGCCTTGTCGTCATCTAGCTCTGGCCTAATCAGACTCTCAAAATAACCGTCGGGCTGCACGGTCAAGTTCCTGCCGTGAATCGCCACTGCCGCAATCTGGATAGCTTGCGTTTTATGTGGGTTTCTTGAGCCTGTCTCAAAGTCAAAAACAATTATGTCTTTTCTATTCATACGATCTGTCAACTTTCCTCTTCGTTTTGAAGAAGGCATCTAGCGCTTCTTCCAAATTATAAAAAATGTTTGTTTCTATTTTTGCGCCGTTTTCATACCATACTTGAAAGCCAGTGCGATCAACCATCCCTTGAATGTTGCATTTACTTAAGTCGCACAGGGACAACTTTCTTTTGTACTCTGAAAAGCCTCTAGTTTCAAGCCTCTCTATGATTTTTTCTTTATGAGTTTTGCTCATGAGTCACGCCCATAACCTTATCTAATAGCGATATTCCTAGTATGTCGAATTTAACATGCCCCATAGCTTCTAAGTCGTTCATTTCCATTCCAGCTATCTTCTCGGATGATTTCTTGTCAGACAGCATTGGACAAACGTGGTTCAAATTTTGGGAGGATATCACAACTCCAGCTGCGTGCTTCCCTTGAGACTTGAATGTTCCCTCAATTCTTATCGCCTGCTCAAAGAACTTAGAGTGATCTCCAGACAAGTTGCCGTCCTCGTCTATCCTACAATAGTCATACAGCTCGTCAGGCTGATTCATTAGCGCCCAAGTAATTAGCGACGGATTATCCATCTCAGCAAGCTGGTCTGATATTTGGCTTTCCTGTGGAAGACAACTTGTTATCTTCTTTATCTCGTCGTAAGAGCACGCCTCATGCAGGCGTAGAACTTCGCTAAGCGCACTTCTTCCTTGAAGGCATATATATGTGATCATCTGGCTAACGTTGTCTTTGCCGTACTTCGATTTAATATAATCAATAACATCATCTCTGCTAAGTGCAGGGACATCAATATCTATATCTGGCAAGGATACGTGATCTGCTGTGTTTCTACCAGAGTTATAGAACCTCTCGAAGATAAGTCCATGCTCGATCGGGTCAACTAAAGTTATACCAACTAGGTACGAGACTAAGCATCCAGCCGCAGATCCTCTACCCGGCCCAGCAAGCAAGCCGAGGTTGTTAACATAATTGACAATATCCCTGACTATCAAAAAGTATCCAGCCAGATCTGCATCATCAATGACCTTTAGTTCTTTTTCAATCCTAGCCCTATACTCTTCTATAGCTTCTTCCGTGCCTACCTTGCCTTGCTTTATCAGTATGTTTGCCCATCCTTCACGACACAGTTGTCTTAGGTATTCAATTTCAGAAAGTCCGTCAGGACATTCAAACTTAGGAAGTTTTGGCTGATCGAGTATGTCGTATTCTTCACACATGTCAGCTATGAGCTTGGCGTTTTGTATTTCATGCTCTAGATTTACTTCTTTGATTTCTTCTAGTGACGGTATGTGAAAGTTGTTCGATCTTAGAAAACATCCAAAAGACACATCTTGGTTGTCCTCTATCTTCTTCTTCAACTTCTTCATCGTGGTGTTCATCAAAGAGCATAGCAATAGCGTATGGTCAATAGAGTCTTGCTTCTCTGGGTAGTGAGAGTCTGCTGTTGCTATCGAATGTAGTTTGTATTTTTTGCACAACCACCTTAAACCTTTGACAATCATCCTGACCGCCGCAGAGTTTTCTTGGTCGATTGCTTGTATTTCAATGAAGAAGTTTTCTTCACCAAAGATGGATTGATACTGACGCACTTTCTCCATCACTTTTTCATTCCAGCCATCAGCAATATAAGACTTAACAGCCTCTTCTGTTTCTGCTGAGTAAGCAGCTTTTGGATCAGAGAACATCGCATTAGCTATATCGCTATTGGGATGCCCGCTGAATGCAATCAGTCCTTCCGAATAATTAGCAAGTGTGTCTAAATCAAGCCTTGGCTTGTAGTAGAAACAATCTTCGTCATTGCTGCGAGAGACTGCTTTAACTAGGTTGTCCCATCCGGTTTTGTTTTTAGAGATAACACACAAATGGCTTAGGTCTCTATTTTCAGCAGTCTGCACTGAAGGGGACTGTTTACAAAGATAAAACTCACAACCTAATATTGGCTTGATGTTTTTCTTTTTCATCGCCTGAACAAAAGCCACAGCTCCAGATATGTTTCCATGATCTGTAATAGCGCAAGATGTGTAACCCAACTTCTCACATCTATCAGCCACTTGTTCTGGCTTGCTGAGTCCATCTAGTAAACTATAGTGCGTGTGTAAATGGAGTGGAGTCCAACTCATTTTTTGTCTTCTTCGTCCTCTGCAAGTCTGCCTCCGCCGTCGCCGTATTTGGCAATTTTGGAAACATTTCCATATTCCTGCACTACTTCCGTAATGCCTTTGGTTCTAATCTCATCTCTAATGAACTGACACACACTTCTGCTTGGATCTTGCTCAGAAGGTTCGCTAAACTTACAAAGCTTCTGGCACTTCCAGTGCGAGTTCTGGTTTGACAAAAGTCTTGGATACTGACAAGACTTTATCTGCTCAAACTTTTTCCTCAGTATGTCTTCTGCCTTTTCAAAATCGTCATCGTCAAAACACATGGAGAATAAGCCTCCATCATTTATGTAGTAGATGCTGACAAAAAACTCATAGTCAGGATACATACTTCTGAGTGCGTAATAGTATAAGAGAAGTTGAGTATCTTTTTCAAGGCACTCGATAGTTTTTTCTTCTCCAGTTGCCCAATTAAGTCTCTTGCCCGTCTTATAATCTAGGATTTCAAAGTAGTTTTCACCCCTAGTAACGATGAGGTCAACAGTCCCTTTTATTGAAAGATAACCCTCAAGGACTTCATCACCAACTTCATATTTGTATTTTGCCCAAGGTTTCTTGATCTCAATGTCAAAGAAAAGCTCGGTTGCATATACGTCTTGATTTCTTGGGTCTAGGTCTCCGTGATTGTACGCAAGAGCTTTCTCCGCCCATCTTAAGCAAGTCCTCCTATCAGCTTCGGTAATATTCACTTCAGGGAACGCACTAGTGTAGTAGTCAAACGCAATGTCATTCAAAAGCTTTATGTCATCGCACTCTGCCAGCGTCAACTGCCTTCCGGTCTCGTCGTCATCAACGATGTCAAGACCTTTGTTCATGGCGACCTTCTTGTCGCCCAGAGTTTGCATTACCTTGTGAGTGATAGTACCCATCAAGGCCTTCTTATTTGTCTTGTCCTTGAAGGACAGGTTGTATTGAAGAAAGTATTTCTGCTGGCAAAATTCCAGCGTGCCTAAGCTACTGCTTCTGTGGTAACAAACTAACATCTAGTGGTTCCAAATCTTCTATGTTCATATTGTACATTTCCACATGGGTCTCAAAGTCATTAGTCCTGCCTCGCCTGTCAGGGTCTGGCTTGCCTTTTTGACACAGACGAGCTTTAGCAAAATATTCTTTTGGTTGCATTTGTCCAGTGATCCATATGGATTTAGGTTCGTAATAAATTCTGTCTCTTCCTTCTCCTATATGCCTTCCAAACGTAATGCTTGTAAAGATGTAAAGGTCAGGATTTTGGTGTTTGCTGGTCTTGGCAATTGACACTTGCCAGTCCGGCCTTGGGTCATATTTTCTGCGTTTTGTTTTGACTTCTATTTTTTTGTACTTGTGATTGTCAACAATCAAGTCATGGTTGTACTTGTCGCTGCCCTCGTCGCTACTCATAATGACCGCCTGTATATAGGCAGCCACAGCCTCTTCGCCAAGGTATCCAGCCGTGTTTCCTTTGCCCTTAAGTATGGAGTTGTTGATTGATCCCAAGGCGAGGGACTTCTCGTAAGCTCTCCATACCATCTGTTGGTCAAACGGTATCTCTAAGATATTAGTCATTTTTGATCCTGAAGTCTGATGTCTTTGATTGCAACCATCCCCAATCAAGTAGCTGTTTGAGTATGGCTCTATTTGTTTCGTCAATAGTTGATTCTGAGTTGTCAATTACAGCGTCGAAGCCTTCATAATCTGAAAGAGCGCTTTCACTAGAGTGTTGATCTTCAGAGAATGCCCGTCTCGTAAGTCTGATGACTTTTCCGCCTGCCTCTTGTATGGCCTTGACTTCGTTAGGAAATCTAACATCGGCTATGATTGCAAGCTCTGTGTTTGATGAGGCTATTCTTTTGATGCAGCTATCAATCCAAATGTTGTCATACATTTTTCTGCATATGTCGGTTCCAAAGTATTGCAAGAACTCCCTACCTGTCATTGGGCCAGTTGCAGAGCCTGTATAGCCGGGCATGTTCTCCCAAAGCAGTTTAGTCGGCGTGTCCTTTTCTTCGTTGGTGCCATAGCATTGCTCTGGTTCTAATCCAAATATTTCTACGGCTAAAAATTTAAGAGCATCAGCGAAGCTGAAGAGCCTAACAAAAGGCCATATAGATCGAGACGCAAAGGCGGCAAACTCTTCATCCATTCTTTCAATTTCAAGCTTCCCAACCCCTTCCTTTTCCTGACCATTCTCGTCTAGGGTTGTAGTATTCACTAGCAAATCTCCAGACTCGTTCATCATGAATTTACTAATAACTTCGTAATATCTCAGTTGATAACCATGTAGAAAGTTGGCACATGTATTCTTACCAGCCTGCTTTGCTCCAGATATTCCTATTATCTTCATGTTAGATCCACTTCTGTATTTGGGGCACGATCGTTTGTTTTATCTCTTCGACGGTCATTTCGCCTACGTCTTTTGCTGGTATCTGCGGCTCGATTATTTTGCAGATTCTACCCAACCTCTCTCTGATTGTCTGCTTAGCCTTTTCTCCAGCATTGTCGTTGTCTGTTAGTATGATAACATTAAATGCTCCAGATGTCTCGATAATTCTAGACTGAGCATCGCTCAGACTAGCTCCAAACATTCCGACTACATTCTCTATTCCTGACTCATGGAGTCTCCATACATCACCCTGACCTTCGACAAGTATGACGCTGCGCAGCTCTCTGATCTTGTCTTTTGCAAACCAATATCCATATAGGTAGTTTGACTTCTTAAAGTTTTTGGAGTTTATCCACTTGTATCCATTGTCTTGTTCTGTGGTTTGTCTTCCAAGGTGGGCTACCACAAATTCATGGTCATCATCGTAAACAGGTACGACGACTCTGTTTTTCATTGGGGAGCCTTCTTTAATAGACAGCCCTATATCAAACTTGTCTAATACTTCTTTTGAGTAACCTCTTTTTATGTAGTACTGAGGAGGCATCACTAATGCTTTCCTAACGTCCTGCCTGCTTATGCCAGAGGTCTTCTTCTCAGGTTTACTATTTACTGCGTTTATTATCCTTTGGAAGTTTCTTTCAACAAAGTCAAAATCATTATCCAAGGACTTTGGATTTGTGAATTTAAGAGCGAAGGTAACCGCCTCTTTGAATGTTGCGTTCTCTTCTCTATCTCGTGACAACAAAGCTCTAATGAATCCAATTGGTGTCGTAAAGAACTCTTTCTCGCATTGGTTAGTCCAACATTTCCAACAGCCATAGAATTCCTGCTCAGGATTCAAGCGGATAGTACATCCATGAGGATTGTCAGCGCCTTCATGGATTGGACATACCATTCTTATAAGGTCACCCAAGTCCTCGTATTCAAGCTCAAAGTGGTCTAGCAACTCCCTCATATTGCCAGCGACCAAGATGCAAAGTTCTGCGAGCTCTTCCTGACTGAGAAAATTAGGCGAACGGGTCTTCTTCTGCTTCTGATTCATCGAGTCTAAACTCTTGTTTGTCTGGAACCTCATTGTCAAAACCCTCTTTCTTAAACCTACCAAGCTCTTGGAGCTCGACCTTGGTGCCTGTTTCTTCAATTTCGGCAGTAGAACCCTTCATCTTTAGGTTAATATAATCACCTATGTTTTCGAGTCCCGCTCCGTGCCTAACAACAATTGGAATTAATTTCCGATTACCGCTTTCACCTTTGTCTTCAGCTATCTCTTCATCAGATTTCAGCTTGAATATTGAGAAGCTAGTACAGTTCCAAATAATTCTATCGGAACCAGCTACAGCATCCGTAGATTCCCTGCTTATCCCATCTCTATTCAGTTGAACAAACGTAAGACAAGCAAAGTCATTATTCTTTGCTAGATTGTGCAAGTCAATCATCTGCTGGCCAAGTACCTCATACTCCTGCCTATCAGCAGTTTCAGAAGCACTCATTATCTTCAAGTAGTCGTAAATTACAAGACAGTCATTAGTATTTCCATTTTCATCAGAACCAACTTCTTTCTTGACCCATCTTCTTATAATAGAAAGGGTCTCATCGAAGGGTCTGCCAGCCACACTTTTGTAGTGTATTTTGGATTTCTCAAATTTATCTATTGCCTTGAGTACACTTTCTCTGCCGCCAGCTTGTTCGGCGGCATTGCCAGTAGCGATGTCGTTTATGTCATAGCCACTAAATCTAGCAAGTATCCTGTGCCAGTGGTCTTGTTCAGACATTTCTGTGTCGAGTATTAGGACTGGGATGTCTAGTTCGACGGCTGCGTGTATTGCTACAGCGTCTGCAAACATGCTTTTACCAGTCTTTGGCCTAGCACCTATGACATCTACGCATTTTCTTCTAAAGCCTCCGCCGATTGCTTTGTCGTATCTTGGAAAGCCACTACTGATGCCGATTTGTTTACATGGATTGTCGAACACATTCTTCATGTGTTCTCTTACGCCCTCTCCTAAAAGGACTGGCTTGTTGTCCATCTCCTGATTCAAAGAGTCCGACAATGTGAATATTGGTTCTTCAGCGGTCGAGATTACGTTGTCTATTGAAGTTGAGTCATCTAAGTTTTGTAGTCTCTCAACCGTTCTTAGTAAATCCCTAACAGCTCGTCGTCTGATGCAGAGCTTCCTCAGAAGTAGGGCGTGGTCTTGCGTTGCCTTAATACTAATGTCCAAGTTTGCGAGAGACCTGTAGTGATTCTCTGGTATTTTTCTAGTCAGGTACTCTGAGTAACCAAGACTTTCGCCAGCGCTCAAGATTGAAGTTATATCAACCTCTTGATCGTTCTTTAAGCATCTCTTAATACAAGCAAACACTACTTGATTTTCTTCAAGTGTAAATGAGTCGTTTCCGACTATCTCTTCGATCTCGTCAAAAGCATCTGCCCCGTACTGCATTAAGCCAGCAAGTACGGCTCTCTCTGAAGCTAAATTTTGTTGTTCTTCCATGAATTAACCTACGCACCTATCACATCTATAGTACTCCCCAGCTCTTGCTATACTTGCGCTTACCTCAAAAGACTTACCGCAAGCATGACACTCCAAGTTAATAAACTTAGCTGGCTTTCTATTTCTAGGAACGGGATCGACATCGGGAGTTATATTCGCCTTGTCTTTAGCCTCTGTTCCATCGTCAACAAACTGGTTCTCTCTAACCTGAATTGATTCTCTTCTTCCGTACTTTCCACCTACTGATTTGTTTTTGTTGTGGTTTGTTGAGAAGTCTTCATCTTGCACCTGCCTCCGCAACACTTCTTTTTCGGCAGCGGTGGTAGTGGCGGGACTGGAGGCAGCGGAGGTGTCATCTTCGACATCTGCTGGCCCATCTTCTCGCACTTCTTCTGGCAACCTTTCTCCCGAAAGTAGTTCATAACCTGCTTTAATTTTTTCAATATCATCTGAAAGTATTCCTTCCTTAATCAGTGATAGACCTTCTATTAGATTCATAATTTCTTACCTAGTTCTAAAAGCGTATCTGCCATTCTTCTTGTATCTCTTATTAGGTTATCGAACCAGACAACCCTTGAGTTTGCTAATCTCCTGACGTTCCAAACCTTCTCGGCAAAAGCGTCCTGAGCTATAACTAAGTGATACTTTTGTTCCCATTTTGTATACTTGTCGAACTGGTCTGCTTGTCTGCTGACGGTTCTGTTGAGAACGTCGTCACACCAGTCGAGCCTGATTTTATGTTTGTTGTAAATGAGCTGGAGGTGGTTGCAGTAGGAAAACAGTACATACGCTTTAGCCAAACATTCTTTTGGAGAGAGCAGTAATATTTTTTCATATCCGAGCTTTAGCGTCTCCTCAGCTTCTTCATTCTTTTCATTAACCACAACACCTTCTGACAAAAGGTAATTGTCCAGCTTGGTAATTAATTCTTCGATTGGCTCATAGTTGTAATACTGATCTAATTCTGTCTTCCCATTGTTCGTCTGATTCATCGTATTTCAACTCCACAATATTTATCTCGTTCAGTTCGCACCATTTTACTTTGTCTCTGTCTCTCGCCTTTGCTTTGAGAAACTCAAACTTATTGCCATGAAAATGAGATACATATTCATAGTGCTGCCTGCCATGAACCTCAACCATCAGCATCCTGCTTGGCACATAAAAATCGGCTATTAACAGGCCTCTCGATAGTTTATTAGATCCGGGAAGTTTAACTTCCTCAAGTATTCTATCGTGAGGCAACAGTGAGCACAAGATGCCCCTTGCTCTTATATGGTAAGAAGATCTCCTCTTACTGTCGTCGCCGTAGACCTTGTACTTATCAAGCCTCCAGTTCCTGTCCCTGCCATCAAAGCCTCTAACTTTCATCGAAAGTCAGTTCTTTTCTTAGTATGTCAACCACGATTGGATTTTGAACCATGAACTCCCTGCAAGCTCCAGCTCCTTGGAATTTGAGGGTGGAACTTATCTTGTCATCGGACAAGTCGTAGCCCTTTTCTTCAAGCGAATCTCTGATTTCTTCAACATGGTCGAACAAATATTCAAAAGTGTACCAAGCACCAGCGGCTGATATCAAATCAACTTCATTTGCCATGTTGAAAAGCTCTTGAATGTGATCCAACCCAAATCCATATCTCAAATATCCAACAGCGGACGATCCGGGAAATCCACCTAGAGCTGAGGTCTTGAGGTTCCAGTGAATCAGTTGCCCAATCTGCTTGCTCTTTTCTTCCCATCCTTGGACATACTTAACTTCCATAGAAGTGTCTGCTTGGTATTGGATTTTTATACCGCCATCAGCAGTCTTTGTCCTTCGGCTATTTGAAAGGTCTGCAATATAGTGAGTGATTAATATCACAGTTACTTTCTGCTTTGGAACAATCGTTGTGAGCTTCTTAGTAAAGTCGGAAAGTATTCTAGGAAGTCCCGGCCTATAAGCTCCATCTACCTTCTTTTCAAGGTCGCGACTTGCGATCAGTGAAGATACCGAGTCTAAAATAATTACGCACTGAGGATGGTCTTTGATTAGTTGTATGATGATATCAAGATAGTCCTCGGCACACATAATGCCGTTCTCTGCACTTATTCTAGAAATCTTGTCAAGGTTAAGTCCATTAATACCTTCTATGTTTTTGAGACTCATACGGCCTTCAACATCCACATAGTAGATATGTCTTCCTCCATGCTCTTCCTTCTGTGCATTAGATGCAAATTGCAATGCAGTTGTTGTTTTTCCACACTTAGGCTCGCCGATTAGTTGAACCCAACTACCTTCCCTAAAACCGCCGCCAAGGATTAGATCCAGAGAAGGACTGACTGGTATCGAGGCAAGGTCTTTGAGATCGTCAAATACCTCATTGCCTGACTTAACTATGTTTCCATAGTCTTTGCCGTATTTCTTTTGTAGCACGCCTACTACAGCTTCGCTGCTAAATGCAATGTCTGCTTTAGTCTTCTTTTTTGCCATTTTCTAAACCTCTTAGTAGCGATAGTTGTGACTTTTTGCCGAACGGCTTTCTTGGTTTTGAGGACGTATTGTCTTCAACCTCTACGGGCTTCACTGGTTTTTCAGCCTGCTTATCTAACTTGAACTGTTCTTTCTTGATAAGCTTGTCGAGACTCTTTACCCTGAGAGAGAATATACTCTTCCCAGCATAAGAATTCAATGCCGCAATTATAGCTTTGTCGCTATATTTTTTTAGAAGGCCGTAAGCTTTGGTGACCTGACTTTGGAACTCTTTCTTCCATTTTGGAGTATTCCAAAAGTCATCACCTTGTCGGCCAGTTCTTTCTTTCTCAGCTTTTCTTAAACATACCATCTCTGCAATGTACTGAGCCGCATTGCATGGCTTTCCATTTATCTTATGTTTGTAATTCTTTTCCAAAGTTGCCTGCCCTTAAAATAGAAACTTCTACGTAATCCTTTGGCTCTCTCTGTTCTTGCACATCTTTCGTCATATCTGGCATCTTCCACTTTGTCAGATAAGCTTTGCCGTCTTTTATAACCCCAACGTTAAAAAATTGCAATGTCTCATCGCCAAATAAAAATGCTCCAGCCGCCTTCGTCAAAAAGATTCCATCATTATCATCGTCTTCAACAGCTACAATTTGATTGGACTTGTTCTTGAGAAGTAGAGATTTTACATGAATTTTTTCTTGATCGCAATAGTCCTTGAGTCTTAACCAAGCACTTGCGGGTTCTACTTCTGGCCTACCGTCATCTTGATAAATTGTTTCGCCGTTTGAAAGTTTGGCAATCCACATAGGATGACTATCGCCGTATACATTTACGTATGTGTCAATGGACTTAGAAACAAAAGACATGACTACTCCGGCTTGATGATATGAATTGAATCGCTATATCTACTGCCTTTATTAAGCCTACTCTTTCTAGAGCTATCGGCAGCGTCGGATGCTGTTGGGGTCATCATTGTAACGCCTCTACCTTCTCGCCTTGCAAACTTGTCTGTGATGTCTCCAACAGACTTTTCTTTTTTCTGAGGCTCTTCTTCTGCGTTGTCATGGTAAACGCTTTTGATGGCTTCTTGCGTTCTGTTCAAGTCCTCAGCTATTTGCTTCAGACCAAGATGTGTATTGTTCGCAATATAGAACTCTTCTACTTTGCTCAGTTTTCCTGTTTTTCTAGGCATTGTTAAATACTCTCTGTGCTTTGTAGAAATCTCCAGATACTCTTCTTATTAAATACTTGTGATACAAGTTGAAGACTTCTAATTTAACCTTCTTAAACTTTATTCCTTCTGTATTTATCTTGTTTGCATCCATACCAAATGGGTCAAACAAAGATCCATTGTAGACCTTAATAAAAAATGCAGAGCTTCCTTTCTCCACATTGTTAGTCCTGTAGCACACTGTTTTAGTTTCTAATGATTCGCTAGCCTCGCCTTTTGCATTGAAGTAGAAACTTTCATAAGTGTCCTCTTGAATAAACTCATCCACATCCATTATGCTTTTCCCATCTGTATGGTGGTTAGTTTTTCTTCTTCATTATATTCTACGGAGACTATCTTAAGTCCATCGCATGGTGCATAAAAAGCTTTTCCAATGATGTTAACTTTCCAGCTAGCTTCTCCTTCAATGTCACACAGCACTATGAGGTGAGACCTGTCAGGAGTATCTCCAT